TATGTTATTATGGCAAACATATATACAAAAACCGCTTAAAACATTATCATCCAAAGTATTAGGTGATAAAGTTGTTACTGGTATTTATAAAATTACTTATATACCTACTGGCGAGTGTTATGTGGGACAGGCTGTCGATGTTAACAAGCGTTGGCAGGAACATTGTAAATGCGGCTGCGGAATAGACACTCCCGCATCAAATAAACTATATAATGCTATGCAAAAATATGGAATATGGAATTTTACTTTTGAATTATTAGACAGTTGCAAAAAGGAAGAATTAAATGAGAAAGAAACTACTTATATTAAACTTTTTAATAGCGTTAATGCTGGTTATAATACGAGCAGTGGAATTGGTAAGTCAATGGAATTGTGAGGACGAAGATGAAATTTGAACACGCAGAGGTATTTAATTTTGAGGGCGCATTACGAGGAATGAGGAATCCGCTTGAAAGCTGGGCTAAAAGTGATAGTCATTTAGATTGTTTTGCAGAAAATAAACAATGTAAAGATTGTGAGTACGATCCAAACTGGTGTGGTAATGGCAGTACCTTTATAATTGGTGAAAAAGATTTAGACCTAGCTCAAAGACTGATTAAAGGCGGGCCTCCGCACTCTAAATTTCTTCGTCAAATCTTTGTTACAATCGACCTCACCTGCCCGTTATACCTCTGGAAGGAGCTGGATACCTACAAGATAGGAACAACCGCAAATTCTACTAGTACAATGCATAAACTAGCTAGTACACCAATAACTAAAGAATGTTTTGAAATGGATGATTATGAAAATATGAAGGTTTTTGATAGAGAACCTTATAATATTGATGATTATACAGATGATATATGGGATGAAGTAATTGACCATTGTGAAACACTTCGTCAACGCTATGTTGAAACTAAAGATATTAGATATTGGAAGGAATTAATTAGACTTCTTCCCGAAAGTTGGCTACAGACTAGAACATGGACAGCTAATTATGAAGTGCTAAGAAACATAGTTCATTGGAGGTCAAAACACAAGTTATCAGAGTGGCATCAGTTCGTTGATTTTATAAAAACACTTCCTTATGCGGAAGAATTAATATTTTATCATAATGATGCCGAATAGACAAAAATAAAAAATTATGATATAATTATTATACAAAGTTAAGAAAAAAGTTATTTTGAAAGGAAAAAGTAGATATGAAAGATAAGATGTTAAATAGCGTAAAGATTCAGGGTTATGTTTATGAGCATTCACTTGAGATTAAAACAGTAAAGTCAGAAAAGAAACCTGATGGAACTCCTAATCCTAATTTTGGTAAGAGTTATATCGGTGGAAAACTTAAAGTACAAGTTGATGAAGATGCACAGAATATTGTAGAAGTCGATTATACTTATGTAACTCCTACTACAAAGGCTGGTTCTGAAAATAGAACATATACTGCACTTAATACTATTATCACTGAAAATAAAACAGTTATGAATTCTGGTAAAGAGGGCGCAATTAAGGTAAAAGTAGATACTTCACTTGACCTTAATGACTTCTATACAAATAGAAATGGCACTACTGATTGGGAACTTGTTTCAGCAAGAATCTATAGTGGCGGTTTTGTAACAATTGTATCATCTATTGATGCAAATGTTGAAGCTCGTAATAAGGTTGAAGCTGATGTTCTGTTCACAAAGGGTATTGAGCATGAAGAGGATGAAGAAAATCATACCCCTCGTTTCCTTGAGCTTGAAGGTGCAGTATTTAACTTTAGAAAAGAAATTTTGCCTATGAAGTTTAACCTTTACAATCCTAAAGGTATTGATTTCATTCTGGGCGAGTTAGATAAAGGCCCTTACTTCGTAAAGGCAATTGGACATATAAATAATGTAAATTCTTCTGTTAGAATTGAAGAAGAGTCTGCTTGGGGCGAACCTATTGTTAAAGAGGTAACAAAGACAAGAAAAGAAGTTGTTATTGACAATATGGCGGGCGTTCCTTATTCATTCGGTGAAGAGGGTGACCTTCTTTCAATTGAAGAAGTAAAGAAAGCTAAGGCTGATAGAGAGATTAAACTTGCAGCTGAAAAGAACCGTGCAGTTGAGTATCAGAATAGCAAGAATGAACTTCCTTTTGGAGATAACACATCAGCGCCTAAAGCAACAGTAACAAGTGTTAAGAACGAAAGTTTTCAGTTGTTCTAATGCATAGGAGGTAGGAAATGGCTATAGATTTATTGGCTATACAGCCGCATAAAGTTTCTCGTGACCTTTCTGGTTATATAACCTACCTCTATGGGCCTGCTAAGTCTGGAAAAACAACTTTAGCTACAAGGGCGGGGGGTGCGCTGCTCCTTGCCTTTGAAAAAGGTTATGGCGCATTACCTGGGGTATTTCCAGTAGATATAGCGTCTTGGGGTGATGTTAAATCAGTATGTAGGGAATTAAAGAAACCTGAAGTAAAAGAAAAATTCAAAGTTATTATCTTTGATACAGTAGATATAGCAGGCGAAATGGTAGAAAAGTATATTCTTTCACAAAAAGGTGTAGACTCTATTGCCGCAGCGGGTAATTTTGGCTCTGGTTGGAATTTACTGAAAAAAGAGTTCTCTGAAACAATAAGAGCAATTACTTCACAGGGGTATGCAGTATTTTTCATTTCACATGATAAAGATAAAGAATTTACAAGAAAAGATGGTACAAAATATAATCAAACTGTTCCATCTTGCGCAAATACTTTTAATAATATCGCAAAAGACTTAGCAGATATTTATGCTTATACTGAAAAATATGAAGATGGAGGTATGGCAAAAGTAAAACTCATTCTTCGTTCAACAGATAATAGTGTTGATACTGGAAGTAGATTTAAGTATATGGCTCCTGAATGCGAAATGAGTTATGAAGCACTTGTACAAGCAGTACAAGATGCAATAGATAAAGAAGCTGCTGAATTAAATAATAAGTTTGTAACAAATGAAAGAGAAACTGTTGAAATAGCACAGAATTATGATTACTCTGTTGAAATGACAAACTGTAAAGAAATGATTAGCAAACTAATGGCAGCTGACCAAGATAAGTTCGGTCCACTTATCTCACAGGTTATTACTAAATATCTTGGAAAAGGTAAGAAAGTATCTGAAGCAACAATAGACCAAGTTGAGTTAATTCATCTGATTAATGAAGAAATAAAAGAAGATTTAATTTCACAACTGTAAAAATAGATTATGCGGTAACTGCTTAGGCGGTTGCCGCATTTTATTTTTTTAAAAAATTATGTTATAATATTCTTATAAGGAAAATATTATAAAAAAGGAAATAAGAAAAATGGCAAAACATATTGTAAAATGTGTAGTATGTGGAGAATCATTTGATTTAAATAGTATACAAGGCGTAAAAGCAAGTAAAACTCGTTATGCACATCAAAAATGCTTTCCAAAAGGTGAACTAATACCTATGACTGGTTCTACTGAAAAAGATCCTGACGCAAAAGCATTGAATGATTGTATTAGTAAGATATATGGTAAGAAAGCGAATTGGGTTTTAATAAAAAAACAGATTAAAGAATATCTTAATAAAGGATATACTTTAAAAGGAATGAAAACAACTTTAATTTATTTCTATGAAGTTAAAAAGAATGATGCTGCCAAAAGTAATGGCGGCATTGGTATTATTCCTTATGTGTATCAAGAGGCCTATGATTATTATTACCAGATATGGGAAGCACAACAGCGAGCTATGTTAGGCGCTGATAAATTAGCAAAAGTGCAAACTTCTACAGTAACTATTAAACCGCCTCAGCCACAACGCCCGCCGCATAAAATATTTAAATCATTAAATAACGAAGGAGATAATAATGAAAACTAAATTTGTAGATACTTCTGCAATTGTTCAAGTCATAGGTAATATCTTTTTAAATCCTTCATTATTAGATAATGAAGATAAATATACTTTTAGTGAAGATGATTTTCCTAATGAATTTCATAGAATTGTTTTTGGCTCAATGTATAATATTTGGCATTTAGGTGGTAAGTCATTATCTCTTGAAACAATAGAAGATTACTTATCACAACGACCTAATAAGAAAGCAATTTATGATCAAAATAAGGGTGGTGAATACATCTTAACATGTAAAGAGAATGCTCAATCCCAAGCATTTGATTATTATTATCAAAGATTAAAAAAGATGTCTTTACTTCGCGGATATGAATCTCTTGGAATGGATTTAACATTTGTATATAACCCTAATGAATTAGATGTTAAGAAACAACAGCAACAAGAAGATTGGCTTGATAATGCTACTCTTGTAGATATAGTAAAGAAAATTGATGATAAAATAGATAACATTAAATTAAAATATGCTGATTTGGCAGATGAAGAATCTGAACAAATGGGCACAGGAATAGAAGAATTAATAGAAAAATTTAAAGAGTGCCCAGAGATTGGTTATCCTTTATTTGGACCTTATATTAATACAATCACACGAGGAGCAAGATTAGGTAAATTTTATTTAAGGTCAGCTGCCACAGGTGTAGGTAAGTCAAGAAGTATGGTGGCGGATGCCTGTTATATTGGCTGTAATCAGATATGGGATTTAAAGGAAGAATGCTGGAAAAGTACGGGTGTTGCTCAACCAACATTATATATAGCAACTGAGCAAGATTTGTCAGAAGTGCAAACAATGTGTCTCGCTTTTATTAGTGGTGTTGATGAAGAACATATTTTAACAGGTCAATATTATGTAGGGGAATATGAAAGAGTAAAGCAAGCTGCTCAAATTATTAAAGCTGGCTCACTTTACTTTGAATCTTTACCAGATTTTAGTTTACAAGATGTCGAAAATACAGTAAAGAAAAATATTCGTGATAGGGGTGTTATTTATATCTTCCTTGATTATCTTCATACAAGTATGAAAGTTTTGGAAGAAATTACAAAGCGTTCAGGCGGCGTCCGTCTTAGAGAAGATAACATTCTATTTATGATGAGTATTAGACTGAAGGATATATGTGTACAGTATAATGTATTTATTATGTCTGCGACTCAATTAAATAGCGATTACGTGGCATCTGAAACCCCTGATCAAAATCTATTGCGTGGAGCTAAATCAATCGCTGATTGGACAAAATTGTTAAAAGCATCTTAATAATCTTTTAAAATAGATATAGGAATAAAACCTAAATCTATTTTAAAAGGAGAATAAATAAGATGAAAAAAGTAATATTTTCACAAGAACAATTACAGGATATGATACATAAGTATCAAAAAGAAAATTATTCAACACGACAGTTAGGAGAATATTTTGGAGTATCTAAAACTGTTATTTCAAGAGTTTTAAAAGAAAATAATATAGTATTAGACCATACTAATAGAAAATATCAATGTGATATTAACATATTTGAAAATATTGATACAGCAGAAAAAGCATATTGGCTTGGTTTTATTGCTGCAGATGGTTGTAATTATCAACGAGATATTAACGCATCTATTGTAATTAATATTCATCGAAAAGATAGAGAACACTTAGAAAAATTTAAAAAATTTGTAAAAGGAGATTCTTTACAGATAATAGACCATATACAAAATCAAGGATTTTCAAATAATACTCCTATGAGTAAAATTACAATTAACAGTATAAAAATGTCTGAAGATTTATCTAATATAGGAGTTACCCCAAGAAAAAGTCTTACTTTACAACCTCCTAAGATTGATAATAATTTTGCATTACCATACATTTTAGGATATTTTGATGGTGATGGTTCTATATTCCAAACAAAACAAAATGAATTTGGAATAAGTATAGAAGGAACAAAAGAAACTTTAGAATGGATTAATAGTATATTGAATATTTCAAATAAATTAGAAAAAAGAAGAGATAATAATACTAATAATTATTATATAAGATGTGGAGGTATACAAAAACCATATCAAATTTTAAAACAATTATACGATAGTGTTGATATTCATTTAGATAGAAAATATGAAATTTTTACAATTTTAGAAACAGTCGTCTTTAATAGAAATATTAAATGATTATTACCCCATGAACTGCTGGAAAACCCTTAGAGCTATTAAAACTACAACATAGATATGAAATAAAATCAAGTATGACAGTTTGAAAATTTAATAGATTGGGCAATCAGCAGCCAAGCCTCGAACAGAGGAAGGTTCAACGACTATCCGGTAGCGCGGAGTACATTTTTATATAAAATGGAAGTGTGGGGCATCTAAATACAATAATAATATTGTACATGATGAAGATATAGTCTACTCTTTTATGAAAGTAAAAGTATTAAGGAAAATAGATACTGGTATGATTATGCTAGAAGTAACTCAACAAGATAGAGAAAAACTTGCCCCTATTATACAAAATAGAGGATTAGAGGAACCCACAATAAAAATCTCAATATATAAAAATAGAAGAGGACGCTGGAAAGGTATTTATCTATGGTGTAGAGGTAATAGAGGTATTTGTAGAGTTGAACCAATGTTTGCAACTAAGTATAATTATGAAGTAATTGAATTAGAAGATTTAATGATAACGGTAACTTAAAATATGTATGATAAAGATAAAATTAAACGAGAATTAACAATTGCACAAGTTGCAGATTTGGTTAATGAATTAGGCGGAGAGCCACAAGAGCAAAATGGTGTACTTATTTGTAAAACTATATGTCATTGTGGCCAGAGTCATAAATTATATTACTACCCCGAGACGCAACTTTTTCACTGCTACACTGATTGCGGCGACAGCTTTGACATTTATGATTTATACAAAAGGGTAAAAAATAGAGAACATAATGTAGAACATACTTTACCGTGGTGCGTTACTAAAGTTGCAGTTTATTTTGGTATTGTTGATGAAATAGAAGCACCCGCAGTATGGGATTTGCAGGAACCACTACAAGATTGGGATATTTTAAAAAGATACAGTACTACTGCGATATATACTCCACCAAAAATAATAGAACCTCCAATCTACGATAAAAATATTTTAAAATATTTACCACATCCAATTATTCAACCGTGGATAGAAGATGGCATATCAAGAGATATTATGGAACAAAGAGGAATTTGTTACGATCCAGTATATCATGGTATAGTTATTCCACATTATGATATGTATGGTAATTTAATTGGAATACGAGAAAGAACTTTAGTAAAGGAGAACGCGGAGAAATATGGAAAATATAGACCTGCTATACTTGATGGTAAACAATATAACCATCCTCTTGGAGGCAATTGCTATAATTTATGTTTTTCTTTGGACTCAATACAAAGAACTAAAAGAGTATTGGTCTTTGAATCAGAGAAGTCTACATTACAATATGCTACAATGTTTGGAACGAATAATGACATCAGCGTGGCTGTGTGCGGTAGCAATTTGTCTTGGAATCAATTTGCCATACTTAATAGACTTGGCGTTAAAGATATAATTATTGGTTTTGATAGGCAGTATCAAACTATTGGCGATGCTGAATATCAAAACTGGGTTAAAAAATTACAAATGATAAATAAAAAATATGGCAATTATGTTAATATTAGTTTTATTTTTGATACACAAAATTTATTAAATTATAAAGATAGTCCTACTGATAGAGGAAAAGATATATTTATAGAACTATATAATAATAGATTGGATGGTAATGGAAAATGATAATAAAAAATTTAACACAAGAAAAACAAAATAGTACAATAGAACAGATATTGTATAATAGGGGTATTAAAGATTTTAAACAATATCTAAAGGCAGTTAACGGTGAAGTGCCGCCGCAAGATTATATATATTTGCATGGCGCTGAAAAGGCCGCCGCCGCCATTGAAAAAGCTATAGATGTATTAAGACATGATAATATAAAGTATCTAGTCTGCATTGTGGATAGTGACTGTGATGGCTTTACATCAGCAGCATTTTTTATGAATTTCTGTACAACATATTATGGCTCTTGGGTAAAATATAGAATTAAATTTTTATTTCACGAAGGAAAACAACATGGTTTATCTGACCATATTGACAATATTGTAACTCATGCTGATACTATTGCCGCAGTTATAGTTCCAGATGCGGGCAGTAATGATATAGAACAATTAAAACAGCTTGAAACATTAAATATATCTTGTATTGTCATGGACCACCATGAAGTTGAAAACCCTGATATAACTTTTAATGATTCAATAGTTATTTGCAATAATCAAATAGGCATTTATGAAAATAAAGATTTAAGTGGGGTTGGAGTAGTATATCAAGTATGCAGTATTATTTCAGATGAAGTAGCGGATTTATTTTTAGATTTAGTTGCACTTGGACTATGTGGTGATATGATGTCACTTCAAAGTTTAGAAACCCGCAGTTTAATCACCAAAGGATTTAAAGATATTTATGCTTTATTCAATCCCTTTATAAAAGAAATGGCAACTAAACAATCATATAGTTTATCAAAAAGTGATTATCAGTCAACTGAAATGGCGATTACTCCAATGGGGGCAAGTTTTTTTATTGTTCCATTTATTAATGCCATTTGTCGTAGTGGTACTTTAGAAGAAAAACAATTAGTATTTGCTGCGATGCTTAATGAATACGCATATGAAGTTGTTGACTCTACTAAAAGAGGTCATAAACCAGGTGACACAGAAACAATAGTAGAACAAGCATTAAGAACTTGTACTAATGTTAAAAATAGGCAAACTAAGGCGGAAACTGCCGGAATGGAACTGCTTGAACAAGAACTAAAAAATAACCCAGAGTTATTAAAACTTAGCTTCTTACCATTTATACTAGAGCCCGGTCAAATTGAATCTGGCGTCGCTGGATTAGCAGCAAATAAGATGATGGCAAAATATCAGCGACCAGTATTTATTTTAACAAGAGTGGGGGATAGCTATAAAGGTTCAGCTAGAGGATATACTAAAACTGGCTTAGAGAGTTTTAAAGATATATGTGCTGCAACAGGTCTTACTGAATATACAATGGGTCATGCAAATGCTTTTGGTTTAAGTGTACCGGTACAAGATATAAATGATTTTGTGCAGACACTAGAAGAAAATATGCCTAAAGGTATTAATGATACTATATACTATGTAGACTATATATTTAATCTTAATAATATAGATGAAAATATTATTCTTGATATAGGTAAAATGAATAACTTTATTGGACAAGATTTTGAACGACCTTATATTGCTATTGAAAAATTAAATGTTACATCAGATAATGTAAGAATAATGAAAAATAATACAATAAAAATAGATATCCCTAATTCACAAGTATCAATAGTTGTTTTTGGGGCATCAGATGAAATGATTGAATCGCTTACTGGACCAGAATTAAAGTTTAATACATGGAATGTAGTATGTAAATGTTGTATTAATGAATGGCAAGGTAATCAGTATCCTCAATTGCAATTAATTGATTATGAGGTTGTATCGCCAAATGTGTGGAATTTATTCTAGTTGCTTGGACTGAACAGAAGGGTGAATGCCGCAATAGATGAAACTAAAATCACTTTTAGAATTTTCTATTGCGGTTTTTTATATTGCAAATTTTTAAAAATTATGTTATAATATAATTACAAAGAATAAAAAAGTGGAGATTTTATAATGGAACTTAATAAAAAGCAAGAAGAAGCATTAAATATTATATTAAAGAGATGGCAAGAGCATCAAAAATATACAACAATTGCGGGATATGCTGGTACTGGTAAATCAAGTCTAGTTAAATTTGCTATTGCCGCCATGCATGTAGATCCAGATAAAGTTGTATATGCAACATATACTGGTAAGGCGGCGGATGTCCTTCGGAAAAAGGGTAATGATAATGTAATGACTTTACATAAGCTACTTTATAATACTCATCAATTACCTAATGGTACTTTTATACATACACCTGTAAAAGAAATACCTTATTCTATTGTTATTGTAGATGAATGTTCTATGGTACCAAAAAACATGGTAGAAATGTTAATGGGTTTCTATAATGTATATACTATTTATTTAGGTGATGATGCGCAGTTACCGCCCGTAAAAAGTGAAGATAATGGGCTATTAGAGAACCCGCATGCTAAATTAACAGAAATCATGCGGCAGGGGACTGACAGCGGCATTATAGATGTAGCAACCGCCATCCGCACAGGAACTCAATTATCTTTTGGTAAATATGGAAATGATGCGTATGTAGGTAAAATGTCAGAATTATCTTTTGGAATGTTAGAATGGGCAGACATCGTAATTACTTTCACTAATGCTAAACGAAATGAAATGAATAAGTATATTCGTAAGCATAAAGGTTTCACCGAACCAATTGAAAAAGGGGATAAATTAATTTGTTTACACAATGAATGGGAAAGATTTGATACTACTGGTAATGCACCTTTAATTAATGGTATGATAGGTACATTACAAGATTTTTATGAAGGCATTTTTACTATTCCAGATTATATGCTAACTAATGATCAACAGTCACAAATACCTTTTATTTGCGGTAACTTTATTAATGATAATGGAGAAACCTATCACGAATTGATTATGGATAAAGCAAATATTATTACAGGTAATTATGATATAGATGGGAAGATATTATATAAAATTAAACATAGTAAAATACTTGAACCTCGCAAACCACTTGAATTTACCTATGGTTATGCAATTACAGCATGGAAGGCTCAAGGTAGTGAATGGGATAAAGTATTAGTTCTTGAAGAATCTTTTCCCTTTGACCCAGAGCAGCATAGAAGAGCTCTATATACCGCTGCGACAAGATCTAGTAAAAATTTAGTTATATTGAGGTAGCATTGTTATGAAGAAAACAAATATAGATAATTTTCAAAATTGGAAAACAACAAATATAGACAATTATAATCCTTTACAAGATTGGGTGGTAGCAGTGTATGCCTGTCCTGGTACGAATAGTCAAGAACCACTGCCAACAATACCCAATTTCCCACAACCTAAAGTTGTATATGAATGTGAGATATGCGGGCGCATAATAGATGCACCACGAGTTATATGTTATAGTTGTAGAGACAGATTACGAGAAATAATTGGAATAAAGGAGAATTGATAATGAAAATTTTGTTAGTAGTAGATGTCCAAAAAGATTTTATTGACGGCACACTTGGTTCTGAAGCGGCTCAAAAGACACTGCTCGCAATCCAAAAATATGTAGAAGATTTTAGAAGTTCAACACAACTAAGTAAATTAGTTATGTTTACACAAGATTATCATACGGTTACTGATAATACAATAGAAATGCAACAGATACCTAAACATTGCATTGAAAATACTAATGGCAGCGCTATTATGGTACCAGTCGCTGCTTGTGAAAGTATTATTCTAAAACATGCTTTTATGATGGACTTGTACGATGCAGCTGAAATAGAAAGATTAATTACAGAAAATAATATTGCTAATATACCAGATGAAATTGAAATTATTGGTTATTGTACTGACATATGTGTAATTAGTAATGCACTATTGTTAAGAAAAATATGTCCAAAAACTCAAATTACTATTTTAGAGGATTTATGTGTAGGCACTAGCAAAGAAGCACATCAAGCAGCGCTTACTGTTGCTAAATCTTGTTTAATTAATGTGAGGAAGTCAAATGAATAGAAGTTCATATGGCAAAAAAGGTTTATATAGCGGATATGATAAAAACAATAAAGAAAGAGAAGCATTAGATTATTATGCCACTCCGCCAAAAGAAGTTACCAATATTTTGAATATATTACAGTTAAATTTAAAAAAACAAGTAATCCTTGAACCTGCAGCTGGCGGAGGCCATATGATGCAAGGTATCTTAGCTTACGAACCAGAAGCCAAAATAGTTGCATCAGATATTCAAGAGAGAGCGCATGATGATAATTTACTTATTATGTCAGGTAAAGAATTTGATTTCTTATCAGATGAATATCCTCTTACACAAGATATTGATTATGTTATTATGAATCCGCCATTTAGTGTTATAGAAGGTTTTTGTATGAAATCTCTAGGTCTTGCCAAAAAAGGCGTGCTAATGTTTGGTAGACTACAGTTTATAGAAGGACAATCTAGATTCAATAAAATATTTAGCGAATGCCCGCCAACAGATATATATGCTTATGTAGAGAGAATTAATTGTTTTAAAAATGGAGATTTTAATATTCCACAAGCGGGTGTGCAAGCATATGCTTGGTTCTATTGGGACTTTACCAAACCATATACTCAGACTATAATGCATTGGATACATAAAGAAGGAAAAGCATGAATGAATTTATAAATACTGATTGTATAGAATATATGAAAACTATGCCATCTAATTCAGTTGATTTAATACATACTGATATACCTTATGGTGTTATTTCAAGAGAATCAAATGGCTTATTTATTTTAGACCGCGGGGAGGCAGATATCGTTACCTTCCCGCTAGATATATTTTTAAAAGAGTGCTATCGTATTGCTAAATCTAGTATTATCATTTGGTGTTCTAGAGAGCAAATATCAGAGATTAGCATTTTTTTTGGCGCCAAACAACAGGCTAAACAAGGAACTTGTAGACAGCTAATATGGGAAAAAACTAATCCTGTACCATCCAATGGACAATATGTATATTTAAGTGGTATTGAAAATGCTATTTGGTTTAGAAAGAGTAAAGGTACTTTTAATGCACATTGTAAAAATACAGTATTTAGATATCCTATCTGGGGTGGCACTAATCGCATCCATCCAACTGAAAAGCATCATGGACTAATTAAAGAATTAATATTAGACAATTCTAATGAAGGTGACTTAATATTTGACCCTTGTGCTGGCAGCGGTTCCACATTATTAGTTGCAGCACAAAATAATAGAAGATACTTAGGGTGCGAATTAAATAAAGAATATTATGATAAAGCATTAACAAGATTGCAAAAATTTGAAAAATTAAAATAATTATGATATAATATAATTATAAAAATGAAAGGAAATGTTTGAGATATGTTGCAGAATATAAGATATATAGATTTACACGCGCATACTACTTATTCAAACATCCGCCTAATTGACAGTATTAATACTGTAGAAGGCTTAGTAAAGCGAGCTATTAATTTAAATATGAAAGGAATAGGTATTACCGATCACGAATGCTTATCTGCATCTATGGAGGTATGTAGAATTCAAGATAAATATCCTGATTTTAAAATAGCAATAGGAAATGAAATCTATCTTACAGATACCCGTGATAGTAAACAAAAATTTTATCATTTTATTCTTGTAGCTAAAGATGCAATAGGACATAAGCAATTAAGAATATTATCTTCTGAGTCTTGGATGCAAAGTTTTAAAGTCGGTAAAATGGAAAGAGTGCCTACTTTAAAATCTGAATTAGCGAATGTCATTAAAAAGAATCCAGGGCATTTAATTGCAACCACTGCTTGTATTGGTGGAGAGTTATCTCAATCGGTAATACAATTGAATACATATAGAGCAATTGGTGATAGTGTAAAAGCTAATGAAACTTACAAAAACATCATTAATTTTTTAAATAATTGTAAAGAATTATTTGGCGATGATTTTTATATTGAACTACCACCGAGCGCGTCTGAAGAGCAAATAGAAGTAAATAAAAAATTATACTCAATAGCAGAAGCATTAAATATAAAGTTTTTAATAAATTGTGATAGCCATTATTTAACAAAAGAAGATAGAGCAATTCATAAAAACTTTCTTAACTCAAAAAATGGTGATAGAGAAGTAGATGCTTTTTATGAGTATGCTTATTTGCAAGATAATGAAGATATATTAAAGCATATGAAGGCGGCGTTCGGTGATGAGGCAGAGCAAATAGTTGATGAAGCTTTTGAGAACTCAAAAGAAGTATGGGAAAAGATACAAGTTTATGATTTAAGACATAAGCAACATATCCCTACAGTAGATATTCCGCAGATACAAAAGCAGTGTCCGCCGCCAGAAATTAAAGATAAGTATCCAACTTTATCGTCTTTATATGAATCAGATAATAATTATGATAGATATTGGGTAAATAAATGTGTAGATAAACTAAAAGAAATTAATAAATATGAAACAAAGTATATAGACCGACTTGAAGAAGAGGCGGATATAAAAAAGACAATAGGTGACAAATTGGAAACTAATATGTTTAGTTATCCTATTACACTTTCGCATTATATAGATAAAATATGGGAAGCTGGTTCACTTGTTGGTGCTGGAAGAGGTAGTTCATGTTCTGGATTGAATCATTATTTGTTGGGTGTAACTCAATTAGACCCGCTGGAATGGGGATTGCCTTTCTGGAGATATCTCAATAAAGCTAGAGAAGAACTTGGAGATATAGATATTGACATTTCACCAAGCCAGAGGCCAAAAGTAATTAATGAAATCAGTAAAGATAGAGCAAAGCATTTTAAAGAAGATATAAGTCCAATAGCAAGAAAATACTTTGGTGCTACTTTAGTTGCTACTTTTGGTACAGCTTCTACTAAAAGGGCAATTCAGATTGCATGTAGCGGGTATCGGTCTGAGCAGTTCCCTAAAGGAATAGATATTGATACTGCACAATATATTAGCTCTCTTGTACCACAAGAAAGAGGTTTTGTATACAGCATCAATGATTTAGTATATGGAAATGAAGAAAAAGATAGAAAGCCAAATACAACATTTTTAGCAGAAGTTGCAAAATATCCCGGTTTATTAGATATTATGTTAGGTATTTCTGGATTGATAGTAAGTAGAGGTTCACATGCTTCTGGTGTAATCTTTTTTGATGAAGATCCTTATGAGTATGCTTGCTTTATGCGAACGCCGCGTGGTGATGTAATAACTCAATATGAGTTGCATGATGCAGAAGCAGCAGGTTAACGAATGTCTAGCCTGTAAACACTTAACCGTTTATCAGCGGGGTTGCATAGGCATCTATATTAAATAGAGTAAGTAAAAAATACCTATGCAGCTGCCAGGGGAGCCTTAGCAAGTAAAGTTGAAGGTAATCCTGGGCTAAATTGTTAAATTATTCTTTTGTAATTCTTATTTATTTATGAGGGTAAAAAAATATGATTAATAAAAAATAAATAAGGAGAGCAAATATATGTATGTATATCAGATAACAAATTTAAAAAATGGAAAACAGTACATTGGAATTACAAATGATTACAAAAAAAGATGGAGTAATCATAGAAATTGTAATAGTCCAAATATGGTAATTTGTAAAGCAATAAAAAAATATGGAGTGGAAAATTTTAAATTTGAATTATTGTTTGAAGGATTAAGTTTAGAACAAGCCTCTTTAAAAGAAATAGAGTTAATTAAAGAAAAAAATACATTGGTTCCAAATGGATATAATGTAGCAAAAGGTGGTTTTAATGGTGCTACAGGAATTCAAAAATTTGGAGAAGAAAATAGTAATTCTAAATTAACAAATGAAGAAGCTCAATATATTAAAGACCATAGAAATATTCCTGAATATGTTTTATATGAAAAATTTTCTGAAAAAATTAGTTATGATGCTTTTAAACAAATTTATTTAGATAAAACATATTTAAATATAAAACCTCATGTTGGAATTTATCCTTTTAATTTAGAATTTTCTAATCAATTTACTTCTAATAATAAATTAACTTATAATGAAGTTGTTGAATTAAGAAATCAATATAAAAATAAAGTATATTGGAGAGATGCTTATGAAAAATATAAAGATATTTTTAAAGATGAGTGGAGTTTTTGGAATATATATGTAGGTAATAAATATAAACTAGTAATGCCAGAAGTATTTACTCCAGAATTAAAACATTATCATTCAAGTTTAAGTAAACAAGGTCCATTAAATGGTCGAGCAAAATTAACTTGGGATGATGTAAGAGAAATAAGAAGATTAAGCAAAGAAGAAAAAATTTCTAATAGTGAGCTTTATAAACTTTACCCTCAAATAAGTGCTACTTCAATTAGAAATATTATAAATAATAAAACTTGGAAAGAATAATTTAACATAAATGCCAATCGACTATCTCCCGGAAGGAGAGTAGAGTTACTATTGATACGCAACTCGAAATAGTGTTCTCATTATTGTAATGAGTAAGATATAGTCAGGACTTATAGAAATATAAGATAAAACCGATGACAAAGTATGACTTCTTGGTTACAGATGTGCAAGACAAATTACTTGAGGCTATTAAATTACTTCAGAAATATGGACAATTAGAAAAAGATTTAAGTATTAGAGAAATATATAATAAATATTTTCATCCTAATGTTATGCCACTTGATTATGAACCAGCATGGAAAGCAATTAGAACCGGTTCAGTTATAAATCTATTCCAGTTTGATTCTGATGTAGGTTCGCAAGCCGCGAAGAAAATCGCACCTAAAAATATCATAGAGCTTACAGATAGTAATGGATTAATGAGACTTATGACTGCTGAAAAAGGTGCAGAAACGCCTATGAATAAATATGTTCGTTATAAGAATAATATTAACTTATGGTATGATGAAATGAAACGATATGGTTTATCTTCTCAAGAAGTAGAATATATTAAACCATATTTTGAAAAATCATTTGGAGTGCCTCCTAGCCAAGAGCAAATGATGCAGATGTTAATGGATGAACATTTATGTAACTTTTCACTAGCTGATGCAAATAAGGCTAGAAAAATAGTTGGAAAAAAACAGATGAATAAGATACCGACTCTGAGAGAGCAGGTATTTAAGCAAGCATCGTCTCCAGCAATAGGTAGATATATATGGGAATGTGGGATTGGCCCTCAAATGGGATATAGCTTTTCTGTCATACATGCACTAGCATATTCCATCATAGGTTATCAAACCGCCTATATTGCGACTAAGTGGAATCCTATATATTGGAATTGCGCTTGTTTAATAGTTAATAGTGCATCAATAGAGGAAGAACCAATAGAAGATGCAGATTTAGCTGTTGAAGATAATGCTGATGATGAAGAAGATGAAAAGAAATCCGCAAATACAAACTATGAAAAAATAGCAAAAGCTATTGGTGTAATTCAGCAACAAGGTGTACAAGTATCATTATTGGATATAAATAAATCTGGATATACTTTTGAGCCTGATGTTGAAAATAATGTTATTATGTATGGTTTTAAACCACTAACAAATATTAATGATGAAATTATTGAGCAGATTTATAAGAATAGACCTTATGTATCTATCAAAGATTTTATGAATAAAATCAAATTAAAAAAACCCGCTATGATTGCATTAATTAAGGGTGGAGCCTTTGATAACATTGATAAAAAATGGGCGGCGGACTTAGGTATTGATATCAGGAAAGCTAGTATGGGATATTATATATCTCAAATATGCGAACCAAAGACTAGATTAAATCTTCAGAATTTTAACTCTCTAATAGAAAAACAATTGTTACCTGAAGAATTAAATAATTATGTAGAGTTATATAAGTTTAATAAAATAAAAGGTAATAGAGAGCAAGTAGTATTTAGTGAAAAAAATATAGAAATATTAAATTCATTATTTAATTTTGAAGATTTGTTGACTGAATTAAAAATTATAGATTTAGAATATAATCCTAACATACAACTATATACTATAAGTAAAAAAAGTTGGAAAAAAGCATATGATGCAATAATGGATGTTCCTCGTGAATATTTAAAAGAACATCAAATTGAAATGCTTCAAAAATATAATGGACTTTTGTTTAAAGAATGCTGGGATAAATATGCATTAGGTTCATTATCAAAATGGGAAATGGATAGTTTATGTTTTTATTATAATGAACATGAACTAGCTCATATCGAACGAGAAGTATTTGGTATACAAGATTTTAATAAGTTACCAGAAGAACCAGAACCCGCTCGATATTTTAGAAAAAATGGTAGAGATATACCATTATGGAAACTATCAGTTATTGTAGGTACAGTAATTGGTAAAAATGATAATAAGTCAACAATATCATTATTAACTACAACTGGTGTTATTAGTGTTAAATTTACAAAAGAGTTTTATGCTATGTTTAAGCGACAGATATCACAAATTCAACCAGATGGAACTAAAAAAGTAGTGGAACCTGGATGGTTTAAGCGCGGTACTAAACTAATGATAACTGGCTATAGAAAGAGTGATACCTTCATTGGTAAAACCTATGCAGATACTGCAACACATCAGTTATATAAAATAAATAAAATAACAACAGATGGACAAATGTTTTTGCAATCAGAAAGGATAAAAATCAATGTATAAAATATTAGCATTATTTGGACCGAGTGGAGCTGGTAAAGATACAATACAAAAATGGTATGCAAGTCACGCTGATATACATGAAATAGTCAGCGCGACTACCAGGCCTCCGCGTGAATATGAACAAGATACTGTAGATTATTATTTTCTAACAGAAGAAGAATTTACAGATAAAGTTTTAGATGGAACTATGTTAGAGGCCACTTCTTTTAGAAATTGGTATTATGGTACACCAATTGAATCATTATCAGAGGATAAAGTTAATGTAGGTGTTTTTAATATAAATGGAATTAATATGCTGTTAGCGGATGATAGGGTGCAAATTTTACCAGTATATGTACAAGCATCAAATAAAACACGATTATTAAGATGCTTAAATAGAGAACAATCCCCTGATGTACATGAAATATGTAGAAGATTTTTAAAAGATGAAGAAGATTTTGCTACAATTGATTTTAGCTATGAAACTTTATTTAATTCAGATGATGATATTAATAAATTAGCCCCTAAGTTAGAAGAATTATTGGGCAATTTTGACCAAGATTAAAATAAGTTTTTTTATATTATTTATAATCCTATAAACTATATAATTATCTTAGGAGGTAAATATGTTATATATCATCAAAAGAGATGGAAGAACAGTAATGTTTGACCGTAGTAAAATTGAAGAGGCTGTATTAAAAGCCTTTGTCGCAGTAGATGGAGATATAAGTAATTATGCTCAAGAAAAAGCAAATAATATATCTACTTATATTGAACATGAGCTTACTATTAGTGATCATGTCTATTCAGTTGAAGAAGTGCAAGATTTAGTCGAAAAAGGACTAATGTCTGTAAAAGAAAAGATGTAGCTAGAGCGTATATAACTTATCGTGACAGTAGAACAAGAGAAAGAAATAAAAACTCTAATCTAATTAAAATTATTGGACAAAAGATTGAGGCATCTAATGTACAAAATCAAAATGCCAATGTTGATGAATATTCATTTGGCGGGCGCCGCGGTGAAGCTACCAATGAACTTATGAAACAGTATGCACTTGATTTTTGTATGTGTAAAAGAAGCAGAGAAAATCATCTTAATAATAGAATCTACATACACGATTTAGATTCTTATCCAGTAGGTATGCATAACTGTCTGTCTATCCCATTTGATAAATTGCTGGCCCAAGGTTTTAACACTAGACAAACTGATATTAGACCAGCCAATAGTGTTAATACTGCTTTTCAATTGGTTGCAGTTATTTTTCAATTGCAATCATTGCAGCAGTTTGGTAGATTAAACACTGCCTGTTAAACCTTTTCCGTCTCATCAACGGGGTATATATACACCAAACAAATGGTATATATGCTAACGGGGAAGCCTAAACAGAAATGCATGGTAATCCCGTGGGAAAATAATTATTTAATCTCAATAATCTCTCCTAAAAGGAGATGATATATTTGATAATTTATAAAATAAAAAATAATATAAATGGAAAAGTATATATTGGATTAACTACTTGTTCTTTAGAATATAGATGGAGCAAACATCTTACAGAAGGTAGGAATGAAAAGAATAAAAAACATTTATATAAATCTATGAGAAAATATGGATTAGAAAATTTCTCTATTGAACAAATTGATTCTACTAATAATTTAAAAGAATTAGGAAAATTAGAAAGAAAATATATTAAACAGTATGATTCTCAAAATCCTGATAAAGGATATAATTTAACTGCTGGTGGAGAATCAAATCAATGGGATGCAAATCCCGCAGCAAAATTAACATATGATGAAGTAGTTCAAATTAGAGAAATTTATGCTATGGGAGAATTAAGACTCCAAGAGTGTTGGGAAATGTTTAAAGATAAAATTTCTTATTCTGCATTTCAAAAAATTTGGGAGGGCACTGCATGGCAAGGAATAATGGATGAAGTTTATACAAAAGAAAATATTAAACTTCATAGCCATCAAAAAGCTAATCCAGGAAGTAAAAATGGTAATGCTATATTAACAGAAGAACAAGTTTTAGAAGCAAGGAAATTCTATGTTAATCATACATTACAAGAAACTTTTGATAAATATGGAAAAAATTATTCTAAAGATGGTTTCAGAGGAGTATTAACAAGAACCTATTCTCATATTCCTATTTATCAAAAAATGAAAAAACGATGGATATTAAATAATGAGATTATTGATATAAATAATTATAAACCTGTATCGACTATCTCCGCATCGGGAGAGTAAAATTGCTATTGATACGCAATTTGAAATGGGTTTTGCGAGTTTTTAACTCGTTAAGATATAGTCAGTCCCTATGGAAACATAGGAATCGACGGGTGTTTCCGCGACACATTTAGACTGGACTATGGTTCCTTATGTAAGAAAAAGTTTTTATAAACATTATTGTGATGGTTTAAAATATTTATATAAAGAAAATGAATATAATATACAACCTTTTGATAAAAAATTAAATATTGAATCAGAAGAATATAAATATTTTAACAAAGCATATCAATATGCTATGGATATGACAGTTAGAGAAACTCAACAGGCAGTTGAGGGTATGTATCATAACCTAAATACTCTGCAAAGTAGGTCTGGCAATCAGTTACCATTCACTAGTATTAATTATGGTACATGTACTTTACCAGAAGGCAGAATGGTAATTAAAGCACTGCTTGAAGGCTCAATAAAAGGTGTTGGCAAGTTTCACAGAACACCAATTTTCCCTTGTGGCATATTCCAATTAGGTAAAGGAATAAATAAATACCCTGGCGATCCAAATTATGATTTATTCAAATTAGCACTGAAATCAACTAGTCAAAGACTATATCCTAATTATGCAAATATTGATTGGTCGGGTAACGCAGGATACGATGTTAATGACCCTACCACTTACTTTAGTACAATGGGCTGCCGCACGAGCAATGGTTATGATATCAATGGACTAGGTCAAAAGAAAGATGGTCGTGGTAATATTTGTCCCGTGACTATCATATTACCTACTTTGGCTATGGAAGCAATTGAAAAGAATAATAAAGATGCAGATAAGACACTTATTTTTATGGATATTCTTAGTGAAGCAATAGATGATGCAAAAGATATGTTAATTGAACGCTTTGAGTTTATCTGCAATCAAAACCCAGCCTCCGCAAAATTTATGTATGAAAATGGCACAATGGAAGGATATATTCCAGCCGAAGGAATTAGAAGTGCTCTTAAACATGGCACACTAGCTATAGGACAATTAGGGTTAGCTGAAGCATTACAAATTTTAATTGGTTGTGATCATACAACAGAAAAAGGTATGGAATTAGCTAAACGAATTGAACAATTATTTAAAGATAAGTGTGCAGCATTTAAGCAAGAACTTAAGTTGAATTTTGGTGTATATTATACGCCGGCTGAAAATTTGGCATATACTGCCATGCAAAAGTTTAAGAAGAGATATGGCGAAATTCCAAATGTAAGTGATAAAGATTTCTTTACAAATTCTATGCATGTGCCAGTATGGAAACAAATATCTCCTTTTGAAAAAATAGACATTGAGAGCCAGTTAACTGGATATAGTTCAGCTGGTTGCATTACTTATGTAGAATTTGATGCAAGTGCAAAAAATAACTTAGAGGCTCTTGAAACAATTGTATTATATGCTATGGACAAAGATATACCTTATTTTGCTATTAATGTGCCTTGTGATACTTGTATGGATTGTGGATATACAGATGATTTAAATGAAGTATGTCCTCAATGCGGCGGTTATCATATTCAAAGATTAAGACGAGTTACTGGTTACTTAACTGGCGACTATAAAACAGCTTTTAACAAAGGTAAACAACAAGAAGTAGAAATGAGGTATAAACACAGTAAAAAATTATAAGAGGGAGGATGGATGTATGAAGAAGAAAACTAATAAAAAAATTTTATCAGCTTTTCTTATGCTATTATTATCAATAGCTATGCTAGGTACATCTACATATGCTTGGTTTACAATGGCAAGAGAAGTAGAAATTGCTGGCATCCAAATGGTTGCCACAATGCCAGAGAATATTCAAATTTCATTAGGCGAAATTACTAATGCAAGTGAAGCAAATAATTTAGCAAAAAATACAGGCTATTTAAGCGGAAATGCTCCAAGTAGCATTTATGATTGGTCTAATTCTGCGGATGTTGGGCATTATTATAGTTTTGGTAAACTTATTCCAGCATCTTCAACTGATGGTGAAAACATTTATTTTACACCTGGCGCAAATGGAATAGGTAGAACAATTAAGGCGGGCAGCACTTTTTATGCTGCCGCACTAGCAGGCACCGCCACAAATGAAAGTATTATTGGTTCTGGTACTAGCACTTTACAAGCAACCGCACATTTAAATACAGCTACAGAGTGGACTAGTACAAATTCTACTGCTTGGAATATTACTAATGACGACGGCTATTATATTGATATTCCAGTATGGTTAAGAACATCTAGTCAGACTGTGCAAGATATTTATATTTGTGGATATGTAACAGATAAAACTGAAGAAAACAATGAAGATACTGATGACTTATATCAAGCTGTTAGGGTTGCAATATTAACTGATGCTTATGCTGCAAATGGTGGATGTCTTACCTTAGCAGATGGCGGAGATACATTAATTAGTGCGGCTTCCGCTGAACACGCTGCCGCATTTCCAACAACTATTAGTGATGGTATCTTAGATTCAGATAATTATAATAATAGAACTACTGGCGCAACTGGTATTTCTGCTATCTCTGCAACAACTCCTACTTGGTCAACTATTACTAAAAATGATGGCTCAACAGTAATCGCATCATTGGCGGCTGGCGATGGAACAAGTTATGGCGAAGCAACTAAATTAATTATTCGTGTTTGGCTTGAAGGTGAAGATGGTAATTGTTGGAATGCTAATGCAGGACAAGATTGGAATATTGCATTAAAGTTTATGCTAGATCCATTATCATAATTTGAAAAAAATAAAAAAATTTGATATAATATATTTGTAAATAAATAATATATCAGTAAAGTAGTGGCGGAATAGGTAAACGCTTACGGCATAAGATTAACACCGAGTGTACATAGGTTGTAAGTTTAATTATGTAAGGTGCAAATCCTTACCTGCTTTATACTAATTAAAAGGAGAAAAAGGACAATGGCAGATATAACATTAGGAACAATGTATGATATGCAAAAAGATGCAGTACGAGAAATGTATCCAATGACAAAAGCTGCTATGAATGATGCATATAATAAAGTTAAAGATATGGTAGCAAAAACCAATAATAAATATTATATGCTACTTTGTAGAGAAAAAGCAGATTATACATTATTTAATATTGGAGAGCATAATGCAACTGCTTATGATAGATTGGCTATGGAATTAAAGACTTGTATTAAAAATAGAGGTAAAGCAAAAATCATAGACAGTAACGATGAAATTACTCAAATTTGGATACAAGATGGAGATGAAGTAAGTTTATATTATTTCTTTCCAGCTAATGATAATACAATAGAATGTTGGGAGGGCGGATTATGAATGATGTAAAAGGTAAGAAAATGTTTATCTTTATGAGTCCAGTATCTATTAACCGTGCTTATATATTAGATTTAGATAATGATAAAGTTTTATTTAAAGAAAATTTTAGGCTGATTAAAAATAATTTGCCAGATAGTATTAAACAAGCAATTGATGAGCAAGAAGTGCAGGAAATTCAATTTGTAGGTGGACATACTTACTGTGAAAAATTTGCAAAACAGCTATTAACTCATTATAGTAATAAAATACATGTAACAATAAAGGAGCATAAAATATATGAAGTATCTGATTAAAACTACAGAAGTTTATCGAGCAGATTCCGAACAGGAAGCTAAAGATTTTATTGAAGAGCAGAAGCGTAATCATAACTACACAGTTGACAAATATTCTAGCGAATACAAATGTAGCAAAGCTAAGGGTGAAATCGTGGACGAATGGTATAGAGTCACCATTGTTAAATCGTTTACAAGTGAAAAAGAACCAGACCGTAATGTAAGTATTAGCTATGGTAACGGTAACGCATTTGAGGAGGAATAATATGATTACGGCAGATGATATAATTACAATAAATAATAATGCTATTAGAATACACAATCCTAAAATTGTAAAAAGATTTGAAGACAGTATTATTCCAACAAGAGGTAGTACAAGTGCGGCAGGGCTTGATTTATATTCACATGACGAAGTTAATATTTACCCAGGCGAGACTGTTAAGATTGATACTGGTATTTCAATAGAATTACCTCAAGGAACATTTGGCGCTATTTTTGCTCGTTCAGGACTAGCTACTAAACAGGGGCTTAGGCCAGCTAATTGTGTCGGTAAACTATCATATAAAAAATTTTGATTATCTTGGACAAGTTGATTAAACCGGAATAATCGAATTTTTATATATTATAAGAAAATATTATATAAAAAGGAGAATATTCTTATGACAGCAAAATTTCAATTCACAGTTTCTAATGAAGATTTTATTAATACTTATAAAGAATTAAAAAGTTCTAGAAAAGTAGCAGATTTTTATGGATGTTCTAAATCAACAATATTAAGACATTGTAAAGATATAGGATTTGATCCTAATACTGCACAAACTCCAAAATTATCTATAAAAGATAAAGAGGTAATTATTGCACAATATAATAATAAAACTTCTACTGAGTTAGCTAAAGAGTTTAATGTAAGTAGAGGAATGATTACTAAAACATGGTATGATGCCGGTTTAATAGGAAAGACTATTCCAAATTTTAAAACAACTGAAATAGATATGACAGGACAAAAAATTGGTAAATGGACGGTATTATATAAAACAAATAAACGCAATACAGGTGGAACTATTTATTGGCATTGCCGATGTGAGTGCGGTAGAGAAAAAGATGTATTAGGAACTAGTTTAAGACAAAATAGAAGTTTAAGCTGCGGTTTACATAATAATATATCAAGAGGAAATGTAAAAATTGCAGATATATTAGATGAAGCAAATATTAATTATGAAGTAGAAAAAACTTTTACTACTTGCAAAGATAAAAAAGAATTACCTTTTGATTTTTATGTTGATAATAAGTATTTAATAGAATATGATGGAGAGCAACATTTTGATAAAGATAGTGTTTTTGATTATGAATATACTCATAAACACGATTTAATAAAAAATCAATGGTGTAAAGACAATAATATACCATTAATTAGAATTCCATTTACTAAATATGATACTTTAAATTTAAAAGATTTAAAACTTGAAACAAGTCAATTTATTATATAATGCCGACAATAAACTCCGGAATTAAGCGGGAAAGCTAAGTCAATAGATACGCTAATCCGAACCGAAGGCTATACTAAGTATAGTCAGGGGCAACGCATAGTAGGTGAAAAGATATAATCCTACCACGAGGCCGGGGCACCTATATAGGTGAAAAGATATGCTGAACTTATAGGAAACTATAAGAAGTAAAGGATAAAAAGCCTTTACGATAACAAATGGTTATAGACGCAGATTACCGTGGACCAGTTATAGTAGCACTTCATAACGACAGTGATAAAATAAGAGATATAGCTAAAGGCGATAGAATTGCCCAGCTTGTAATCATACCATATTGTGTAGTAAATTTTGAAATTACAGATAAAGTAGAAGATATGTCTGATACCGAACGCGGTGACGGCGGTTTCGGCAGCACCGGAGCCAATTAATAATGCAACATTTACCCCTCATTTTGAGGGGTATTTTTTATTTTTAACCCTCAAAATGAGGGATTGACTTTTTCTAAAATTTTTGATATAATAAAGAAAAAATTTTGGAGGCTAGTCAATGATTATATTAGGATTAGATTTGAGTTCTAAAAGTACTGGTGTTGCATTATTGCAAGATGAAAAAATTATAGCATATACCACTATAACTGCATCAGGAACTGATACTATAAAAAGAATACAAAAAATAACAAATGAATTAAAAGAGTTCGTTGAAAGTTTTTCAGCTAACTATAAAATAGATAAAATTCTTATGGAAGAAGTAAGACCAGATGGTGGTCTTAATTTACAAACATATAAAACACTTATGTGGACACAAGCATCAGTAGCTTTCATGCTACACGATACATGCCCCGCCGCAACAGAATATATATATCCTTCCTCTTGGCGTAGTAAACTTGGTATAAAACAAGGTAGAGGTGTCAAAAGAGCATCATTAAAAGAGGAAGATATACAATTTGTAAAAGATACATATAATATTGAAACAAATGATGATGCAGCTGATGCAATCTGTATAGCTTTAAGTTATTTTAAGGACAATGATAGAAAACTCGCATGGTGAAAAATTTTAATTTTTAGGCATAAAAAATAACCCCTTAAACTTAAATAAGTTTAAGGGGTTTTTATTTTTATATTTAACTTGCAAGTACAAGTTGAATTGTTAATGATTTTGATTCATTTGCAAGAAGTGTGATAGGTGAATCAAATACATGTTCAGCTATAAGCATTTGTTGAGTTATAGGAGAATAACCTTTACTTACCGTATTATCAAATGAATTAAAATATTCTACAGTATTATAAATACCAGCTTTTTTGATTTCTGTATCAGTGCCATTATTAGTAACTGTACAGTTAATTGTAATAATTGTTTTATTATTTTCAAATGTTGAATTGTATACCAAATTGCTAATAGCAATATCAGAATTAATATTATCAATTTCATAGTCATCAAATGATACTGTATCTGTTGTTGATAATTTTATAATTGGAGCATATAATATTTTTCCATAATTTAATTTCATTTTTTCCCATACTCTAGCGACATTATTTGTTAGACTAGTATCAGTATTATAGTAATAAAAATCTTGAATAATTTTAATACTTTCATTTGTATTTGATTTAGCATCTGTTACAGTAAACATTTCCGTTGTTGTACTACCGCTACGGTCCACTGGCACAGCATTGTTTATATGATTTCTAAATTTAAAAAAATTTGACACGAACATTATTCAATACCTCCCATTGTTGTTATTGATGCTACTACTTGTGGAATACCACCACCACTAATAGTACCAACTACCCAATCTCCATTAGCATCAACCATTAATACTTTACCAGCATCTGCAGAGGTAACAGATGGTAAAGAATCTTTACTATCTACATAATCTTTTACTTTATGCGAAGACCATAATTTATTAGAAGCAGTTGTGGTATCATCAATAGCAGAAGCAGCAAGATAATTACTAGCTGCTGCCGCAGTAGTAAGATAATTAGTGCTCATATAACTTTTAACTGCACTTGCAGATAAGCCAACTGAAGTAGAAGTATCACTTGCAGTATTAGTAATTTTGCTATCCGCATATTGTCTTATACCCTGAGCGCTCATTCCTGAAGTCGCGGCAGTCGCTGACGAGGTACCAAATTGAGCTTGTATATAAGCTGTCGTAGGATTAACTGCCCATGCACCCGTAGTACCGCTACCCGCAGTTGTACTATATATTTTACTGTTTATATAATCTTTAATGTTATTATTTTCTGCCGAAATTTTACTAGAACTCCAAGTATCAATCAAATTAGTAGCAGTATCATTAACTTCTGGAATGGTTACAGTTGTTCTAGTACTAGTATCAGTATTAATCCACATATTATTTCGCCAAGTGGCAGTTGTTAATTCAGTATAGCCATTTGGCGTAACAGTCATAACATCATTCTGTATTTCAAAAGGTGGTTCTGGAGTACTCATAGGTTGTTCTTCTATTGTATCACCTATATATTTAAACTGTGACCAAGTGAAGTTACCCTTTGGGCCAGCTACTACATGGTCCATAGCTGTATACATACCAATAAATTCATTTAAACTAATTTGTGCATTAGATATAGCATAGAACCATCTAGCCATATCATTAACGCCCCACTCATTACCTTCACTATCCGCTCCGGCTTCAACTGCAACAGATTCAAGTACTGCTAATGAGGCAATAGTAGTATTCCACATCCAAGTAGTTTCATCCTGCTCTAAAGTGGCTTCTACACTATCATCATTTAAAGTTTCATATTTACCAATTCTAACTGCAAAAATAACTTTACCAGTTTTTACTGTAACATTTTGAGAAATTCTCCAACGGAATAATAATTTATTGTAAACCATTGGGTCATCATGTTCAGTATCATCAACAGGAATAACAACATTATTTACTTCATCCCACTTATATACTTCAGTAGAATTATGAATATATCCTTCTGATGCAGCATTTAAAAAGTTAATAGAAAATCTTGTTGCAGTAGCAAAATCTCTATCATCAAAAAATCTATCAATAGCAAACCAAATTTTTTCTGCTAAATGGTCTTGTAAAGCACCAACTGCAGTCCATGAATCTGGTACAATAATCTGACGAGAATTAACATCAATATGAAAAATATCTTCTGTATTGATATTTTCCATGCCAACAGGATTATCAGAATAATTCATAAAATCAGAATTAAGTGTAATCATTTAGCCCTTTCCTCCTTTATTACTCTTTTAATTATATAAAAAATTATCTATATTTTTTATATAAAAACGCCCAATAAAATAAGCCTCGAGGCGGGAGCCCGCCTCAAAGCTACATTTTTACATTAAATTGCTATTTGCTCTTTGCGCTGCGAAGTTAGGTAAATCTAAGATAGCCAGCTCAATTTCTTTATGGTCAACTGCGTTAGGGAAACTTGCAGTAATATTATAAACAGGATTTATAATACCGCCATTTGATTTAAGCGATTCATTAACTGCACTAACTTTATTTAATGCAGCATCTCTTTCAATCATTAGCATCTCACGCTGATATTTAACCATATCTAATAAGTTAGCAGTATCAGTTGCATTAAGTACAATTTCTTTTTGATGTAACATAGCCATACGGCCTTCTTTACTACCATTTGCCCATTGGCCAGTGTAACCACCAGTATCAAATGTCCATTCTTGTTTTTTATTTTTCATTAAAGCAACTGCTTGATTGTAATTCATAGTTTTTACTGTACCATCCATATATGTTACATCGGCCTGATAAGCATTAGTTGGCATACCATTTCTTCCATTATTAGCATTTTCTTTATATGAAACTGGTACTGTACTTGTATCTAAGTTACTATACAATTTAGCTAAAAGATTGAAAGTATTAAAACTAATATATCCTTCTTGACTACCGCTCTTTACATAAATAGGATAACCGCCAGAAGGATTGACAAGTTTATAAGTTAATGGCTCGCCATGTTTAGATGTGATTTGCGGTGCCAAATCAGATATTCCAGTAGGCGATCTATGTACACTATGTACAACATAATTTATATCTTCTTCTTTTACCCAGCCAGTTGAAGAGTTTGTAGATGCAGTACCTTGTCCGCCAGATGTGCCAGCATTTAATCCTCCGGCTTTATCTTCATTTCTAACTTGATAATCAGTAACAATAGTTTTTGTAATTGTATTAGGTATTTCATCAAATTTCTTTAATGCGTCATAAATACCAGTAACCTGTTCAATTACTTTGCCACTACTATTATATAAATTATCAAATTTTCTAGCCAGTTTATCACAAGCGTCCAATGCGTACTCGGTAAATTCAACTTCTTGTTGCAGCTCATCTACATATTTCTCATGTGCCGGAATAAGCTCTTCCGCAATTTCCTTAACCATTTCGTCATATGCAGCAACCGCCAATTTTGAATTATCTTGTATAACACCTAATACTTGTAGATTTCTATTTTCAATTGCAGTTAATACATTATCAGTAGCATCTTGTAAACTAATTAATTCACCATTGATTCTAACCATTAATTCGTGTGTATCTTGATTAATATTTTCATTAGTTTGCGACCACTTAATAAAATTCTTATCAAGATTTTGTGCAACATCATCAGTTAATTGTGCATTTTGAAGAATTAAATCTTGATTTAATCTATTTCTTTCATTAGATAATGCATTCACCAAAGCTTCTTCCATCTTTAATAAATTAGTATTAGCTAAATCAGTATATTTTTCTTTTTCCAGATTGTATTCTTTATTACCAATCAACTGAGCAACATCATCACTATCCGCAATTCTCTTTAATTCACTTACCATACTTTCTTCTGAATTACCAGCAATAGTAACTCTCTGGTTAGCAAGTTCATTAAGTTTTTCATAGTACTTAGCAACTACTTCATTACCTTCATCACTGTCTGCACCAAATATTCTAAATACTTCCGCAGCTTTTTGACTAAGTCTTTCTAAGTCTGCAATAATTGCATCTGTATTAGCACGCCAATTATCTTTATCTAAATTATAAATATCATTAGCTAAGCTATTTACTTTGTCTTGAGCCTCATTAATAGCATTAGAATCTGCTACATATTGATAAGTGTAATTACCTTGACTATCTCTTGCAAGTTTTAATGTATTTTTATTCTGTTGAGCTTCTTCAAGAGCAATTTGAGCAAGAACTAACTGGTATCTCTTTTCTGCTCTTTCTAAATCATATTTAGTTAATTTATCTTTTTCTTTTAATGTTGCTAGCTCTTTATCATAAGCATTTTGTAATTTCTGCTGGGCGGCACCTGTATTCTCATTGATGCTCTTTTGATACTTACCCATCAATAAAGAAGTCTGATATGCACGATTAACATTGTCATAATACATATCACTTAACTCTTTAGTAGCTTCCCAGTCAGTTTTAAACTTATCTAAGCTCTGACCTAAAATACCTTCAGCAAGTTGGTTATTTTCCGCGGCAATGCGTTGAGCGAAGCCCTCATTAGCTTTTTCAACTGCATTCACATAAGCCTCTCCCGCCTTTTCATTAGCATCAATCATTTTATCTTGAGCGTCTTTAATCTGCTCTGTTAACGCTTGCGCTAACTCAGTAGTAATTGCGGGGTCACTTAAAGTAGTTTCCCATTCACTAATTTTAGATTGCCAATAACTAGCTTGTTGTGCATATTTGTCAGCTTGTTTATTATAAATATCAGAAATTGTTTCAAGATTTTGTGCGGCAACGCTTGCAGCACCATTCTCGCCATATAATAACTGATATGCTTTAGTTTGCTTATCATAAGCACCAGCCAATTTTTCAAGATATTCAGTTTGTCTATCAAAAGCATTAGACAACTCATCAATGCTTTCTCTATATTTCTCTGTAGCCGCTACTAAATCTCCTGTAACTTCTTGCATAGCAGCTTGTAATTTTTCGCTATTACTGCGCAAATCTTCAAGTGCAAGATTAATATTATTACCATATAAATCTGACTCAAAGCCTTGTTGCATTTTCTGTACTTCCGCAAGAGCTTTAGTTACATAGTCGTAACTCATGCCCATAGCTTGGTAAGTAGCAGACATATTATTATTAATGGTATCAATTGCTTTAGCAAACTCAGTAGGAAGTAACTTGTCTATATAGTCGCGTTTAAACTCATTAAATTTGCGCTTTAAGTCTTTCAAATCAATTGTAGTATCAACTACAATATTCATTCTATCCACTTGCGCTTGAATTATAGCGGCAGAGTTATCAGTTAGCTTATCTTGTACTTCTTCTATCTCATTATTCCATAAATCTTCATAATCTTTTAATGTATCAATGAGTTTCTGACGCTGCTCTTCCATCGCCTCCCGCTGCTCTTTATCAGTTACTGCGTTAACCTGATTTGCCCAGCGAGCTAAAATAGTATTATAATTTGCAACTTGTCCATTAACATCAAATGCAACACCATGAGCGCCAAGTTCTGCACGCTTATCTGCAGCGTCCTGTTGTTGTAATGCTAATTTTCTTTCAAGCGCATCATTCTCACTATTTAATAAAGTTATTTCTTGTGCATAAGAATCTAATAAATCTTGTCCAACTAATTGGTCTCTTGTTTTCTTTAATCTTTCAGTAGCTTTATTAATCTTTTCTAATTCAATATTAATGTCATGATAAATATCAAGTTCAGCTTCTACATCTTTTAAAATTTCATCTTCAGCTTTACTACGACTAGAGGATACATCCATATTAACATATTTGTCAATTAAATTTAATCGTTTTTGCATATCCTGCTCAAGCCATTCAGCATAAGCCTTTTTCTCAGCATCTTGTGCTCCAATTTCTTCAACCAATGCGTGAACTGTATATACGGTTTCTTTCATCGCATCTGTTAAAGTGCCTTCACTTGCTGCCATAGCTAAATTAGCATATGAAGCTGACATAACAACATCTTTTAAGTTATCTGTTTTTAATGCCTCTAATTGAGTATAAGTAGTATTTATAATTTGCTGACGCATCATGCCAACTTTTGCATGTAATAAATCATTTATTGCATCAGTTTGCACGCCCATTTCATTATTCTCAAGAGTAAGGTATTGTAACTGGTCAGCATCCATGGCTACTAACTGTTGCATTTGATCAAGAGTTATATAACCATTCTCATTATAAGTGTCTACTGCGTCTGCAAGTGTATTATAAGTAGATTGTAATTCATCTACCGCTGAACTTGCTAATTTAAAATCATGTGTGCTTGCTTCTATAATAGTATTATATGCTTTTGCTACATGTTCACCAGTTCGTTGCGATTCTTGTAATGCTGTTATAGCATTATTTAAATTAATTAATTGTTCATCATAATCATTTAATTGTTGACTATTAAGTAACACATTATTAATTTTATTACTAATATATTTTTTATATTTTTCTTCATCTTCAGTTAAATAATTAGAATTATCATCATCTAATACATAATTAATTTTATCAGTTCCTGCATCTCGAAATTGTGAAAAGTTTTCTTGTGCAATACCTATTTGTTCTGCTATTGCTGCTTCCCACATAGGATCTGTAATATTTGCAAAAAAGCTGCTTATTTTATTTATTTCATCATTTATTTGTTTATCAAATTCTGTATCTCGCAGATGTTGTATTTTCTCTCGTTCTTCTAATAATCGTGTTCGCTCTTCTTCTACTTGTTTATTAACCAAATTTGTAAAATCAATAGCATGATTAGCATCAGTAATTGAACTAAAATAAAAATTATTTAATACTTTACTTTGCATTTCTTCATCAAAATGATTATAAAATGTTTCTATATCATAACCAATTGAATCCAAATATTTTGAAAACTGTTCTAATTGTTCAGTGTCAAAAATATTTTTAAAATCTTCTTTTGAATGGTATCCTTTAGAAGTATCAAAAGATAAAATAGCTTGTTGGGCGGCGCCCACTTTATTTAACTCTGTAAGATAATCAGCATAAGCTAATTTTATATTTTTAATTGCATCTAAAGTGTCACCTTCAAATGTTTTATAATTAGTAATTAAATCATATAAAGCAGCAGATTCTTGCAAAGAAAATCCATAAATATCATTACCATACTGTTTAAATAGTTGTTCATTTTTAATTAAAAATGTTTTATAATAGCTATTTAAATCATCATAATTTGTAGCTAATTCTTTAACTTCTTCTTGAGTATATCCTTCATTTAATAATTGTTGATATTCTGCAACTTTCTCTTGTGTAGTGCCAGATAATAAAGCTCTTCCTGACTGATTAAATCTAATAGTTTTTTGTCCTTCTTTTTTAGTATCCTGATTACTTTGTATAATATCATAATTGCTTTGTGTATTTGTCAATAAATTAGATAAAGCACCTACAAATATATCTTCTGAAGAAGCCGCCCCAGCTTCAACTTGAGCCTTAACCCAACGCTGTACTTTTGCCCTTGTATTCTCATTTAATAATAATTCACTAATAGCATTAATATTATCAAGGTCTATATTAAATGCTTCTTCAAATAATTGTTGTTGTATTTGATCTTCAGCCTGACTTACAGGACTTAAACCTCGATATACATTTTGTAAATTAGCTTGAATAATTTGTGATTCTACTAATTTTTGTTGTTTTGCGATATCATCATCGGCTGCAGTGCTAGCCTCATTAATTTTTGCTTGAGTAACTGCTGAAATAGCATCTGCATAGTTTTGATATTTACCAGTTAATAAATCTATAGCCTCATTTTCATATCCATATTGTTGTAATAAATTATAAGTAGCTTGTAATTCTTCTTCTTTAGATGTATTATTATCAACTAATTCTTTTTGTAATTTCTGATAGGCTTGTGATAGCTCTACTACTTTTTTTTGTTCTTCAGCTGTCTCTTCAGCAAGTTTACGCGTTGCTTTTGCCTCTTCTTCAAGTAATTCTAACTGTTTTTTACGAATATTTTGTTGTTTTGTAATAAGATTATTAATAGTATTCATTGTCGCTATTATTGCAATTATAATTGCAAAACGCTTACCAATACTTATTAATATACTTAAAAATTTTGAACTAGCTGTAGTAAGTCCTTGCATTACTCCTTGTGATGCAATTAAATTTCTAGTTGCAGTTAAATAACGATTACCTAAAATTGCCACATTGTTTGTAATAGATTTATACCCTTTTGCAATCATTGGTAAAGTCATGGCTAAACTAGATGTTAATGAAGCAAAATCTGCCTCTCCTTTTTGCATTTGCTGAAAAATATTAGAAAGTTGCGACACTCCCATAGCAAAGCTACCAATACCAGTTATTAGTCCAGATATTGCTTGTCCAGTAGCACTTGTTAGAGCCTCTCTTTCTAATCGCATTTGATTAAATTTTCGAGTTTCAACTTCTTCCGCGGCAGATGCAGCTGATGTAGCATTTTTAAGAGCTTCTTCTGCATCAGTTAATTTATTAACTTCTTTAGTATGCTTATCGACTGCATTTTGTAATTTGTTTATATCTTGTGTTGTGGTAGCATGAGCCTGTTTTAAACTTTCTAACTTATCAATATATACTTGTAATGCTTTTGCTATATTTTCCCAACCAGTGGCTGTTGCTTTAGTATTTGCAGCCAGTTGCTGCCCTTGTGCATATTGCAATTTTTCTTGAATAGTATTGCCAACTAATGCATCATAAGTGACATCTTTTAAACCTGACTGCCTTATTTTTGCATCTCTTATTTGTCTTTCATTAGATAAACTAATAGTATCTCTAGTTTCTTGTGCAGATTTATATTGCTCTAATGCAAACTTAGCTTTCTCTAATAATTGAGTTTCTTGCTCTAATTTTTTAACTAATTTACTTTTAGATGCATCTAACTCGCCACGATTTTCAAATTTTAATTCTTCATTTAATGCTTGTTGATATTTATTTTGTGCTTCAATATTTAATTCATCAACTTCTGCTAATTTTATTTTAGCCTCTGCATATTGAAAAGCTGCATCGCGTAATGCTGTATATTGTTCAACTGTCATACCAGCATTATCAGTATACTGTTTAGTATATTTATTAATATCTTCATTATATTGTGCAGCTATAATATTTGATTGGTCATTTTTAGCATAAGTTTGACTAAAATATTGTTTTAAACTATCAGAAGATTTAAGAACATAATCTATTGCTTGTTGATTGTTTGCCTTAATTAAAGCATTATTCATACTAGTACTAATAGCTTTTCCTAATGGTGCTTTCATGGCCATCATCAAAATACCAGAAATAGTATTAAATACGCCTTTTCCACCACCAAGAGTCTTAACTATTTTTGTTACAGATTCTACCATTGATCTAAGGGCATACGCGCTTTTATTAATAGTATCCGCATCCATAATACTAGCATACAATTCTTCTTTTGCAGTAGCAAGTTCCTGTAAATGAGCCTTAGTGCTTTCCATGTATGTATCTTGCTGTCTTTGTAAAGTTCCCAAAGAATTTTCAGAAATCTTTAAATTCTGATTATACATACTCCAGTTATCAAATAAAGCAACAAGATTTGTATATTGTCTTTTGCCACCAAGAGATTGAGCTAATGCAGTTTGTTGTGCTGTATTTAAAGTATCCCATTTAACAGCTATTTCTTCAATAACTGTACCCATATCTCTTAAATTACCAGTGGTATCTAATACTTCAACTCCAAGAGAATGTAAAGTGCTAGATACATCACCAAGTGATACGCCTTCTTCATCAGTTTCGCCTAGCTTCAAATCAGACATTCTAGCATAAATTGTTTTTAATGCGGTACCAACTGTTTCAGGTGCTTGTCTAGTAACAGATACAATAGTAGCAATCTGTGCAGTTAATTGATCTATATTAACACCAGTCATATTAGCTGCGGACGCCACTTTAGACATAGCTGTAGAAATTTCTTCCAGGTTAGATGCGGAATGAGCAGCCACTGCCGCCAATTTATCTACAGTTTCCTCTGTTTTATCTAGCTCAACTTGAAAACCATTCCAAACTGCTGTTAATTCTTCTGATACTGCAGAGGCAGCCTGGCCGGTGACATTTGCAGCTTTTAAAGTGGTTTCAGTTCTTCTTGCTACTTCCTCGTCACTTAAACCTTGCTGATAGTACAGTAATGAAGCGTTGGTATAATCTGTAGTAGATTTACCTAAAGCCTTTGCTGCACTAATTGCCTGTGCAGTAAATTTCTCCATACTTACCGCAGATTTATCAGTAACTATTCTAATATCATTTAATGATTTATCTAAATCTTTTGTGAAATAATAAGCCTGTTGAATACTACCAGTTACAGACTGAATAGCTTTAGTAGCAGCTTGCCATCTTAAAGTATTAGCTAAAGTAGTACCCATCTTTTCTAGCAAAGTATGAGTTTGTGTTAGCTGAATATTAGTAGTAGTAAAAGCCTTTGTCATTTCTAATAAGGCTCGTTGTCCAGTTGCACCTAAATCTGTAAAATCTTTTTGGACTTTATTAAAACTAATATCATTTAAAGCAGCAGTAAACTTATTAAAATCATAAGTATTTAATTTTAAATTATATGATTTATCTAATGCTTGTCTAACTATTTTTTCAGTTTTCATTATTTCAGAATATCTGGCTTGAGCATCTTTAATATCTAAATCAAGATGTAAATTCTGAAATTTTTTAATATCCATTTGCTGACGCACTGCCGCCATAGCATTTTGCAAGCCTTTAGTATCAACTTGAAAATCTACGCCAACAGTATATTGCGCAAGTTTTTGACCAGCCATATCCTTGTCCTCCTTGTTTTCTTATTGCTTTTTACAAAAAGAAAAAGTCCTCTATTATTTTATATAATAATAGAGGACGATAATTTATATTGTTTTGCCCAATTATTTCTGTGGAATAGGTCTATTACCATTTACGGTTTCGGCAATATTTACTAGATTTTGATATTTATCTGGATCAAAATTATTTACTATATCACTAGCCTGCTCCATTAATTTAGGGAACTCTTCTAAATAATTATTAATAGTAGCAACAATAGACAAATCAGTTTTTTCCTTTGCCTCAATAACCCTATCAATGAAATTCATATAATTTTCAATTGTTTCTTTAGGCATTACTGATACAACAGCACCAAATAAGCCGCTATTTTTTATTTTATCATATAAGGCTAAAGGATCATTCCAGTCATCTGCTTCAAACTCTATATCAGTATGCTCAGACACTATATATATAGTTAAATATAATTCAACTAAATAAGGATTATAAATTCCATTTTGTTTAGATTTGTCCACCGTCGCCATTACTAGATTAAATTGTTCTTGAGCTGGAATAATATCATAAACAGTAACATTTTGTCCATTTATAGTAATTACATTTTTTTCAGGCTCAATCTTTTTTATCTGTAGTTCATTAAACTTCATAATTATTCTCCTTTTTATCCTTTTTCTAAATTATAACAAAATTTTGTTATTTTGTCAAATTATTTTGACAGTGCTGACATCTTAACTTTTAGATTTAATTTTTGAGCATGTAAAAAGTTAATAGTCTTTGCTATTCTACCTTTAATAATTTGCTTTTTATCATTACCCACATCCTTAGTGATTTGTACAATAGTATTAGGAAAAGGTTGTAAATCTTTTAAATATTTTGTATTTGACTCTCCTGTAATATTAACGGCAGAAGGATTATTTAAAAGTGTTTGATATAATACACTTTCTGGCTCTACTATCCACGAACCTTGCTTTTTACTATATATAATAGAATAATTAACTTCTAATTGTCTTTCAATAGAATTAGTAGCTGAGGAATAACCTAATGTATTATATCCAGCTAATGCTTTTGCTAATAATAAAGAATACATAGCTTCTTTTGCGCTATCTTGACTATTTACAACAGCTGCCTTTCCTTTTGTGCCACCTTTTTCAAACTTTGGAGCCATAATATTAATATAATGATTAACAAAATCTCTTTGGTTCTCTAATGCTACTAAATCATACATAACACCACCTGTTAATATTTTAAAATCATTACCAGATGTATATTTTGCAGATATATTAATTGGTTTAACATTTCCTTCATTATCAACTAAATCAAAACTTACATCCACTTTTCCATCGGTTTCATTTTGAGCTATATAAACTCCTTCTTTATTTGGAAGAGCAATTTTATAATGAGCATTATAAAAGGTAATTAATTCACTATTAACTGGTTTATATGCTATTACATTAGCAGATTTTAAATTACCCAATTGTTTAGGATTTTGTATCTGGTAACCAGCTTGCCTAATAGCCATAGTTGGAATAATGGGAAGAATTAACTCAATAATTTCACCAACTCTACCAGAACTGGCGGTAATGATAGAACGAGCTAAAACAGATATATTGTTCCAAATATTATTGCCACCTTTATCACCGGTATTATAGCTATGTAAACCGGTGGATAATGCAGATTGATTATTATGATACCAATTGATAGCATTTTGTAATGCTTTCTCTCCCACTAAATACTCTTTCTGTTTATCAGATAAAGTAGATTCCCAGGCTTTTAATGTATCTTCAGTTGCATGTTGCATTTTATAAATCAATTGTTGTAACATTACTAATCTTTTAGTAACATTATCATTCATAATAACATTTTGTGTATTTGATTCAATTAATGGCTTATATTTGGTTGCAATATCTAAAAGATTTTGCAAATCATCTAATAAATCTTTTTCTACACTAGCATTTTTCTTAAGATGCTCTATACCATTTGTAAATTCTTGATTACTTTTAATTACACTTAAAGGGCTTTTAAGTGTTAAGTCTTTAATATTAAATAACTCAGAAGAAATTTTATTTTCTTTAAATGTTTTTTGAACAGCTTTATTAATTTGTTGTTGAACTTTCACATCTTGTTGTGATATATTATCTTTATTGCTAGACTGCGTACCACTATACATATTATACAAATTTTGTAATTGTTGAGCTGTTTCTATATCACCCAATGTCTGCATATGAGATCGTACTCTTTGCATTTTTTGATTAAATGCTTTTGTCGCATCACCATGCCTTAATGCATTTTTAAAATCTGATTCTGGCGGAACCGCTCCTGATACATAATCTTGATAAGTATAATAAATATAATCACCAATAGCACTCATTTACTCACCTCCAAATACAAAAAATGGCGGAAGCAGCATTTAAGCTACCTCCGCCACCTTTCAATTCTTATTACTGAGTATCATCTTTACTGTTAGCAGCCTTTACATAAGGCGCAGCAGTAGATGCCATATCAGAACTATCAATGAAATCATTAGGAAGTGAATCTAACATTCCAATTGAATCATCGTGAGATGCAATCTTTACACCGTCACCATGACGCATTACAGACTGAATATCTGCAACTTCACCAGCAGCATCAACAACCTGAATTACGCAGAGAACTTTTCTGGTCTTGTTGAAATAAGTGTATCCAGGGAAAGCATCCATTGTGAATGTGAATGTTGAAGGATCGCCAGTAGCAGCCATAGAGAATGTAAAGTTGGACTGAATCTTTACATTAGGAAGTGTAATAATAGCAGGATAATCCTGTCCATCCTCTTGGAATCTGTAAAGAGTATCAGCTTCTACATAGTAGTAACCACCAAAATGCTCCATATCAATCTGCATTTCAGTTACATTCTTCTCAGGTTTTACAATATAGTAATCTACAAATACTGTATCACCATTAGATACTAAAGCAGCTGCATCAGAAGTTAATGTAAGCACTTTAGTTGCACCAGTAAGCTCTTCAGCTTCAATAACACCGCCATAAATAGCACCATCTGCAGCACTCTTCATAATGAACAGTGGAGCATCGGGACAAATATATTCAGCAGCAGCAAGAGCATCACTCAGGTCAATAGTAGCGCCACTAGTAGTTTTAGAAACAACAGCGTAAGAAGTAACATGTACATGTACTAAATCAGTTGTACTTGAACCACCAAGCAAACCAGCACCAGACAGCATTGCAAATGAAATAGGAGATAACAGAGCATCTTCTACTGTGAAAGTGAGAGTTTTCTCACCTTCCCAAGCAATAAGTCTAGTATTACCACGACCACCTGTAGCGTATACAGTAGTAGCAGCTCCTTCAAGTGTAGAGGTCTTAGCACTATCAATATAAAGTACTGGCTGACCTTTTACAAAACTGGTATTACCAATTTTCATAGGAGCTTTTGCTTTAAATACTACATTACAAATTTCACGAACGCCAAAGCGTTGTGCTATAATATTAGCCATATCTTTTTCCTCCTTGAAAAATTTTAACTTTCATCCGTGTGAATATCAGAGCGCCAGTCTGAAGGAGTTTCCATATCTGTGGCACCCGCCATTCTCCATCTAATATTATAATCATAATTTTGATTTAACATAAAACGCTCATATTCATCATAAAGTTGATAAATAGTTAATTTAACTAAATCAGTTTGATTTTTATGTTCCCCAACAGCTAAGATTGAAATATACCTATCAAAAATAGTTACATTATTTTTACTTTGTTGCTTTGCTTTTCGCATAGAAGCCTTTTTTAATTTTTCAGCTATTTTTGCAGCAGCATCATTAACAGGGTTATAATCTTTCTTACCCCTAATTTTATTCAAATCAAAAATATCTGTAATTATTTTTTGAAACAAATCAAAATTATTAGTATCTAAAAATCCATCAATTTGGCCTTGAGTGGATTTAAATATAATTTGTTTATCTTCTATTTTAACCTCTCTATTTGGAAACAATAGTGAAAACAATTTAAAGACACTAATCATTTTTTGCCTTGTCTTTATATTTTTATCTTTTACCATTGACATTATAATATCAAAATTAGAAATTTCATCTAAAACACTTTTGTCCACATCTATTAAATCTTTTTTAGTAGTTGTTATTATATCACAGGCTTCCCATAAAACAACTTCACCACCAATTAAACCTATTTCATATAAGCTTGGCGGATGTATCATTAAACGCCCCTCATTAAACGCAACATCCGCGCCACTCTGTAATATTAATTTATCTATCATTGTTCTTTATCTGGTATCCAGTCATCAGAACCATGTACTGCGGCGAACATTAAAGAGTAGCCTGATAATTCTTCATTCAGAATTAACTCATTACAACCTAAAAACTGAAAAGTACCTATACCTGTTAACTTAGTGTTATCTAGCAACCCATCAATAATACCTGCAATCTTAAATGGTCTTAAACGATAATCGCCTAAATCCCAATAATCGGTATGACATATAATATCAAAATGAACTACACAATCTCTAAACTGTGGATTACTAGTAGGTGTAAAATTATCAAATGAAATGATAATATAAGATTTAATTTCTTCATGTTCTGGAATAAGCATTTTAGGAACTATTTTAACATAACCTTCTTTTAATAATTTAGGTAATGTCATTTCTTTTATTTTTTGATTATAGACTTCACTTGTTTTATTATCTAAACAGTCTTTAGTATTAATTACTAGCAATCTTATTAAATCTTCACTATAAGGATTAGATTCTGTAAATAATTTTGCCAGTATTCTTTCTATATCCTTTTCACAAAGAAGAAAAGAAGATTTACATACTTTAAAAGCATCCCTTCTCATTTTTGCTCTCCTTTAACTCTATGCTGGCAATATTTTAACAGTATGTATTAAATCACCATATTTTATATCAAAAGTACCTGATTTACCTGTAACTACTTTAATCTGCACTGAATCATTTAAATTTTCTACAATTTTTGCCTTAGTATTACTTATAGACCAAGAGCCAGATAAATCAGATACATTATGAAGAATAGCAGTAAAAGTAGAATATATTTCTACTTCTTTTGGAGCATCTATATATGGAAGACTCATATCTTGTTCTGGAGGCGGCGGTACTTGTTGTTGAGCATCCGCCTCAGCCTCTGCAATAGTATTGCTATAATCTTCTTTAAGATAGAGTGCTAATACTCCATCCCCTGCATAAGGATTACGACTAATTATTTCCCAATTTTTAAAATGTTCTCCGCCTTCCCAAGTATTTTCCACTTGTCCGACTTTTATTTTAGAAAATCTATGAAAATAATCATCTGTTTGCTGATTCCGAGTAATATACATAATTAAATGATAATTAGGATTATTTCTAATAATAGAATTTTGTGTTTTCCAATCTAAAGTAGCCTCTAAAGCAGAGCGAACATGACACCAATATTTTGTACCATCAATCATAATCCATTGATCACATCGTATAACTTGCGCCCTAAAATAAGCATCCTCTTCAATAAATTCAAGAAAAACTAGCCAATGAGTATTTGTTTCTTTCCAAACAAATACATCACCTGGCTTAATACCAATAGTAACTCGACCATCAATTGTTTTACCATGTGGAATATCATTTAATTGTATATCTTTATATGGGATTGATAACTGTTTAATATCTTTATCTTCACTATTCTTAACTGGGTTCATCAATGCACGAAATTCCCTACCATCATCCAATTGAATAGTACAACCTTGATAAGAATGAATTAAGGCTCGCCTTAATGCTCGTTCTTTACCATTTTGCATGCGGAGTTCATGCTGAATCCCGCCATGATAGGTTAATCGTGCTGCTAAATCACTTCTATCCAACATTGTTTATCAATTGAGTTACAAGACTTAAACATTCAAAAATAGTTTTTCTAAATAAGCCATAATGTTCATACTCTGTTAAAGTATATAAGCCTTCTAACTTACATATAATAGAAAAAATTATATCTTGTTGCGATTGCAGTATTTTATACATCCCGCAAAACTCTTCTATAATAGAATCTAAAGACCTAGCCCAGTCTAAGCCTTCTTCTCTATTTGGCAACAATTTATAAATTTGATTTTTTAATCTATCAAAATTTCTTTTAGCTTGGTCTGTTATTTGTAACTCTATAGAGCTACTATTCTCTAAGGATATCGTATATATCATTATCTGGTAAATTATCCATTCCGTATTCGGATAATAAAATCATAGTGGAATATACTTTATTATTTACCGTTTTGTGTCTTTTATACAACCTTTGCAAATGGAAACCTTCTTGTTTATATTGCTCACGCAGTAATCTAAGTTTTTCCATGTGATTTGCCTGTGAAGTAAATTTAAAGTCACTACCACTATACATTTCCCTAACAAGATCAATATGTGCTAATTGTTGACCAAGCCATTCTACTACCATATAAGTAGCAATTATATTAGCTTCTTCTCTTGTTAATTCTATATTGAACATTTCTAAATCAATATCGTAATCAGTCATGTCTTGACGCGGGAACTCGAACCAATGCAGCGCGCTTAACAATAATTTTTTCAGCATTTTTTCTGTATCGGCCTCGGTTAATTCCATATACATATCGTCAGTACATTTTGATAAAAATATATTGTATACATCAGAGAAGGGCGTAGGTGTTATTATATCAGCCATTGTCGCACCTCCTTATATTTATTTTTTATCAGCTACAATTTTATAATTAGTAGGAGTAGGAGCTTTTCTTCCTTTTACTTCAGGAACACTAGCTTTTCTCTTTGGCGCTGTAACTTTATCAGCAGCGACATCCGCGCCTTCATTATTTTCCTCATCTAATCTTATCATATTGTCTAAATTATAGCTGGTTTTTTCCAAAATTAATTTTCTTTTATTTATATCTGGTAACTTATTCTCAAAAGCAACTTCTATTACTAATTTTTTAACTCCATCTGAACCAAAAGTTAAACAATCTTCAAGCTGTTCTAAAGTACCATTCATTACAATATTTTCTACATCTTCTTTTGAGTAATAATACTCTGGCTCTACCTCAGATGTACCAAATATCTCTTCTCTTGCAGCGGCATCAGGAATAATTAAATATCTATCTAAAATACGCTGTCCACCAGTTGTCCATGCTAATTGTTTAAGTTCATCTAAAGGCAATCTTTTTACTTCACCCGGATTAAAACTTCTATGTACACCAGTATCTTGTATTGTATAACCAACTGAATGAGTTGCTCTATTTATAATTTCTACAGTTTTTATATCTGACATAATTTTTTCTCCTTTTTCTCTTTATACTCCTTATGATATTAGAAAATGAGTGAGGTACAATTGTACCTCACTCACACTCAATATCTAATTACAGATCTGTATTCTCATAAACGCAGAAACCGTTATTTACACCAACAACAGCTACGCCAAGTTTATGATAGGTCTGGAAATCTCTTGACCAATCGTCATTGTCTTCAACTTCACGAACAAGAGCCTGTCCTTCAAAGACAATCTTAACTACCTTCTCACCACCATTAGGAATAATGTAAGCAATCTGGTCATTAAGAACTTTTACAGTATTCTTTTCATCTTCAAAAGACTGATCAAGAACGATAACTCTGTGTCCCTTGTAGTCGCCAAGGTAACCCTGAGTCCACTTTTTATTCTTCATCTCGTTAGAAATCCAACCAGCCTGAGGAACCATAGTAGCAGCAAATCTGTAAGTACAGAAGATATCTGCCCTACCATAGCTATCAGCAACTTGAAGCAGGTCATCCATAGAAGCCTCTACGAAAGCAGTTTCAGATTTGAAATTGCTAGCTCTAAGTCTAATAGAAGCAACTACGCCGTCAAGAGCTTTAATAATTTCATCATAAACTTTCTCAGCCATACCTTCTCTAATAATAGAGATAAACTGATCAAAAGTAAATCTACCATCAAGGAACTCCTCAAGACCGATTCTAGCAGCGCCGCCGTATGCAGTAGTCTTAACTTCAACTTGCTTTCCATCAAGCATGAATACTTCATATCTACCAGCAAGACCAACTTTTGTAACGAAGTTTTTCTTTGCTCTTCTTCTTGAATCTTCAGTAATCTTCTGAGTAAATACATACTGGTCACCCTGTCCAATAGTAATAACATCAGCAAACATTCCATATTGCTGTTTTACTTCTTTAGGAAGAGTATCGGTAAGAACCTGCTCAATAAGAGCGAAAATAGTATTTTGATTTTCTTTATAGGTTCTATAATCAGGAGCAAGTGCTCTTAATTCATCTCTTAAAACATCTTCAGCTGCAGCACAGCTAAGTGTCTCGCCATTATAACTAAAGTTAGTAGAAGGATTACCATTTGCTACAACTTTAGCTAAAGCGATAAGGTTTTCTCTATCTAATGCCATTTTTGTAATCCTCCTTCATTATTTAATGCATTGTAATTTTACACCATCTTGTCCATCGGGCATAGTGTAATATTTAACAACTTTGAATACAGGGCTTGCGGAAGCTGTAGTTCCAGCAACAAGATAGCCAGCTGTACCAGGTGTAAAGTAGTTATTAACTGCTACAGAAACACCAGTAGTCTCTGCAGAATCGCTAGTATTAGCTTCAAAGCAATTAGTAGTATAAATATCACCAGGTTTTACAGCAAATACTCTAGGAGTCATAACTCCATCTACATAATTAACTTTCTGCATAGCCCAATCTTTATGAGCCTGTTTTCTTTCATCATAAAGTTTTTCTTCATTATATACCAGATACCATTCTCCATCACCAGTAAAATTGCACTCGCCAGTTGCATAATCATATTTAACAAACTGACCATTCTCAAGAATGTTAATATTAGACTTTGCGGGAAGCTGTGCATATACCTGGCCATTTCTAGGAGCTGAAAGATGGTTAGGCTCTACTTGACCAAAACCAATTCTTTTTAAAGTAGCCATTTCTTTATTCCTCCTATATTATTATAGCTTATTTTGTTCTTCTTTTTCTCTTACTGCTCTTACCCAATCAGGCATATAAGATTCAGTATTTAATGAAAAAGTAGTTCCACACTCTTGTGTATTATTATCTGATGTAAAATTAATTTTCTTTTTATAACAAATTGTAGCAAGTTTAGATTCAATATCATCAATTGTATATTTATCAATATTTTCTACAATTTCTGCTTTATCTTCATCAGATAACATAGTAAATTCAGCAATTTTATTTTGCTTATCTACTCTTTCAATGCTTAACTTAAACTCTCTTAAAGTTATTGCTTCATTTTCAAGAGCAGTATATTTCTCTTGTAACTCAGTAATTTGTGCATTTAAAGCATCCACATCTTCTTGAGTATAAATTTTTTGAGCACTATTCATAGTGCCATCAAGTAAATCTTCTGTCTCTGGATCAATATCGTCTTTATCATCATCTGTTCCACCTTCTCCTTCATTGGAATCAGTAGTAGAAGAACCAGTATTTTCTCCAGTTGTACTACCTTCAGTAGCACCAGCTTCATTGCCTTCTGCAGCACCGGATTCGCCACCTTCAGCAGAGCCATTATCTCCACCTTCAGTGCCACCCTCGCCGCCATCATCAAACTGTGTTTCAGGCAGTTGAGTAGAAGAATTTTCTTCTTCCTTTCCTTCTAATTGAAAGTTCTCATCAGAGTTTTGAACTTGATTGTCCAAATTATTTTCATCTGGCTTTGGCATTGTCTTTCCTCCTTTTTCTAATGCAAATTTTAATTCATCTATCATAGCGTGCATTTTGGACCAACTATCATTTTCATTAAGAGAAAACTGAGTTGTGGCGGCTGTTACAGATGCGCCCTCAAAACAAGGCTCAACTTCATCTCCTAACAGACAAAGTTTAGTAATATTTGCATCAGTTATTACGAAAAATTCCCAATCATTTGACCATTCGCCTTGAAGTGAAGCATCATCAAGTTCCATAGATTGCCCTTTACCTTCTTTATATGCTTGAGCTGCCTCGGGAAATTGACCAGTCCATAAATAACCATTGCACATTAAATATTCTCGGTCAACCATTTCTCCAGTTTTTCTATCTTTTTCTCTAAACCATTGAAACCACACTTTAGAATCAGGTGCTACATAACCATATGGCTGAGTTAAACAATTAACTTGAAAACCTTCGCCATTCAGTACCCACTCTTCACCATGATCTACAAAATCTTCAGATTTATCTGAATACCAACCGACAATAGGGTTGCCGCGTAATGTTTTAGCCATTTTTAATGCGGTATCTTTATCAATTGAAGAACCATTATCATTATTTCCAAGATAAAAAACTTTTATATCTACTTTAGATATATATGGAGTTACATCTAAAGGTTGAAGGTCAATGATTTCAGGAACACTTATTGCAGAATATGTTTGCATAACAGTTCTCCTTTATCAAATTCATTCATATTATATCATTTTTAGACAGACTGTTTTATAACAGCCTGTCCAAAAAATTTTACTATTGCGCTTCCTTATTAGCTGCTGTTTTTTCGGAAGTCGGTTTACCTTGTGACTCATTGGTAGGCCTGCCAGCTTCTTTACTTTCTTCACCAGCTGTTCCGCCACCGCCAACACTCTTACTTCCGCCTTTACCAGTACCTTCTGTTCTATTATTTAAGAAATCACCAGACATAGTAGAACTCATAAGAGGAGGTATAAACAGATCCCAAAGTTGCAACATTTCATTCTCAAATTTAACATTTGCCAAAATAGAACTTTGACTCTGTCCAAGAGCAACTTGCGGTAACATTTTAGAGAAACCTAATTGAGTTTGCTCTTTATACAATTTACTCATTTCTTTATAATTATAAATAGTTGTAGAAAGTATTTGAGCCTTAAACCAATATTTCTTTTTATTATTCCATTTTAATTCCAATATATCATTTAACAATCTTTCCAATTGCAAAATCATATTATACAAAGAAGCTTCATCATTTAATATAGATTTTTCAAGAGAAACAGAGTTATCAGAGTTAAATTGCATCTGTGATACACCGGCCTCATCAAAAACATTATCTTTTGCGGAGTCCAGTACGGTTTCAGTTACACTAGACTGAGAGCTTTCAGTTAAACTATTTACAGATACATCTGCAAAAGTAGTAAGTACATTAACACCTACTGCTTTAGCAACCATTTGCACTGCATTCTTATGTATATCCTTTGCTTCGTCTGGATCAAATACCATTTCACTATTTTTATCAAGTGGCAATTTTTGTACAACTAATTTAATAAGTTCTTGTTGTAATTTTTGTTTAGCCAAATCTTGAGTTTCATCTAAATCTATGATTGCGGGAATAACAGAAATTAAAAATGGCATATCTGTTACGCCACCGGCCCCACTGCCGCCAGTATTTATCTTAAAAGCTCGTTGTCTATCTAGCAGATGCCAACTGCCAGTATCACCACTAAAAACAGGCTTAATTTTACCAGCTTTATATTTTTTATAAGCATCCGCAAACTCTGGTGGATAAAGTTTTAAAACCTCTTTTCTAGCTAAATCATCTGAAAATTCATCATCAAAATATGCCATGTTAAATTCTACGGTAGGCTTGCCTAAATGATTAAATCTAGACCTGCAATATTTAATAGGCAGTTCTTGTATCATTACCATATCTGGTGCGTCAACAATATAACCATAATAACAGCCTTCACGCACTACAACAGAAGCAATATCTTGAAAATTCTTTTTTACTTCAAATCTATCCATAAACTCAAGCACATTATAAAAAGTATCAACAGCTTTTTGTTCTTCTTTGCTTAATACTCTATTACCCGCCATCATTTCTAATGCTTTAGGATTTTTATGAGTTGGAAAATATGGAGTAATATACCAGTCAAAACGATACATATTAGACATATATCTACATAATCTACTATATATACCGCTTGCGCTAAAATAAAAATTTGATAACTCACGCAATTTAATTATATCATAATTTTGAATTGCACGCAAAATTTTTTGCTTATCAGCAAAATCTTTATTAAAACGCTTTAATGTGCTCTCAGGAATAGTAGCGTCTTTTACAGTATCTATTGAACTGATTTTTAAATCTCTATATGCTTTTGCTGGGGCGGCAGCCGTTGTTTGTATAATGTTTCTATTTATCATTTCTACCACCTTTCAAGACGACTTAATAACCAGCCGCCCGCATTATATAATCATAACTTAATCTTCCTTCATCTGTATAAGGAATAATTACTAAATTCAAATTATGTTTTTTGCAGTATTCTCTTTTCAACATATCGTTATACTGCTGCTTAACCAAGCCCGCCATACCGCCAAATTTATCTTTTGGTTTATAATGTTGAATACCTTGATATTCTATTAAAAAATCAATATCTCCATCATCATCAAATACAGCAAAGTCAAATCTTAATGGTACACCGTGGCTTGATACCAAATCAGGAAAACTATATTCTTCTTGAAAATTAATTCCATTCATAGTTAAAATTTCACATATTGTAATTTCGCCTCTACTTGCTTTCATTTTATCCTCCTACTGTTTTTTAAAAATATAATATGTTGATTTTATATTTTAGTCCAAATTTAATTCCAAAACATTATATCAGCCATACGATTACCTTTTCTACGCTTTTTAGAATCTTCTTCTAACTTAATGTAATATAAACCATATTCAAAAGCAGAAAACCTATCTTTAGAAACTGCCTTGTTTTTTTGTTTTAATATAATATTAATACCTTCATTTTCCTCTATAAGATTACCCATTTGTTCTTTTAAAATAGATGTCATTACATAAGGCTGTAAATATTTATTTCTTTCTTCTACTGTCATTTCTTGCCCACGCTTAGTAGCTAATAATTTAGCTTTAGCTGTATTTTGGTCTATTAATAGCTTTATTTTGCCACTAGACAATTGAGTCTGTGCATTTGTATGTGCTTCAGTATTTATAGGCGCATTAGCTTTAATCAGCCACATAGCATTAGCCTCCATATCACTAGTTTTAAATTTTTTATATGTACCATCTTCATCATTATCTACACCAAATGGTGGATAAACATCTCCAGTATCAGGATCTGTAGTTGGGATTACCATAAAGTCTACTAAACCAATACCAAGACCATTGGCATCTATGATTAACCGTCTAGCTTTATATTTATAATATAAATTTTTTAAGTGAGCAGCTTGCAGACCAAAATGTTCTTCATCATAAGAATATAACATTACTAATGATTTTAAACTTGCTCCTTGTACTTGTGGTGTAACTTTCCATACGCACACTTCAGAAGTACAACCTTTACGACCTACATCGACAGATAATATATAATATCCAGATTTAGAAGTTCTTCCAGAATATTCATATTCAGGCTGTAATAAAATTCTATTTTTATCAAAGCTGTCAGAAGAAAAGAAAGCATTTTCTGAATCCCCCACCCAGTGCGACTCATATTCTCGTGCAAATGAATCCTCATTATATGTTCCAGCATCTTTTAATTCATTTACAAAATTTTTAGAAAGCAAATGTTCCATTACCGGAACCCGCCATGTTCCACCTAAAACAATCGCGGCGTCTGGGTTAATAAGCTGCTGAATAACTATTTCAATCAGCTTCTGATAAGCAAATGTTTGTTTGAAGCCTGCAGTCGTAATATATATTTGTGATTTATTTACATTTTCTTCTTCATGTCTAGTTCCATTTGGCAAAAGTCTATCTACATTCATCAAAGGTAAGATAACTTCATTCAAAAGCTGGCCATCTATAAGAATTACCTCTTCCATTAAGCCACCTGTTTTACGCTGACCACGCGTAGCATTACTGGTAGCGACAACCGCTAAATTACTACCATTTTTGAATATATATTCTACATAATCTTTACTTTCTTTAGATGCGCCTCTTGTCCAGTTAATCTCATTATGGAAACCAGGTACAAGATAGCAAATTTCATTAACTTTTTCTTTTGCTATACTAGCTGCCTGAGCTTTACCACCAGTAGTAACGAACAATTGAGCACCAGGATATAAAATACATCTAACTATTAGCGTTAAAAAGCTAAGAAAGGATTTAGAATAGGCTCGTGGAAAAACACAATAGGCCAGTCTATGACGAATAGCCGCTCGCAAAAATACACGCTGATAAAAGAATAGATTTAATGTTTCTTTTGGTTTTCCGCCTTCAGCATCTATGCCGCACATAAAGTCTACAAATAAATCAGGATACTCTCGCCAAAATGCAATTTGTTTACGCAGTTTTGGCATACAAGCTTCAATACGCGCTTGTGAAATACCTATCTTTTTTAAATTATTATCAATTTTAATAAATTGTTGTAATTCTTGTTCAATAACATCCATAATCATACCTCCGCATTAGATAAATCAAGTGCAGCAGTGATACCAGCATCCGCCGCACGCTGTTCTTCTACTGAGGCATAGAAATCTTCAAATGACTCATCATCTAAAATATGGCGGTCGGCGTTATAATAATTATCTAGCTCTGCTTCTTTTTCAGCAAGGGCCTCCGCCTGTTGTCTATTCTGTAGATTCTTAATAGCATTTTCTAGTTGCTGACTGAAACCTAGATCTTCTGTAACCAAGTTATACAGATATTGCTGCGTATCTTTTAAAGTCAAATCAATTTTATCTTGTGGGTATTTATCATCTGGAATATATCTAGGAATAAAATCTCCTTCTTTTTCGCATAAAGCTACCACCGCGCCAACTGAATCAAATGTATTAATGTTATCTGCCTTATTCTGTGCCGCTGTAAATTTTGCGGATTTTCGTTGCATATCTGCTACTTTTGACAGTTTTAAATATGTATCAGTATCACCGCGGTCCATAGCTTGGTCCATTTTTAGAACTGTTTTAGACAATAGACGAAGTGTATTAAGAGTATCCGCATCATGAATATCAAAGGATGCCATCATTTCTTGATAATAATTTTCAAGAGCAAGAAGTTCTTGTGGTGAATATAATCTACCCCATTTTTGCACCAATGCTATTTTTAGCTCTTGGCTCATATCTGCGGCGGGGTCTGGTATTTCTTCTTCTGGAATATAATTTTTTTCGTCAAAGAAGTTCATTGTAACCGGACCAGTGCCAGAATTATTAGTACTAGCTTGCTGTGCACCTTTAGCGGCGATTTCCGCAAGCATTTCTTCGGTAGGCGGCGCAAAATGCTCTTCCTCAGGCGTCACATCAGGAGCGGACGATAATAGCTCATACTCTTCTTGTGATATTCTTCCCTCATTTAAGTCTTGCTCTAACATTTGTTTTCTAGCTTCAATCTGTTCAAGCGCGGCCTTCCGCTTCTCATTCTGGTCCTCCGCAAATTTAGCACTGTCCGCCCAGGTATATTTAGCAAATGTATTAATACGCATTTTAGCTAAATATTTTCCAACTACTGAAGTATTTTTAAGACCTTCATATCCTTTTTCACGAATGGTTTTATCTCTAATTTTAACCCATTCTGTTTCCACCCAAGGTACATCCGCCTTTTCAAGTATCCAAAGAAAAGTGTCTGGATTAAAGTTATCTATGTGCGCACAAGTACATTCCTTGCAGAGTTCAAAAAAACCTTTGTTATTACGCAGCTTAAAGAACTGCACCTCCGCCTTCTCCTTGTTACATCGTGGACAATATAATTTATTTGGCATTGTTATTTGTCTCCTCCTTTATTGTTTCTGCAATCTTTGCAAATGGAATAAAGTCCATCTTTGCTACTTGAATTCTTTGAAAAATAACGAGGTAAAGCTAATTTAATTTGCCCACATCTATTACATTTTTTATATTTACCTTTAACCTTGTAGGTGAAGTACCAATCTATGTATTGCTCCTCCGCCAGAGCAGCGACCGCCGCAGGAATTTTCTTTGTCCAAAGGGTAGAAATGTATTCAATTGAATGAACTATATGGTATTTGTTGTCAAGCATAGTACGGATTTCCGCGTTGCTGCAGCCGTCTATCTTCATCCTTGCGATATCGTAATACATAGGGTTTGCCGCCTTAAAGTCTTGCTCGAAGAGTTTAGTGAAGTCCATCATGAAGTACCAGCTGTCGCTGTTAAACTTGCCGTATGAATGTTGTTGTAAACTTTCATAGTTGGCAAGGACTGCGGCGACATGTTTTGGATTCAGCATTGAACATAATCCATTCGTTGTCAGACTACCATCCGCATTGACTGTAATAGTTTCGTTTAAATCCAATTGAGAAAAAGAACGAGTGATAGATGTGGTGCGGTAGGGTTTGATGTAAGAAGCGCGGATGTCGTATTGCTGCTGCCGCATTTCTATGAGTTGGCGGCGAAGGGCTGAACGCCGCATGCCGGTTGATGTAGCAAGTTGTCGTAAAACATCGTCTATTTCCTCGCGCAGTACCCGCAACTCCGCACTTTCGTTTAGTAGTTCTTGAGGGAAGGGCTCATCTTCCTTATTATCAAGATATTGTTCTTTGCCATAGTCGCTAATTAAATTGTAAATACTATCTTCGCCGCCTTCAAGCTTTTCCGCCATGCCTTGATATGATGTTTCTCTTTTGTTAAGAGTTACTTGGCGGTATTTAGTGGTGATATAGTGGGATAATTTTTCTTTTTTAGGTAATGCTTCTAATATATAATCTGCTAATGTTGTGCAGTAATATGGTGTTAAGAACTCAGGCGGGGTTTCTTCGCATATAGTGTTAACTAGTTGAGTTCTTTCTTCTGGTGTTTTTAAAGATTTATCTAATATACGGTATTTATATTTCGCCATTTGATAACCTCCTTTCTGATATAATTATATCAAAATTTTTAGGTGATGTCAATTTTTTATTGGGCAAAAAGTGATAAAGGTGCTGTCGTTTTAGTAAAAATTTAGGCGGAGAGTTAAATTGTGTTTAATAAATTGAAAAAAGATTTAGACGGGGAGAGGGGGTGGCGTTTTCTTTTTTTAAAAAAAGCTGGATCTTTTCCCAATATACACCCCCCGCCTATACACTTTCTAGCACTATTTTTTAAAACCTTGAGAGCTTCTCTATTTTTCGTCGCTGCCTTTACAAATGAATATGCCGTAAAGGCAGCGAGTTTATTTTACTTGATCCATTCCAAGAAATTTTTATGCAGCAGTTTTTGTATAAAAATTTTTTTAAAAAATATACAAAACAGACTTGACAAATTCACAAGTCAGAGGTATAATAAAGCCAAGATAAAGAGATGGAGGATGTCACTATGAGAACTACTATTGCCACTTACTATTTTGATATGGACGGTGTTCTTGCTAACTTCCACAAGGCTTATGATGCTACAAAGCGTTATCTTGTTATGCAGAGAAGATGGATTGCAAACCTTGAGCCTTTTGTAGAAAATGTTAATCTTGTGCGTAAGCTGATTGCTCAGGGCAACAATGTTTACATCCTGACTGCTTGTGCTTCTGAAGATGCTAAACTTGGCAAACTTGATTGGCTTGCAAAATACATTCCTGAAATTACAAGTGATAAATTTATTTGTTTAGTTGGTAGTGGTAAAAAAGTAGATTACATCAAAGAAGATGGGATGCTAATTGATGATACAAAAGCAAATATCAATGCATGGATAAAAGCAGGTCATGCAGGCTACTGGCTTGAAACAAAAGGCGCAAAAATTATTTTTTAAAAAGTGAAAAAACACTTGACAAAATAGATATTGAGTGCTATAATAAAGACAAGAAAAGAGAAAAGAACAGCCACTAAGTAGGGGCGCTTGGCTGAAACAGTTACGGGTGCTTTGAAAAGGTGCAACAGGGGTTTTCAGAAACGAGGTGTAAAACAAATGAATATCACATGAGAGAGCTAAGTTAAACTAACTTGGCTCTTTTTTTATTGGGCGGTTCGGCTGCGGCAGTGCGTTGCGTAGCCGAACCGCATTTTTCTAATTATATATGTTTCCAAATAAAAATTTTTAAGTTTTTTTGCGCAAAACTATTGACAAAACGCCCAAAATATGATATACTTTAGTCAAGATAAAGAAAGAAAGAAACGGAGGATTAAAATATGACAGGAACAGGTTACAAAGTAAAGGTTATGAGAAACAAAGGCGAAGGCTTCTTCGGTATCATCTGGAAAGTAGTTAGCGAAGCTCAGATTAATGACTATGATCAGGCATATGCTTACGCAAACAAAATGGCTGAAAAATTTGTAAATGACAAGGTTGTTATTACCGATACTTACAACAGGCTTATCACAGTAGTAAAGCAGTGATTGTGCAGAGTACACAAAAAATATTAAAAATTTTGTACATTTTGACTATTGCAAAAATATCCAATTTATGATATACTTTAATCAGAAAAAAGGAAAGAACAATGGAGGAAACAATTATGATGAACACTATGCTTACCTACACAACCACTAACACCGCTGTTAAGACCACTTTCTGGACCACTTGGGAAGAGGCAAACCGCACTGCTGAGGCACTTCTGCTCGGTGCAGACACCAAGAATATTGTTGATGATGTAGAGGCAACATGGTACGAGGCAGGTGCTTGCATCCTAAAAAGAAAATACTCTGTTGGTTACAAGTACTTCAGCGGAGAGCCTGTTGTATTCTGCGAGGATATTGAATATTAGTCCACTCACTGAGCCGTCACAATCGGGCGGCTCAGTTGCATTTGCTTTTGCGGCAACTGAGCCGCGTTATTCTACTGGGAGGAGGTTTAAAAAAACTTTTTTTAGTTTTTTTGAAAAAAACTATTGACAAATATCCTAAAATATGATATACTTTAATCAGAAAAAAGGAAAGAACAAATAATTAGGAGGATTAAATTATGAAGAAGTACATGATCGTTGCAGATTGCACATTCAACAATGGAGTAACCGTAACTTGTATGGTATACGCAAACGGTACACAGGCAGATGTTGATAGAATTATCAACGCACCTACAAAAGAAGATATCTATTGCTTGGGCAGAGGCAAAAATGTTAGACTTGAGCCTGTAGCTGAGGAGAATTGGTGGGATATTTACGGAACGGAATGAGATGTAAAAAACACTTGACAAATTTACAAAAATGTAATATAATAGAATTACAAAAAGTTCAGGAGGCTTAAATATGAATTACAGAATTACACGCAACCGCAATCTTGTAGACTTGCCCGAGGAATTTTCCGCAAAGAATTGGGACAGCGCATTAAACAAAGTAATGAAAAGCCTGCAGGCTAATTCAGATGTCACACGATACGCAAAAAAATGCAATCTCTCACTTGAAAAAATCGCTTGGGATATGGTTGTAGAAATCGGAAAAGATTATTAAAAAAGGCTTGACAAACCTTAACAATTATGTTATAATAAAGTCAACAAAAACAAGAGGAGGACTTAATTATGAAGATTAACAATGTTCCTGACTATGCAAGAGAGTATGATTGGTGGGTAATTTCCTACTGTGACGGCGAGTACTGGTTCTATGGAGCTTACAGTACTCAGGACAGGGCACTTGAGGTTGTTCACACTGAAAATGAAATGAACCCTCAGTGCTACCGTTCAGCCTACTACGCAGGCGAGTAGAATACAGGACACTACGCAAAGTAGTGTCTTTTTCTTTGGCGGACTGCGCGCTGGCGCAAACTCTGCGCGCAGTCCGCAAGTTCCAGTAAGAGAGCTGATCCAGCCAAAATTTTTTCAACTTTTTTATTTTTACCCATTGACAAAATACCCGAAATGTGGTATACTTTAATCATCAAAGGAACGGAGGAACCTGATATGATAAACATTAGAACACTTAAGAAAATTGAGAACAACGGCGGCTTAACTCTTAAAAATGGCAAGCCTATAACCTATAAGACAGGTTGGCAAGTGGCTACCGAGGGTATTGAAACAAAAGATATGCATGAGGCTATGAAAGCTATCAAAGCATATAGTGGAAACTGCGGTATTTGGTTCGCAGACGGGATATGGTATATCGACCTGAGTAAGCGTGTAACACGCAAATGTGATGCACTTGCAATAGGCAGAGAACATAACCAAATCTCAATTCTTGGATGGAGAAAAATGAACTTGGCATATTGCTAAAAAAGTTAAAAATAGGGCTTGACAAAAGCCAAGCCCTATGGTATAATAAAGATACAAAAGAACAAGGAGGATAAAAAAATGAGCATGAACAAAGCAATTGAGTATGGAAAAGAACACCGCAAACAATATAAGGGTAGCAAGGCTTTTGATTGCACTTGCAGAAACCACGGAGGATGCGATTGGTGCTTAGGCAATAGAACTTATAAATATCAGAAAGAATTAAATAAAATGGTTGACAAATTAAAAGACATATGATATAATAAAATTACAAAAAACAAAGGAGATTTAAACAATGAAAACTATCTATCACGACACCGTAACAAACAAACTCACTGCAAACCACAGGGAAGCAGTTGAATGGTCAAGACTTGGACACAAAATCGACCTGTACAAGTACAGAAAAGAATTTGATGATTACATTTACGCAACCAATTGGACTGTTGAATATGAGTAGGCGAAAAGCCTACTCTTTTTTATTGAGCGGATGGCGGGCTGCAGCATCTGTCGCGCGCCATCCGCTGTTTTGTCAATAGACAGGTTGTATAAATTTTTTGCTGATTTTTTGTGCATTTTATCTATTGTATTTTTACCTAAAATATGGTATATTTTAGTCAAGATAAAGAACGGAGGACAAAAAAATGAAGAATAAACAGGAACTCATTCAGGAAATGTACAACATTTACAATGGCTACAATAATGTAGTCGCACAGTTTGTAGACTTTGCAAATAGATGCAATGATTTAAAGGTTCTTAATACAATTGTAGAAGCACACAGGTACAACGGAAACATCCGCAGGCGTGTAAAAATTATGAAAAAAGGTATTGACAAGAACAAAAAAATATGATATAATCATTATAGAAAATAAGAAAAGAGGTAAATACAATGGCAAAAGTTAATGGTTTTTCAAATTATCCTACTTGGGAATGCTACAAAGATTTTTTCGCAGATGCAACTCTTGAAAATGTATATGACGATCCAAATGAAGAATTTGAACTGTATTGCGAAGATGTTTCAAAAAATATGGCAGAAGGGTTTATGGTTGCAGATATAGCAGAGAAATTAAGAGATGCAGTAGTAGAAACATTTAAATTTAATGTAGACTATAAACTCTATAAAGAGGTATATGGTTGGGCATTGCTTGCAATAAATAATGTAAATTTTGAAGAAATCGCCCAGTTACTTTTCGATGAGTGGACATTTTAGTCCACTTGGGAGCTGACGGCTCAGTAGTAGGGTTCGACTCCCTTGCTCCCAATCAATTTACTAAAATTACAGAATATCCTCCAAACTTGGACGGCGGTCTTGGCGGGCCGTCGTCACAAGTTTTTCGCGTCGACGGCCCGCATTGTCTATTTGTATATATTGCATAAAAAATTCCATTCAATTTTGTGCATTTTGTATGTTGACTTTCTTCCTAAAATATGGTACAATGTATCCAGAGTTAAGGAAGAGACCCTTAAACCACTACTTACCCTATGGAGGATTTTATTATGAACGAACAGATTTTTACCCTTGTAGTTTTCACCGAGGATCTTACCATTATTGTATGCACCAGCAAGCCGTATAAACGGTATAGAGATTCATATCTTAAATCTTGGGTGTGTGGTCGCCTGCGTAAAATAGAAGAGTATGGTGATATTATTAGAGATTTCAAAGTCTATAAAGGCAACGGTGAAACGAGTGAATTTGCTGATTGTCACGATTTAGAGCCTATATATCTGGATATTTCATAAAGGCAAATCACATTGTTCTTTTGTTAAAAGTGCACAAACATTCAATCTAATCTTTGTGCATTTTGTATGTTGACTTTTTACCTAAAATATAGTATACTTATGCTATCAAATGAAACGGAGGTACTCAATATGAGATACACAGTAGAAATAAGCGACACAACAGGATTTTACATTCTTGAGCGTGAGGATTTTGATGATATGGATTCAGTAATCCATTATCTGAACTCTGTATTGCCATATATAGACTATTATGAGTATAGCGCTATAGTGGATGCAATTGATACAGAAACTGGTGAGATTATGAGCACTGATGAGTATTGTTGGTTCGTCACGAACTGTGGCTCAGGTTTAGTATCAAACAGAACCTATGAGGCGCATTAAGGAGGCAAATATGTATTATAGACCTGATAGCAAATATAAAAACTATGAAACATACAAGTTTAAAGAAGATTTTTTATATGGAGATTTTTCACTATCCTTTTTCTACGAGGATGATGAAATCTTACAGATGAATAAAGATAAAACCCTCAAAACAAATGTAATCGAAATGCTAAAGTCACTTGGTGAAGATAGTATCGGATTCAGTGTTAATTATCGACTTGGTTCTGATGCTTACAACTGGGCAATGCTTGCCATGAAAAATGTAGATTATGAAACACTTGCTGACGAGGTAATTGAAGATTGGCTTTTTGAAAATAATTTTGAATAAATCCTCCAAAACTGTGGCGGTGGCTCGGACGGGTCGCTGCCACAAGTTCTTCGCGGCAGCGACCCGCATTAACTTTAATATTATGCCCTCTAAATAAAATATTTTTAATTTTTTTCAAAAAAATACTTGACTTTTATCCTAAAATGTGTTATACTTTAATTACAAAATAAAAAAACGGAGGAATTAAAAAATGAGTAATGAAGAACTGGCACGAAAAATTGAGACATCCCTGAGACAGATGATAGACATTTATCAATGGAATCGCAAGGATGCTGACGACAATGATGAAACTGAGGATGCAATCTACTATAAGGGTGTAGTAAAAGGACTGAAAACCGCACTTTATATGGTAAACAATGCCTACCTTGATGAAAGGCTTGATGAGGTATTAAAAAAATTATGAAAATATTAAATAAACAAATGAGCGAAATGATAAAAGAGTGTTGCGGTTTAACCTTAACCGCAACACTTGACCAAAACTTTTGGGTATCTAAAAACCGCAAACAAATCGCTTACTCTTTACAGTGTGACAAATGTGACAAAGACTTTTGTTCATTTATAAAAAAGAATTGGAAATATGATTTTCAGCCAGCTACAATTGATTTGATGATATTATCAATTCTGCATGAAATCGGACATTTAAAAACTTTCAAATACTTTTCTGATACTAACACCATGTGGAATATGATTTGCAAAATCGGAATTGACAAGCTGCCAAAACCATTGCATCATGTAGCTAATAAATTATATTTTAATCTTCCACTTGAAAAGGCGGCGACCGCTTGGGCGATATGGTTTTACAAGATGCACCCAGACAAGATTGAAACATTTAAACAAGAATTAAATATAAATGTGCAAGCATTTTACAAAAGACTAACAGCCTCCACGAAATGAGCGGAGGCTGTGCGTGGGCTTTTTGCGCACAGCCTCCGCAAAGTCTAACAGAGAACACCCTCTAAAAATATTTTTTCAAAAATGCAAAAAACTACTTGACAAATCCGTCCTAATATGATATACTTTAGGTACAAACAAACAAGGAGGTACCAACAATGGTAAACACAAGAGATTTTTATGAAACAACAAGAGATGAGCGTATTGCTCTTGCAAAGGAAATGAATGAGAGTATCATAGACCTCGGGGATGAGCTTATATGGAGCGACTGGATTCAGTTAGGTATACCTGATGAGGCAATAGAAGAGGACTATGAATGGTTTGCGGATGACGAGTGGGAATGGGCAGACTTATGTAGACTTTATAATGTACTCTGGGAGGAGGGAACAAAAGATGACTGAAAAAATGTATGATGACCTTATGGAACATATTGATGATTTGGAAGTATGGGGAGTAATTCCCAAAGAATCCGCAATAACAGTGCGCAAATATGTAAAGCAGATCGAAAAAGTTGCGATTATAGTTTACAACTATTACTTTTCATCAGAAATATATTACAAATAAAGGAGGACATAAAAATGAATTTTGAACCTAAAATGAGTGGAGTAAAAGTAACAGACTTTAACATTAAACCTATCTTTAATAGTCAGTTCGTAAGCCTTGAGGATTGTATTAAAGCTGATTTAAAGCAAGAAACAATGAATTTCATTCTTGATACATTAAGATTTTACAAGGGTGACGATAATAGTTGGTACTGTATGATGGACTATGATACCATTTATAAGATATCAATTTTGCAAAACTATCCACAGTACGAGCAAGAATTAAAAGAATACTTTGGTGACAGTTGGATAAAACACTATATCAGATTCGGACATTAAGAGGGCGGATGCCCTCTTTTCTTTTTGGCGGAGCGCGGGCCTTCGGGTTCCCCGACCGCGCTCCGCATTATCCAACAAGCAGTATCGTTAGAAAAAAATATTTCAAATTTTTATTAAAAAACTATTGACAAAATGCCTAATATCTGTTATAATTAAACCATCAAATGAAGGAAGCGCACCGAAGTCAAGGCGGTGAAAAAATCCTAAAGAAAATAAAAAAGGTCTTGACAAAAACAAAAAAATGTGTTATAATAAAAGCACAATAAAAACAAAAAGAAAAGAGGTAACTAAAATGAAAACTTATGTAAAAAATGAAGAACTCAATAAAATATTGGCAACTGCTGATAAAGACATTGGTAAAGTTTTGGCGGCGGCTGGTCTTAAAGCCATGTTTGTAACTTCTGAAAATGATGATGCGGACGAATTTTTCTCGGCACTTGTAAAAATACTTAAAGAATATGTTGAGATAACTAAAAATGCATAGGAGATGATATAGTAATGAAAGTATATATCACCAAAGCAAGCGACAGTGCTTTTAGAGAAGTTCGTGAAATGGAAACTAATGGCTTATTAAAACTAATAAGAGAATTTGATTCCGATATAATTATTGAGCGTACTAAATTGACTGTACCTGATGAAATATGGGGCGAGGTTGATTTATCTGTAATAATTTATGATGATTACATAGAATAAAAAAGGGGGCGGCGGGCGCTGATAAGGCGCCTCCGCCATAGGAGGTAAAAATGAAAATTACACTTGCAATTGATGTACCTGATAAAAATTTTAACAGTGTTATTAAAAATGCAGTTGAAAATATGATGTGGGATGCAAATGAAGAAGAAGAAAAGTATTCAATAAAATACTATGAATATCTTGCTTTACGCTCAATAAGTAAACTTATCACATACAGATTAAGTCAAAAAGATTTATTAGATCTTGATCAGAATACTACATCTTTTGTCGCTGATAAGGTTAAACAGATATTAAAAGATAGTGATTGTGAATGGGTAAAATAGAAAGGAGCGATAATAAAAATGGATATTGTAATAGTTGTATTTGGTGTTTTGTATCTATGTGGCTTTAATGTGGGAGTGCCTCTTGCAATATGTTCTATTGTTGAAGGAACTCTGATATTCATTCTAAATATACTTAAAGCTATTCAGAAAAGCAGAGAAGAAGAGCGTAAAAAGTGGGATGAAATATTCCGCTCTCGGGATAAATAAAAAGGAGGTACATATATGCTAACATTAACACGCACTATAACTTGTAATTTACCAGATGATGGAGATATTTTGGATGCTTTAGAGGCGGCACATGAAAAACTACCTTTCAAAAATTATGATGATGTTTTTGGAGCAATACAAGAGATGATACTAAATTGTACCGATGATGAAGCATATGATTACTTCTTTAACGATATACAAGATTATTCAGAAGATATTACAGACAGTTTTTTAGAATCTCATCCAGAAATTGAAGATTAAGGTGGCGGATGCCACCTTTTTTGTTTGTCGGCGCGGCGACAGCCGCACTTTGCGTCGCCGCGCCGAAAATTCCATTATACCATATCTTCAACAATTTGTCAAGCAAAATTTGCAAAAAAGTTGCACAAAAAATAATCCTAAAATTTATGCAATTTGCCGATTGTAATTTTTATGGTTTTGTGGTACAATGTAGACAGTTAAGAAAAGAAACAATCCGTTGCGAGGCAGACAAAAATCTTAACAAAAAATAAAAAACTCTTGACAAATTCAAGAAAATATGTTATAATAAAGGTACAAAAGGTTAAGAGAGAAAACAAAGTAAGGTGGGTTGGCTGAAACAGTTACGGTTCACTTGAAAAAAGTTAAAAAAACTCTTGACAAACTCAAAAAAATATGGTATAATAAAGACACAAGATAAGAAAAGAGGTGCTAAACATAATGAAGCTAATTCGGAACAAAACCCCATATAGGTGGTGCAAGGGGTTGTGACAAAAATTCTACCAACCATGTGGCAAGTGCGCATAGCCACTAAAATAAAAAATTTTTAAAAAACACTTGACAAACCGAACAAAATATGATATAATAAACTTACAAAAATAAAAAAAGAAAGAGGTGCTAATTATGGCAGATAAGTATTCTTATGTATCCGCACTTGATGCGGTTCTCAATGGCGCAAATGTAAAAGATGACAAAGACCTCAATGATAAGCTCGTTCAGCTTAAGAACTCTATTGCTAACCGCAAGTCAAGCGGAGGCAAGAGCAAGGCAGAGATTGAGGCGGATGCTAAGGCTATGGAGGCGGTATATAACGCACTTACCGCAGAGCCTGCAACTGCAACCACAATCGCTCGTTCAATCGGTGAAGAGTGGACTTCGCAGAAAGTATCCCCTCGTCTTAAGGAACTTGTTAAGTCTGGCAAGGCGGTAGCCTATAAGGACAACAAGGAAAAGACACCACTCACTTACGAGGAAATGGTAGCTTATAAGGGTGCTAAGGTGTTCGCAAGGGCTTAACCCTTGCACTCCTTCCCTGACACGCCTACTAACAGTGCGTACCAAGTTGGGTTATAAAGATACAGGGGTGGCAACGCCACGCCACCCCTTGAATATGGTTGAATGGAAGCCATAAGGGCAAGGTGGTTCAAATCCACCACAATCACGAGCGTGTTTAACACTATGAGAGTTCACGCAGTCGGCAATAAAAACTCCTTAGTCCTTGGGTTCTCGGGGTAACAACAGTAGAATGGCTTTTTTAGGTGATAAGCAACCTAAGTTTTTGACATGAAAATAAACACTCAATGCTTATGTAGCAAGTCCATAGCGGTATCTCGAGTAATAGGGTGCAAATCCCTAACTTGCTTTCTTTTTCAACGCTTACCACTTGAAAAAAGATGACTTTAGGCCAGTTCGGCGCAGAAACTGATTTTTCATCAAAAAGAAAAGGAAAAAAATAGCGAAAGCAGTGAAATGGTATTGGGTAAGCAATAAGAGGTTCGATTCCTCTACACTGCTATCAACTGTCAAACCATTGTATAATCCTCCGTTGTCCCCTCTGTCGCTCGGCAGAGGGGTTGTTGTTTTGTCGGCTCGGTGCCTTGCGCGTTCCGCGCACCGAGCCGAAAATTCTATTATATCACATCCTCAGAAAAATGTCAAGCACTTTTTGCTGGCATCTTGCACAAATTTTATCCCGATATTTTGTGCAATTTTTCTACCTATTTCCGCTTGACATTTTAACTCTTTTTTGGTATAATCTACTTGTAAGGTTAAGGAAGAACCTAAACAAAAACTTCCAAAAAAAATAAAAAAAGTACTTGACAAACAAGCAACAATGTGCTATAATAAAGGTACAAAAACAAAAGAAAAGAGGTAAAAACAATGGCAGACATTATACTAAAAGAAATTGAAAATGGTGTATCAATTACTGCACCAAATGGACATGAGTATATATATACTGTATATCCGTGGCGAGTAGATAAAATTGATGTAAATGATTTAAGTGTAACTTCATTCTACAATCATCGTTATAATGATATCACTTTTAATAGGAAATGTGGCACTATAAAACGCACTCATGTAAATATGGCAATGTTAAATATTGCTAAATTATTAGCAGATGTTAATAAACTTATATATAATAATGAAATGGATGAAGAGCTTCAAAAGAAAATCATATTGGCTATGGAATTAGCATATAAAAATAAAATTGCCAATTTTGGTGCTAATTCCGAACTTTCATATACGGAGAAAATTCTGTTAGAAAACTTAAAAGATGTTTCTACCAAAAATATTTCACAGGCGATTACTAAGAAAAAATATAATGATTTAGGTCAATTTCTACAAGAGGCTATTACATTATCATTAAAAGATAAATTCCCACCAACATTATTGAAACGCTTAGTATCATCAGGTAGTGAAATCTCTGAACTTTTGAGTCCAAAACAATTTGATATGCTTACTAAATATAAAAATGAAATTGAATATATGCTTGTGGAACAGGATAAAAAAGTACAAGAAATACAAAATACTATTAATAATATTATTAATAATATCCCTAATTATATTAAAGATTGGTTAGAATATGAACCACGAAACACATTTAAAATTAAAGATAGTTGTTGTAGAACCAGTAAAGATATATGTTTAACAACTATAATCAACATATTGGGAAATATTGAAAAGTCTTGTGCCGACATGGAAATACCTACTACTGATTATGTTAAGAATAAAAGTTATAGTGATTTTCTTATAAGTGCAGATAAATTAGCAAAAGTATATAAAGATTATAGAGAAAGACACAAATTTGAACTTTTTACAAAGCGTCAAGAGAGGCTTCCTGAATATAGTAAAATTATTGACGAACATAAGATAGAGTTGGTAATACCGTATACATATCAAGATTGCCAAAAAATTGGAAGAGATTTCCATAACTGTTTTAGTGATTATGAATGGAGGAATTATCTTGGAACTGGACAGCGTTATGGATGTGCTTTATATATGGACGGACGACCTTATATTTGTTTGGATATTTATACTAATAACAATACAATCAGCCAATGGCTTTATTCACATAACCGTTATGTGCCAAGTAATGATGAAATAGCTAAAATTGCAAAAAAAGATTTGCAAGAACTATTTAATAATATACAATAAAAAAGAAAGAGGTGTTTAATTATGGCAAGAGTTATTGACACAAGAGAAATGAATGAAAATGTACTTGGCGAGGATGTTCCTGTTTACATGGTGGCGGTTGATGCCGAAACCTATGAAGAGGCAAGAGAAAAGGCTATTGAACAGTACAAAACCTATCTCGCAGAAAAGCAGGAACAGATGCGAAACGGAATTAATGACCTTATGCAGATGTTTGAGGGGTTGTACTAAAAGGAGGGCGAAAGCCCTCTTTTATTTTGGTCGCGGCGGTTGCGCCCGCACTTCGTGCAACCGCCGCGAATTTTCCATTATATCACATCCCGGAAGATTTGTCAAGCATTTTTTCAAAAAATTTTGCACAAAAAAATTCCCGATATTTTGTGCAGTTTGCCACTTGCAAAAAGCTCGGTCTTGTGGTACAATATGCTTGTAAGGTTAAGAGAGAACCAAGCAACTCCGCAATAAAAAATAAATAAAAAAAGTACTTGACAAGTACTTAAAATTATGTTATAATATCAATAGAAAAGGCTGATAAAACCTAAAACAAAACCCTGTCAGGTGCGTAAGGAAGTCGAGGACTTATAACAAGGTTGAAAAAATATTTCTGAAAAATTGAAATAGTGCTTGACAAACCTTTTCTTTTATGATATAATATAATTACAAAAACAAAAGAAAGAGGTGCAACAAATGAAACTGCTAATTATTTACATTATACTCAATGTAGTCAATGTGCTTTTACAGACTATCAAGAGTATAGCCACCATAAAAGGTGGAAAACTTGTATCCGCACTAACTAATGCTATTGCATACGGTTTATATACCGTGGTAGTAGTATACATGATGTGCGACCTGCCACTATGGTTAAAAGCTACTATCATAGGCTTATGTAACCTTATTGGAGTATACATAGTCAAGTGGCTTGAAGAAAAAGCAAGGCGAGATAAGTTATGGAAAATTGAAATGACTGTCCGTAATGAGCGAGCCGAAGATTTGGCGGAAATGCTTAAAATGGCACGCATAAGTTTTAACTCTGTAGCAACAAGTGGACTTGATACTGTATTTAATGTATATAGCAAGACACAGAAAGAGAGCCTCGCTATAAAAGAAATGGCTAAAAAGTTTCACGCAAAGTATTTCGTAACAGAAAGCAAGGTGCTTTAATGCACCTTGCATAAGGAGGTAAACATGACAAAGAAAAAGAAAAATCAGCATATAATGTATCGCAGAAAATGGCGCCCCAGAAGTTATAGCGAACAGGCAAGAAATAGTGTAAAAACAAGAATAAGAGGTTGGGAAAAATATGGTATTGAATATAACATAGATTTTTCTGAAATAATGGCAGATGCCTGCAATTCATACAGGTGCGATATGGTTAAACATAGAATAATTAAAGGCTTGCGCAGATATGGCAAGAGAAAAGGTTTGATTTAATGGTGGTATGTTGGAAGAATATTTAAAAAAGAAAGGTTGGATATAATGGACAAGATAATTAAATATAGAGCATATGACGGAACAATCTTTAATAACTATGAAGATTGTGCAGAATATGAACGAGCAACCCCTCGTAAAAAATATAATGTATTGATAACAACAAAAGCTCGGACAGGTACTGTTGTATGGGCATACAGTAAAGAAGAGGCATTGGCTATAGGAAAATCATATGGGGATTCCGTATATCCTGAAGATTGGAATTGGGATGAACCCACAATAGAAGTTGAAGAGGTGAAAGAATGAAAGTAAATGAACTAATTAAACAATTAAAACAATACCCTGAAGATATGGAAGTTCGCATGGCAGATGTAAATTCTTTTTGGCCAACTGCATATGAGATTAACTCAACTTATACAACAGCATTGAAAAGTATGGCAACTAATAAAACATTAAAAAATATTTTATGTTTAAGTCCAAAAAGTAAAAAAGTAGCGGAAATCGTTTGAAATCCGCCACTTTTCTTGTTTGAGCGGGGCATTTTCGCCCGCATTTGGCGAAAATGCCCCGAATTTTCTATTATATCACACTTCAGAATATTTGTCAAGCACTTTTTTTGAAAAAAATGCACAAAAAATATCCTAAAAACCACTATTTTTTTGTGAAAAATGACGAAATCCGCCTCAAAATTAAAAAAATGTTGACTTTTTGCTTGTTTAGAGGTATAATTTAATCAAGATAAAGGAAACGGAAACACTCCCACAGAAACAAAAAATCTTAAAAAAATTAAAAAAACCCTTGACAAACAAAAGAAAGTATGTTATAATAAGGGTACAAAAACAAAAGAAGAGGTGATGACAACAAAACATGAAAAAGCAGTATTATTTGGTACTTGATACCGAAACAACCACACTAAACTTATCTCATACCGAGCATAATATCAATAAAGGTGATATTGCGCTAAAAAAGCCTATAGTGTATGACATAGGGTGGGTTATAATGGATAGACAGGGGCATATTGTCAAAAAAGTAAACTATATCGTACAAGAAATCTTTTTTGACGAAGAACTATATAATAGTGCATACTATGCAAATAAGCGCCCAAAGTATCTCAAATCCATACGCAAAGGCAAGGTAGAAATCCGTTTATGGAATGATATCATTGTAGAACTATGTGCCGATATGGAAAAGGTGTATAATGTATGTGCATATAATGCCACTTTTGATTTTAAAAAAGCTATCCCTTATACCGAACGCTTTATAAAAGCATACTATAGCGATAAGTTTGAAGAGTGGGAAAAAAGGCAATTTGATAATTTTGTTAGTGGTTATAAGCCTCCTATAATAGACGATACATGGAGACAACCTATCTTCACCCTCCGCCACATAACAGTGCCTATTGTGGATATATGGGCAGTCGCATGTGACAAACTTATCAATAACTCACGATACAAGAAGTTTTGTGTAAAAAATAATTTTTTGGGCGCAAAATATTTCAAGACAAGTGCAGAGGTTGCATACCGATACCTCGCAAAAGAATTGAATTTTATCGAGGCACATACGGCGCTAAATGATGCAGAAATTGAAAGTATAATTTTGGCAAAGGCGTTACGCAAGGGCAAAATAAATCCTATACTTGAGTTTATGCCCTGTCGCAAACTTGGAACTGTTCAAGATTTTTCAAAAAAAACTCTTGACAAATAATAAAAAGTATGTTATAATAAAGTCACAATAAAGAAAGGAAGTGCTTGATATGGCAAAACAGAAAACAAAAGTAGAAAAGTACAATGAAATCCTTGAGTATATTAAGGATAATGAGGAACTCACTAATTTTATCAAAGATGAAATTAGCAACATTAAGAAAGCATATAGCAACCGTAAGCCTACTGCAACACAGAAAGAAAATGAAACACTTATGGTGTATATCACAAGTGAGTTTGAAAGATTAGCAGATAGAGGTTTTATCTCTCAGGCTGATTTTTACAAAGCAACCACAATTTCAGAGATAAAGGAACTCACTCCTCAGAAACTCTCTCCGTTGCTTAATAAGTTGGTTGCAAAAGATGTTCTTATAAAGACAAAAGTTAAGAACACCTCGCAGTATATGCTGAAAACTGAAGAATAGGGTGTGGGTGGCGATAAGCCACCCCACCATATAAAAACAAAAGAAAAGAGGCACACAAAATGAAGTATGAATTACCAAGCGGAACAGCCATCACTCTTGATGATAAGGAAATAGCAAGATTGCAAGAAACCGCAAAAATCAGTTATAACGAAGCCGTCTATATGGCTCTTGATGATTGGGCAATAGACCACGAAGAAAGAGTAAAGAAAATGTCGCCCGAAGATAAGGCGGAACTAATAAGCGAAGAACGCGAGGCGCTTGATAAGAAAGCAAAAGGCTATCGCAGAGAAAATGCAAAGTCTGAAAAAGTGCGAGCTACCCCTACAAAGCCTCGAACAGTACATATCGCAGATGAAAAAGTATTAGTATTCACAACTGTAAAAGAGGCTCTTGAAAAAGCAGGTATAGCCTTTACAGTTGAAAAAGATAACAAGCTGATACACGCAAAAGTAAACGATAAAACCATAAAACTTGATTTTGTGGAACTCGGAAAGTATAAGAAGAAAAAATAGAATATTGACACTTGGGCGCAAGGCGGTTGCGCCCTTGTGTGGACATTCTAATAATTGACCTCTCTTTTGTTTGGCGGTAGCCCCTACTCTCGTGCAGAGTGGGGGCTATTGTTTTGAGCGGGGCGACGACAGGCGCATTCTGCGCCGTCGCCCCGAATTATACCACAAATTTACCCCTATGTCAAATATTTTTTGAATTTTTTTTGAAAAACTTTTTGCCCAAAATCCCGAAATTGTCTACCCAATTCATCCCCGAGCCAGCTCTTGTCTGACATCCATCAACCAAGCCCGCCAAAATCTAACAGGCCCCTCCATAACGCTGGAGTCCCAGAATACTGGGCCCAAAGAACTACCTCATAGCGCTCATAGCAAACAATTGACAAAACAGAACTGAGCGGGCGGCCAGCGCCCGGTGTCCCGTCCTCAGGAAGCCGCTGCCGGTCCCAGAAAAATCTATCTCACATAGCGGCAGCGGCTGCCAGCTTCTGTGTCCCGGAACATAGCGGAAAGATTTTTGGGCAAACAAGAGTAAAGAGTAATTGAGATTTTTGAATACTAAAAAAACCTATTTTATCCACGCGGGCATGCTGCTTAAAGCGTTATAATTATACTATAATTTTTAAAAATTGTCAAACCCATTTTCTTGGCCCGCTTAATTTATTGCCCTTGTTCCCTTGAATTTCACACAGACTTCTTGGTTTAGGTACTTCCCTTTGAAAAATATAAAAATTTTTGGTATAATATATATAGAAAATAAAGAAAGAAAGGAAACCCCTATGAGAGATTTTGATAAAGAAATTAACGAGCTAGAACAGCGCATAGCCCAGGTTAAAGAGGAACAGACCAAAGCCGCCGCAGAAGCAAAAGCAAGAGCTATTATGGAAGATAAGATTGATGCAAAAGCAAGAGCAGCTGCTAAGAAAATAAATGATACAGTAGACGCTCTAACTGGTAAACTACTCAAGTGTCTAGAAGATGTATTACAGGCTGGAGATTATATCTATAGTAAGCAGGAACTTGAGCGTATCCTGCCAAGTGAAAAGTATGTAAAAGGTCTCCTTTCTTCAATTATAACAGACACCTTAATGGATGCGGCAATAGCTAGATCTAAAGGCTGGGGAATTAAGTAGTTAAAGAGCCTCTTATAGGGGCTCTTTTTATTTGCGGCAGCGGCTGAAGGGTTCTTCTCCCCCATTATAATTATATCATAAATTTTTATTGTTGTCAAATTGTATCATAGCGCTAGCTGGCGGTAGAATTAGAGTTAATAATAAGATATAATATTGTGCTGGCTGGGCCTCCACCTCTCAGATAAAAAATACTCTCTCAGACAAAAAAATAGCCTCTCAGATAAAAAATCATTCTTAAATAAAAAATTATTCTCTCAGATAAAAACCCTTCCCTTCTAAAATAAAAAAATAGAGAGTACCATTCTCTCTCTTAAAAAAATTTTTTAAAAAATTTTTCTTCCCACCTCTTCTTACCCTTGTAGAAAAAAGATCTTTTTTTGCTCGCTGCGCTCGCACAAATGGTTGAACGATTGCGAACCTGTGAGCGCAGCGAACGGCGAGCTTTCTTTTCAACTGCGAAGCAGTTGAAAAATATTCATATTAAAATATGGTTTTACGAGCGAAGCGAGTAAAACCATATTTATATTTAAATCCTATAGGTTTTTAATAAAAATTTTACGAGGCCCGCATAGGTTTTTAATAAATTTTTTTGTTACTAAACCCTAAAGATGGCATACCCCATAGATTTCAAATCCACACTCATACTAAGTACCCTCTTCTTTTGTACTATCTCCCCATCTTTTTTCTCTACCCAGCAACAGTAATCTAATAGCCCGTATATCTGTAAAGTATATAAGATAGCCTTGATATGTTTATAATTATCCCCGTAGGTATCCGACATACCCAACATCCGCAGCAACTCAATAGAAGAAAAGATTGTATCTTCACCTTTCTCTTGCGCCATCTTATACTTATTCAACAGATACCCATACACCTTAATAGTAGCACTATTGGTACCATAAGCCAGCTGTTCCATTGTTGGTTTAGGCACATATTGAAAAATATTAAACTGCGTTTGAATCTTATAAACTTTAGTAGCAACGCCCCCTATATCAATAGTAGTTTCAACTATCATTTGATACATTTTTAAATCCTTAAAGCGGGAACGGAAGGTAGAGTAGCTGCATATCTTCACCTTATACTCTTCTTTCACTACCTTTGCATTATATTCTTCTAGATACTTTTTAAATTTATTGAACAATTGCTCTTGCGTATTGCCCTTTTTAGGAATATACCTAATTTTAGTATCTATTAGCTCACCATCATCATTATACCACTTACCATCAATTAATAAACTATTCACCTGAAAAAATCCAAAAATTTGCAAATCAACTCTTTTATTATTTAACACACTTTCAGAACCAATCATTTTATGTGTCTCCTCATCTATCACTTTAGTAACAATTGGTATTGGTATACTACTATAATTTGCCATAATTTTTTCCTCCTATGTTTCTTTACTTATATTGAAAGAACTTATTAGTAATTTTTAGTAAAAAGACCAATTTTGTTAAAATGTGACTATTACTTTTTAATAAAAATTTAAGATGCGGCGGCTGCTTTTTAAATGCTGCCAATAACTTGTGTATTTTTCTAACAAATCATTATATTTTTATTAAACCCCGACTATCACTTTTTAACTAAAATTTTTGTCTTTGCGGCAACCATTATATATATTACCAATAACTTGTTCAAATTTTTAACAAAATACTAATAATTTATTAAACCCCGACTATCACTTTTTAACCAATTTATTAATCGAGGACTATCACTTTTTAACTAATTTGTTTAAAATCAATAAAAAAAGGCGGCGGGATTCACTGCTCTGCCGCCACCTCATAACCTTCTATATCACGCTTCGCATTTTCTTCTACTTCATTTGCTCTTGGACTAGGTTTCCCGTCTTTTAAATATAGTTGGCGGCAACCGCCATTAACCCCAATCCGCACCAACTGCCGCCCGCACAACTTCTCAAAATTATACGGACAAGCTCTTACTTCACACACTACTTCTATCATAGAAACCAATCATCCTTCTCATAATTCTTTACTTCACTTGCATAATTACTAACCATAATTACCGCAATAGTTAACAAACAAATTGCCATTACTATAATCATTAGAAAAACTCATCAACCTCCCAACCACAATCACATCTATCACACTTGACATTATACCAAGTTCCAACTGCACATGGTCCAAAAGTATAATTGAATCCATAATGATGATACTTCTCACTATGTTCATTTACTTTCTTTTGTATTTCATCTGGAAGAACAAACGCTTCCTTAGCTAGCTTGTCGTATTTTTCTCGCAATTCTGCTAATTCTTTGTCTTTATACGCATTATCTCTCAATTTTTCATTTTCTTTTGCGAGGCGGATATTTTGTTCTTCTATATATTCACAATAATCCGTTAGATTCTGTAACGCTTGTTTAGCTGCATTTGAATAAATCACTTTCAATCCTCCCAATCTCTATATATCTGATTCATGTAATCATTAAATTCTGCAGGGGACGCTGTATTAAACATCAAACTCAGACCAGCATCTACCATATATTTAGCTATAGTCTGCTGGCTATATCCAGCAGCAATCAGTATATTTCTAAAAGTATCTGCGGCAGCCGTACAAGCAGTGTCTGTAGCGTCTGAGTAACAAAGTGGAGTATCCTCAGTAAAATCTGCCTCTTTCTGCTGTATTGTTACATTTGTATGATCATCTTTCCAATTCATTGTTAATTCCAACATATTTTATAACCTCTTTTCTTATTTTCTATATATATTATATCAAAAATTTTAAGAAAATGCAAAGCGGCGGACGCTGCTAGCATTCTGCCTCACTACCCGTTCCCGCATTCTTATACTTATTTATTATGCCATTTATCATAGTTAAACAATCTGTATATGCCAACCATTTGCCATAAAGAAAATCGCCTTGTGTAATATCAAGATTATTTACTGTTTGATCAAGAATGCTCTTATATTGGCATAAATCTTTATACAAATTATTTTGTTTTTCTCTTGAAAGTGACATGTCATTTGGTTCTACTATGATAGGACATTTACTTGCCCTGCTTGTATCCTGATGATGATAGCCAATATAACACTTACATTTAATATCGTATTTAAGTACACACTCATCGCAACATTTTGGTATATCAATCCCCTTAATAAAAATACTCATTGTTTTCCCTTTCTGTCCTGTCTGCTTCAATGATTGGCTTTGATAGATGAATGTGTGCAACGGCTCTATCCCAAAATAGAAAATGTCTGTTAGTATCATCAACAGATTTAACCGTCTTTTCCAATTCATCTAATAATCTGTCTTTGTCAATCAAATCTCCATGTCCTTTTGGTAAGGGTTTGCCATTTGCTACAGCATTAAGAATCATTTTACTTGCAATACTCCCATTTTATATCTTTGATAAATCATAATTTTCGGGAATCTTAATTACTAATTCTATATCAGCCATGCTTATTCCTCCTTTATTCTTCTCCTTTATACCTCGCATTCCAATCTTCAACAGCTTTTATCCTTTCATCACAGTATATATTTATTTCACCGACCTCATTTAATTTCATACCAATTTTGTATGTTTTTGGTGTTGAGACACGGCAGTCATGATTATTACAAGCTATTTTAAATTCATATCCAACACCCCGATTGCTTGCATTCGAGACACTACTAATTGTTTTAAAGTACGCTTTAGAGCCGCAGAACGGACAGCTTTTTAAATTATACAAATTGCTCATCTTGCTTCTCCTCCGTTAAATCTTTTCTTGAAATTGTCCTCACCTTTCCATCTCATCATTCCGTGAAGCATTTCTGCCGCCGATGTTCTGCTGATTCCGAACTGCTCTGACAGGAAATCTTTCCATTCTGCGTTGGTAAGCCTTTTCTTGTTTTCTGCTTTCGGTTCTTCCCGTACTTCGATCTCCTCACTTTCTGCCCTATCTGCTTCTATAATTGTTGGTGTATTATCAAGTGCTATCTCAGTGCATCGGATAACTGTATTGTTATCAAAATAATGCTTGCGAATATCGTTTTCATATTCTCTTGCATCAATCAGTCGCCCATGTCCCTTTGGCAATGGTGTGCCATTTGCAATTGCTTCTGCTATGTGTCGATCAGTATATATGCTACTGTAATCTTTTATATGAGCTAAAACATAATCTATCTCTGGTATATCAATTACTATCTGCATCTTCTGCCTCCAAGTTTTGAAAATCTGCAAGTTGTGTGATTATAAAAGCAAAACATGTTTTCTTTATTGGCAGTTGATAGAGATCGTTGACAATTTCTTCTTTAACAGGTTCTAAAACTTTTTCCTTGCAAATTACTTTTTCGTTGTCATCAATTACTGTAATAAATGCTTTCATGTCTATTCACCCCTTTATCTATCATTCTCAAAAATCTTATCAATAGATATCATACAGCCTTCGCTTACTTCTCCGTACAACTTATTCAGAAAGTTTTTCTGAGCATCAGTAAGGTGCAAACGCTTGCCGTCAACACGAAGTCCGATGAGACCGTAAACATCACGGTTTCTCACAACTATCCAGCCGAGCCTTTTGAGGTGTTCTTCCGCATCAAGCCTGCTTTTAACATTCACGCCCATTCCTTCAACTATCTCAGCCGCTTTGCCAAGGTGTCCCCACGCATTACAGGGATGCAATTTACCTTCACGATCTAAATATCCATTCATTTCATGTCCTCACCACGACACAATGCCAAGAAATCGCCCTTTGATTTTTCTTTTATCTCATTTATAATAGACCTAACCCCCATTTCATGTGTCCATACTGGCCTGCCCATAATATCCTCAACATATTTGTGGAATATCTCAAACTTATTACCTGTCAGCATGCATACTCCCGTATATGCCATTACTATTGCTTTTTCTCTATCTGTCATTCTTACTCCTCGCTTTCTGTTTTGCACATTTCACACGGCGGCAATAAAAAAGCATAATTTTTCAATTTATAATCAAATGTTGCATCTAAAATAGTCGGTGCAGACTTGATAAACTTGTCATAAAACATCTTAATATCCTGTGGTAATTCGTAAATACTATTAACACCGTATTCTTTCACGATGTTTTTTACAAGTTCATCCATATCGGACAATCTTCCATGTTCTTTCGGAAGTATCTTACCTCGCCAAATGCTTGCTACAAGTTCTCCGCATTCTATAGTGTTTGGTCGCCGATTATATTCAATTCTTGTTTTCCATTCGTCTGATATATCAATTACTATCTTCATTCTTGACCTTTCATTTATTTAAATCATTAATCAATACACTACTATTATTATCATTTGTACAAACCAATATAGTATTATATGAACTTACTAATATAACTGAGCCATCTTGTAAAATCAACTGTAACTGTTCGCCTTCAGCATAATCTGTCCAACTGCTTATAGAATAAATTTTAGTTTCACCATTTACAGTTACAATAGCAGTATCAAAAGTATACTGAAAATCAAATATCTGTTTATTACATCCGGTCAATACCAACGCTAATATAATTACTAAAGCTAATACAATTTTAATCTTCTTCATAAATCTTCTCCTTTCAATTATTATCATTATTTAACGCCTTTACACTGTAACCGCCATCTTTTTCATAAACATACCAAATATCATTTCTCACAACATAGTTTTTAATTATAAACTTATCAGTTAATTCATTTACGGTTACATTTTTATCAACAATTTTAATCTTATAGCAATGGCTTATATCAAATACTAAAGCCCAACATACAAAACCCATTATTAAACTGCTAACACACAATACAACCCCTAACTCCCCTAACTCAAAGTCCTTTTTAATCATTAATACTATGCTAAATATAAATAAAGCAATACAAATAATAAGTAATATTGTAAATGCTATTATTGCTGCATCATCCTGTCCTATATATATCATATTTTACCTCACCAACTAATTATATATTTATATGAATAACTACCATTTGCTTTACATATAACTGTTCTTGTTATTGTATAACCAAGATTAGCATAATGCGCAAGAATTTCATCATCTAATATAGTATAATCAAGATATGTATGAGGTTTCCCATCAGCAACCGCTTGAAGGATAGCCTGATTAATATTTCTAATGTAACCACCAGTACAAAACATTTCTTCAGTCAATGCATTTGCATACTTTGCGTTAATCATATACAACCTCCACATTCACCATATCGCCAATCAGATGCTTGAAAAGTAAAATAAATATCTACTTTTGTTTCATAATCATTAGTAATATTATTTAACCAATAATCATTTTTTTGAATCCACTCTTCTACATCCAAACCATCAGTATAAGTATCCCATTCTTCACTCCAATGTGAATTAAAATGCCATTTGCTATATTCATTAAAAGTATTCATATGTCCATGCCTTAATTCTTCTGGAATCATATTAGATATATCTTCATCATTTCTATATAATTTCCAAGTGCCAGAGCATAAATTAGGATATTTACCTGTCCATATTGCTTTTATCATTGTTATCATCTCTTTCCCCATTTAATTACATAATTACAACCATCTCTTTGATCCATATGCTGTATTACTACATACCCTCGGTTTTCCAATTCTTTTCTAATAAATTCATCTGCATAACCATCTATTTCTACCCAAAAGTGTCCTTTTCTACAAGCCTGTTTAATAGCCTCCCCAATGTCATTTAACTGTTTTCTTGAATAATTAGATAAATATTCATTACTTAAAAGATATGCTGTACAAGAATCTATTAACATAATTATTTTTTTCCTTTCTTTCTTTTTTTATCTTACAATTATATTATATCAAAAATTTGTATTTTTTCCAAATGCAACTTTATCTCTTGTTATTTGGTTTTCCAAGCCCAAATAAGGAATATAATTAACAACACTATAAGGACAATTCTCATTAAACTCACCTCTTTAATTTTTTTACAATTATATTATATCAAAAATTTCATATTTTTTGAAATGGATGCGGCGACCCAGCTTTCATGCTGCCACTCTAGCTACTGCCCGCATTTGACATTTTAAAAAAATTATGTTATTCGCGCGCACGCACACGCGCGTATTTTAAAAAGGAAATTTTTTGCTTTTCCGCCGCCGCTTGAGAAAAATAAAAAATTTTGATATAATATAATTGTAAAAAATGAAGAAAGGGAAAGATTATGGATGTAAATATATACAAAGCAGAAGTATTCGTAATTACAGAAACGGATAATTATGAATTAGTAACAATATATGTAGCAGCAAAAAGTTTTGCAGATGCAGCATTAGCTATTGCTCAATCTGATTATCATGGACAGCCTATTTTTGCTATTCATTCAATTGTAATGGAGGGGTAATATGACAGAATTAGATATACTTGATGAAGAATATTTCAACAATGAAGAGGAAGAAAATCATTGTAAAAATAAAATGTATGCTAATCAGCAGCTACAAATTAATGAATGCGAGAATAAAACAAGAGAACAAGAAGCTCACTGGATAGATGAATTTGCGTGTGAGCATTTTAATAATGCGGATGATGAAAATGATGAGGTAGAAAAAACGGGTGTTACAATTATGGTGCAGCCTACAATAATGGATACCGCTACAATATATCAACTTTACAAGCAGCCATCAAAACAACAGCGCCCATATGATTACTATTGGATAGATACTACACATGACATTATTATGCCAGAATTATTTGATAACACTTGTACCGCAACTAGATGGCTTATATCAACATGTATAGAGAATGATATTTCTTATACTGTTATTGATATACATGACTAATATTTGAAAGGATAAAATAATGATAACATTACATGATGTAACAAATACTGAACCAACTGTTTTTGGTGATTTAATTTTAGGAGATTATTTTATATGGCCACAGGAAGATGCAATTTGGAGGAAACTTAATAAAACTACAGCGATACAAATAACAAATAATAGCGCTTTCTTAATGACTCGCGTATATGATTATGATGTACAAGTAACTAAAATAGAAATTACTTCAATAGATTATAGGAGAATAAAGTAGCATAATTAATGCTACTTTATTTTTTTAAAAAATTTTGATATAATATAATTGTAAAAAGTTAAGAAAAAGGAAAAATATATAAAATAAATAAAACCTAAAAAACAAGAACAAGAGGTAATAATGATGTCAAAATGTAATTTAACTTACAAAGGAATTGAGTTATTTGTAGCAGATAGCTATGATATTAAAGGATATTTTCCTTATAGCGATATTTATGAAGTAAATAATAAATTATATATAAATATGAAAAGACTTTGCAGTCGTTGCGGAGGTGCTGGTTGGTACATTAGACCTGATTATACTTGCTTTAAATGCTGTGGCAATAAATGGGAAACTAAAAAGATAAGACTTTATACTGAAAATGAGTACCAAACCTATAAAAATCAGCAAGCGGCGGCAGAAGCTCGCAGGCAGCATGAACGCGACGACCGCCACCGAAAGATGAAGGAAGAATTTAAAACTAAACACGGCTTCAATAGTAATGATGAAAGCTATCTGTATTATGGTGAAACTTACAGTATTAAAGATGAATTAAAAGCTAATGGCGCAGTATTTGATTATACACTTGGATGGCATTCTCCGCAGCCGATAGAAGTTCCTGAAGGTACTTTTGTTACACTTGTATCTTTTTATGATATTTATAATTTAGATGAAAATGTTGATATGTACTGTTTGTTACCAGATGCAAAAGATAAGATTGAAAATGCAACAAGAATAGTAGATGAAGAATTCGCTACTTCTGACTATATTGGTATAGTTGGTGAGAAAGTAGAATTAGACATAGAAGTTTCTTCTATTGGTGGATATAGCGGCAAATATGGCAGCGGGCATGTATATATATTAAATAGCAACGGTAATAAACTTGTATGGTTTACCGCTTCTAATCCGCATATGGATGAAGGCAAAGTATATCATATTATAGCAACAGTAAAGAAACATGAAGATTATAAAGGAACAAAACAGACAACAGTAACAAGAGTGAAGGTGATGTAAAATGAATATAGCAAAGGCGCGTGCATATTTTGAAAAATATAAAGAATGTTTTGCCATCTTTGAGGGTGAATTTAGTGAAGATACTATTGAACATTTAATGAATTACTTTGAAGCACCTTATGAATGGTGGCGGTGTGGCGCATCTAAACTTGTCATTTGTATTGACAAAGATGATGACTTTGTATTAAAGATACCTTTTACCCATACATATGATACAAATGTCGGAGATGTTGTTCTAATTCCAGATTATTGTGAAATGGAATGTGATATGTATCAAGAGGCTAAAACTTATAATGTAAGTGAGTTCTTTTGTGAAGAACAGTATATTGGTTCATTTAATAATATTTATGTATATGCGCAAGAAAGAGCTAATCAGACTACTTTTGTTAGTGATTATAGCTCAAAAGAAAATAGTCAAGTAATCAAAGATAACAAGATTAACAATTCATTTAACGATAACTTTGTGGCGGAGTGCATTAGAACTTTCGGCGCCGCAAGCACCGCCGCTTTTACAGATTTCATAGAAACAATTGGTATAAATGATTTGCATTATAATAATTTAGGTTACATATTAAAAGATGATAAGCAGATACCAAAAGTATTTGATTATTCAGGCTGGTATGAAGGAGTATAGATATGAAAGATAGATGTGTCCCTTGTAAACATTATGAATGTGAAAATATGTGTAGATTAGGTAAAGAAGGAACTTTTTGGAAACATTGTCAGGTATGTAAAAGCTATACCCCAGCAAAAGGAAGAAAGCCTTGTCGTGAAGATAGGCGGGGCGAGCTGTTAGAAAGAGCAAGAAAGAAGGATGAACGATATGACAGAGAGTGTTAAACTTTTATATATTCAGAATATTTGTAATAAGATATGTATGATTAGTGGTGCATTAGCTATACTTGGTGCAATAGTTGCAACTATGCTTGGATTGTTTTTATGCGCAGAAATGGATAATGCCGATCAAAAACGCATGAAATCTATTTTTTATATATTTCTATGTATAACTTTATGTAGTATATTATTGTATATATTTATACCTACATTTTAATTTATAATAATTTTTTAATAAGAGGTGATTTTATATGTATAATTATTCCAAAATAAGAGAATTATTACTTAATTACCCATTATCAGAAGTATATTCTATTTGTGCGGATAAAAAGATACGCATTAAATCGGATGGCGATCTTTTAATATTTAACTATGATATAGGTGCAGATTTCTACGATCCCTATGTACAAGAGGCTAGAGGTATAATTATAGATATATCTTCTAATGATTTTCCTGTTGTCTGCTTACCATTTCGCAAATTTGGCAATTATTGGGAAGGGTATGTGGATAAAATAGATTGGTCTACTGCACAAATTCAAGAGAAGATAGATGGTTCAATTATGAAATTGTGGTATACTTCAGGTACTGGTTGGATGATATCTACTAATAGTTGTATTGATGCAAATCAAGCATTGGTAAGTAATTACAATGTTACTTATGCGGAATTGTTTAAATCTGCTGTTAATTTTAATGATATTGATTTTGAATTGCTTAATCGTAATTATACTTATATATTTGAATTGGTTTCACCATATAATAAAATAGTTATTGATTATCCATTGACTAAATTATATCATACTGGTACTCGTAATAATATAACAGGTGAAGAATACACTATTAATATAGGAATTCCGCATCCTAAAGAGTATCAATTAACTAAATATAACTTAAATGATTGTGTAGAACTTGTTAATCAATTGTGCAGCGCAGAAGGTATAAAAGAAGGATTTGTTGTAGTTGATGATCAGTATCATAGAATTAAGGTAAAAACGCCAGAATATCTTATGGCACATCATGTACGCAATAATGGCGCACCTCATAAAGAGTTGCTTGAATTAGTATTTACTAATAATATCTCTGAAGAAATGCAGAAGATGTTTAAAGTGGATATATTATATTATCAGTATAAGATTGCGGAATTACTTGAGGATATTAATAACTTTGTTAATTATGCGGAAGCCATCTATTGCGAGAGCGACCACAATAGAAAAGAATTAGCATTGAGGATAAAGGATGAGCCATATGCCTCTTTTGCTTTTGCAGTTTTATTTCAAGGCGCAACAGTAGAGGAAATCTTTTATAAAAAACCTATGAAGTGGCTTTTAGAGCAAATCCCGCCCCGTCCAACACATATTTAAAATAAAGCCGATTATAAAGTCGGCTTTTATTTTTTGAAAAATTTTGTTATAATATAATTGTAAAAAATGAAAAAGAAAAGAGGTTGTTGCAAATGGAAGAATCACCGAATGATGTATTGCGGAGGCTGATTAAAGAAATTAAGCGGCTGAAAAAGAAATACAAACTACGCATTAGTGATATCGAAGTATTAAAGCTACTTGCAATGAGACACATTGAGTTGCAGTATTGTGAAGAAAAAGATGTAGAAGCATTATCTGATTTGATTGATGATTTTGGAAGGGATTAATTATGATAGACTTAGCGTTTGGACTTTATATGGCGGAGGCCGAGGGTTATGACCTGACAACTGGCGAAAAGAAAAGAAATACTGATGATATTTATATTATGATTGAAAGAGTTGCAGAAGGATTTTTGCGCAATTGTGGTTATATGTTTACAAATGACCCAGGCTGGCATGATATGACAACAGATGAACAGGAAGTATTTGTAAATAATGTTAATTATCTGTATATGATAAAAGACGAATATGATTTGAATTACAGAGATGTAGTTGCTACTTTAATGAACAACTTGCGTTTTGATTAATTAAGCTAGCTTTTTATCATGCAGTTGAAAAACTTAAAAATTTTTGATATAATATATTCAGAAGATAAGGAAAGGTGCTCGCTTAAAGAGTTACAAACATTCTTTACTTTTATAAAAAATTTTAGTATAATATGATTATAAAGAGAAAAAGGAGAACACAAACATGGCAGACGAAAAGAAATTTACTGAAACCGAACTTTACAATGAGATTCTTGGATACGCAGAGGCATCTGATGCAGTTAAGGAACTTTGCAATAAGAAGATCGCGCAGATTGTAGCTAAGAATGAGAAGGAAGCAGCTCGTAGAGCAGAGAAGAGAGCTAATAAAGAGCCTGATGAACTTACAAAAGTAGTACTTAGCCTTATTGGTAATGAACTCATTTCCGCAGCAGAGATTGTAGCTGCTATTGGTGATGATGAAGTTACTGTTGCAAAGGTTGCTGCAAGACTTCGTGAGCCAATTGCAAGTGGTGCAATTGTAAAGGAAATCGTTACAGTTGATAAGAAGAGAGTTACTAAGTATAGAATGGCTTAATAGCTTTCTATAAAAAAGATGTTGGGGATGGCGGCGGTCGCCATCCCCATTGTTACATAAGGAGAAAAAATGAAATACAGAATGTTTTATTCTAATGCTATGCTAGATTTAAAGCATAGGCACATAGATGAATTAGTATTTTCTTCATCTCAAAAGTTAAATGAATTATTAAAGTTCCATGAAGAATATCCAGATATTTTTATTTGGTATATGCCAATTTATAAGCCATATGATAATATGCTAACTACAATAGAAGCGATTCAAGGCGGAATTATGTTAGATTCATGTGTAATCATTACAAAAGAAATCGTTGAAATGTGCCATAATAGAAATATTAAAACAAGCTCTTTAGAGGTTTGTATGTCATATGATAGGTTAGCTTATTTATTATCAATTGGTGTAGATGATATTGGTATTAGTATACCATTGACTTTTGATATGTTAGGTGTAAATAATTTAATTAAACAGGCTAATTATCAGCCTAACATTTACATTATTCCAGATGTAGTACAGCAAGAAGGCAATTGGCAGGGGGCGGAAACTGCAAGAGGTTGGTATCTATTACCAAATGAACAATCTGTTCATACTGCGGAGGCCTTTGGTATTAATACTTTATTTATCAACCAAATGAACAAGAAAATGGGTGTGGTGACAGATATATATAGAGATCATAATTGGGGCATGGAACTCTGGCCTGTTATTCAAGGGCTAGAAAATACAGATATGTCAGAAGCATTAGTGTCACCTATATTTACTGAACGCAGATTTACTTGTAAACAGAGATGTAGAGCTGGCAAAAATCATTGTGATATCTGCTTGCAACAGATAAAAGTACCAGACAAAAATGTAGCAGTTGAAAAAGAATAAAAATTTTGTTATAATATATATAGAAAATATGGAAAGAGGTTAAAAATATGGCGGCAAGAGGTAGTGTAGCAAAAGAGAAATTGACAAAGCAGATTTTGGAAATGTTTTCTGGTTCATTCATGGATGACAAAGTTATCAGAGTGCCTATGGATGATGGCGGTGAAACTGTAGAAATTAAATTGGCATTGACTTGTGCTAAGGATATTCTTGGCGGAGGTGTGGTTAATGAGGCAGCATCACAGACAGAGCCCGCCGCACCAGTATCAGATACACCAACTGAAAGTGAAAAAGCAAGTATTAAGAAACTTTTTGACAATTGGAAACTGTAAGGAGATAATATGATATACGAAGCAGTTGAATGGCAAGATCCAACAGGGTGCTGGCATGTAAAATCAGTTCAAAAATTAGGAACAGCATCAAGTCAATGGTGGTTTCCAGCTCGGATATTAAATATGCCACTTGATGAATTTTTAGTTATGCTAAAAGAACAGTATCATTGGACACCAGACGCTGCTTTCAATGATAGCTTAAATGTAATAGGACATTGGGATAACAAGGAATATGCGTATGCACATAAGTATAAACTGATGATAAACAGAATTGCACGAAATAAAAAAGTAGAAATTTAGGCTTTTGGGCAACTCTTAATAAGTTGCCCTTTTTATTTTTCAATTATATATGTATTATTTATTATTCCTTCAAAAGCATCAATATCAAAGAAAGAATAACAACTAGAAAATAGCTTGGCACACTATTTTCTTTTCAAAAGAAAGGAAAGAGCATGAAAAAGAAATTTATAGTTGGATTTCTGTGTATTATTCTTTTAATTATTATAGTAATAATTGAGAGAAATGCGTTCAATGAGAATGATACTAATGAAGTTCAAGAAATAGTAGAATCAAAACAAGTTGCGGAGGCCGCTACAATAACGCCTTCCGCCACACCAACAATTATAATCATTACATCAACACCAACACCGTAACCTACAGCAGTAGTAATACAAGAGGTTGAACAAGTTGAAGAAATAGAGGAAGATAAATTAATAATTCCTACATTTACTGCAACCCCTTCACCTTCGCCTATGCCAACTGCTACAAAAGTAGTAGTACCAACAAACACCCCTACTGCTGCGGTATTGGCAGCAAATGAAATCACAGTCAATACGGAGGAATTAGGAATTGTTACAGCACCAGCTGTAACTTGGACTGGAAGTAAATTAACTAAAACTAGCGGGGTTAATAAAGGGCCCTCTGGAAAGGAAACATATTATAATTTAGATATGACATTTTGTATTCAGCGGATGCGCAGACGGGGGTATTCAGAAGCTGACTATCCTTACTGGATACGAGATGATGGCTGTAAAATGCTAGGCCCCTATATCATGGTCGCCGCCGCCTTCAATATCAGACCACTTGGAACAATTATAGAGTGTTCACTTGGATGGGGCATTGTTGTAGATACTGGCGGTTTTGCAAAGACGAACCAAACTCAATTAGATATAGCTGTTAATTGGAGATTGTAGAAAGAAGGGATTGAGATGTTAGTCGTTTTATTTGTACTAGTTCTATTAATAGGCTATGGATATAGTTTAGAATTAAATGATGAAGATAATAAAAAGGAATAATAATAAATATTATTGGACAGAAGTGTAAAAACTTCTGTCCATTTTTTTTATATATATTAGCTTAATGAAATAAACTTAAAGGAGGGAAAGTTTATGTATAGTATAAGAGAACAAAGTGGCAAAGTATACACTTATGTAACTGAATTTAGTTGTGATACTGTTGCCGATTTACAAAATCTTCCTCAAAATGCTGCTCCTGGTTCTGTCGCTATTATAATTGCTACTTCACAAGTATATATGAAAAACTCACAAGGCAAGTGGATAGAATTAGAGGGCTAATATGTTTGATGTAGCCACATATGTGTTGTTAAAAAAATATGTCAAAGGACAACGCATTGAAAAGATGGAAGTAGACGAAAATGGTGACATAATCATTACTTTAAAAAATGGAGAAACTATTAATGCCGGTCCATTTCCAGAAACCGAAATATATTGGACTGACATAAAATGAATGAAAGGAGGAGGTAGTATATGGATATAATAACTTATGCTCTTTTAAAAGGCAAAATTAAAAAAGCCTCAGAAGAATTAAGTCAACTTGAACAAGAGGTCGATATACTAAATGGTGATTCTTCTACACCTGGTTCTGTACAATATCAAATTGCGGAAGTTATCGCTGGTGCGCCAGAAGAGTATAATACTTTGCTGGAAATTGCACAATGGTTAAGCGAGCATGAAGATGATTATGCAGCTGTTATTGAAGATATAATTAACCTTAAAGCACAAAAAACTGCATTAAAAAATGCGGATGGTACATATAATTCTGAATTAACTATTGGTGAAGGATTGACAGTTGTTAATAATATATTAAAATTAAATCCTATACAGGTTACTCAAGCAGAATACGATGCATTAACACCAGAAGAGCAGAATAATGGTACAGTTTATTATATAATAGACGCTGGCTCAAGTGGTGATATAGCTGCTGGGACCGCAATTACTATTACTGTTATGCAAGATGGTACTAAACGGATTTCAGTAGAGTTAGCGGATGATGTATCAGATGATGAATTGCCTATTACAAGTAAAGCTGTTAAAGATGCATTGGCGGCTCAACAGTTAACTGCGGGCACTAATATTTCAATTGATAATGGTGTAATTTCTGCTACTGATACTAAATATACTGCTGGTGCTAATATTTCAATTGATGCAAATAATGTAATTTCTGCGGATGCTGCTGCATATACAGCTGGCACAAATATTAGTATTGATAATAATGTAATTTCTGCAACTGATACTACTTATACCGCAGGCTCTAATATTACTATTGATACAAATAATGAAATATCTGCAACTGATACTGTTTATACTGCGGGTAATGGTATTACAATTAATAATAATAATGAAATTATTGTTGATAATCCTATTCCTAGTGCAACAGCCACAGATGCTGGTAAGGTACTGATGGTAAATAGCCAAGGTACTTGGGTAGCTACAGATACTTATTCTGATACAATAATCTTCACTTACGATGAAGATACAGGAGAATTAACTTGCAATAAAACTAATGCACAGTTGTTAGATGCAAATGTACATGATAAGTTTGAATTAGTTGTAACACCTAAGATTGCGGGTGCTACACCAGAAACTATTGAAAATTTATATCAGGTTGTTACTAAAACTGATAGTATTGCTTTTGTATTTGTTGCACCTAATAAAGTATATAGTATTAATGTAGATGCTTCTACAATGGGTGTAAATATTGTAAATACTAAGGTGACTGGTGGAGATAATGTTACTTTAACTTATGATGAAGCTACAGATTCATTACAAATTTCTACAAATGCAAATACAAATAAAGTAGAAATTACTCAAGCTGAATATAATGCTTTACCTACTGCTATTAAGAAAAATGGGTCTGTATATTTTATAACAGATGCTGGCAGTGAAGGCGGTGGTAGCTATTCTGCTGGTACTGGTATTGATATTACTAATAATGTTATTTCTATAGCTCCTGATACAGACTTAAGTTCCATTTCTGAAAATGCAGTTCAAAATAAAGTCGTAGCTGAAGCTTTAGAGGCAATGCAGCCCGCATTAACAGCAGGAACTAATATTACAATTGATAATAATACTATTTCCGCAACTGACACTACTTATAGTGCTGGAACTGGAATTAATATAGATAATAATAATCATATAAATAACTTATTTACTGTTAATAATGATGTTTTAACATATAATGGAATAACAATTAATCCTAAAACTGAAGCTACTGCAGTTACATATGCTACTACAACTAATGTAAGTGATGCATTGAATAATGTAACAAATAATATTAATAATGTTGCTACTGTTGTTAATGGACATACTACACAAATTCAAAACTTACAAGGTTCTTTATCAACAGCCACAACTGCTATTGGTGATTTGACTACCGCTGTATCAGATATAAATGGAAAATTTGGTGATTATTTACCTAAAACAAATCCTATTTATAATGGTACTTTTAGTACAAATACAAGCAATGCATTAGGTAATGGTTCTATTGCTTTAGGATATGATAATAGTGCTCTTGGAGTTGGTAGCATTGCTATTGGTAATTCAACCACATCAGATGGTGAATCAAGTTTTGCTTTAGGTATTGCTGCCTCTGCAGTTGCAAAAGCTGCTTTTGCAGAAGGTAGAGCTACTACAGCATCTGCTCAATATGCTCATGCAGAAGGTTATCAAACTAAAGCTGCCGGAGACGCAGCTCATGCTGAAGGTTTAAATACATATGCGGCTGGTTATTATTCTCATGCAGAAGGGTATGGCTCACAAGCAACTGCTATATATACCCATGCTGAAGGTCAAAATACAAGCGCTTATGGAGATTGTTCCCATACAGAAGGAAATGCTACATATACATCTACTAGTTACGCGCATGCTGAAGGATATAGTAGTTCTGCAATTGGCACTATAGCACATGCTGAAGGCAATAGTACTAAAGCTATTGGAGAAAGCACTCATAGTGAAGGTGAAGCAACAACTGCTTCTGGTGTTCATGCACATGCAGAAGGGTGGTCTACACGCGCTTCTGGCAACCATTCACATTCAGAAGGATGGAATACAACTGCAAGTGGCTTAATATCTCATGCTGAAGGAGTGCAGACTCATGCTGCAGATTATGGCGCTCATGTTGAAGGACATCTTACAACTGCTACTAGATTTGCACATGCTGAAGGTGAAGGTTCATACGCGGCTAGTACAGCTGCACATGCTGAAGGTCTTTATACAACAGCTTCAAATGCATGCAGTCATACAGAAGGTCATGGCACTTATGCTGGTAGCACTGCTGCACATGCTGAAGGATATTTTACAAGAGCAAATGGATTATATTCACATGCAGAAGGTATTAGAACTACAGCTAATGGTGATTATAGTCATGCTGGTGGTTATTATACAATCGCCAGTGAAAATTATCAAACTGCAATAGGTAAATTTAATGCAATTGCAAGTAATGCTTTATTTATTATAGGTAATGGTACTTCAGCAGCAGATAATGAAATCAATCTGTCAAATGCATTTACAGTTGATGTAGATGGTAATGTTGCTATAGCTGGTGATTTAACATTAAATAATGGTACAGCTGCGGTTACAGTTGCTGACAAACTGCTTCCCGCCACAACTATTGCGGATGCTGGTAAGATATTAGCTGTAGATGATAACGGTCAGTGGGGCGCTCAGCCTTTCCATAAGTATTCTACAACTGAACAGGTTGTTGGTGAATGGATTGATGGTAGACCTGTATATGAAATAACATTAACAGTTGCAGCTACTACGCAAGTGTCAGATGTTGCATGGGCCGCAATTCCTTTTATAGAAACAGTACCTTCAGGAATAGATAAATTAATAGATGCTATATATACTGGTTCCGTGCCAAATAAGTCTTCGATAAGATTTTATTTTGATGGTAGTGATATATGTGGAGCTAGTGATCACTCACCCCATGAAAATATTGCAGCTAATGATAATTTAATATTCAGATATATTAAAACGGTATAAAATGGAGGGTGCATAAATGGGTAAAATAATGTTAAATGGAGTTAGTTACGGTGGCGGCAGAGGCGGCACCACTGGTGACTATATGAATAAAGTAGATCCCGAGGGTTCAGGTAGCATGTACCTGAACCTTGAATCTACATCTAGCAAATTAGGCGGTATTCAAAATATTGTATTTGGTGACCATACATTAGGTCTTGATAACAATACAAGTTACAATTTTATACAAGGTTATCATAACAAAGTGCAAACTAATAATAGTTACAACTATGTAGAAGGTCGTGAGAGCACTTTATCTGGTGTTGGAGATACTCATATTGAAGGTGCAAACAATGCTGTATCTGGTAATGGATATTATCATCATATAGAAGGTTATCATAATGTAATAAGCGGGCCTGGTAATACAAACCATGTAGGCGGAACATATGCAGTGCTTTCTGGCGGCGATTTACAAGAAAACTTTTTTCATGGTTCATATACTACTTTATCAGCTGCAAGATTAAGAAATAATAATGTAATAGGTTCTGGTAATAATAATCGTGGCACTAATATGGATAGAACTACTATCATAGGTGATTATAATATTACTACAGCTTCTAATAGTGTAGATGATACTATAATTTTAGGGCATTATAGTACAGCATGTGGAAGTCATAATATGAATATTGGTGATACTAACCAAACTGCAGGAACATATACAGCTGCATTTGGTTCAAACAATTCAATATCAAATTCAACAACAAGTCACTATAAAGATATATTAGTTGGTTCTAATAACTCTATGTATGGTTCTGCTAGTACACAAACATTAGTGTTTGGTTCTAGTAATGTATTATATGCTTCGACAAGTGATAAAAATGCTATTGTAGGTCATAATAATAAACTTAATGGTTATGCGCCACAATATACTTACATATTTGGTGAAGGTAACGAAGCTATTAATGGTTATTATAACTTTATCATTGGTAAACATAATACATTTAATGGCTCTACTGTATCTGACCGTAATATAATTTTAGGTACAGATAATGTAATGACTTGTGGTAGTGAGCGAGCACAAATAGAAGGCTCATTATTAGGCGGCTGCATGAGTACAATATCAGCCTCACCTGCTGGTGCTACTAGAAGTGGTACAATTGAAGGTGCTGTAGTACTTGGTAGATCTTTAAAATTAGAAAGTTCAGCTGATGGCGCTTTACAATATGGTCCTATGCTTGGTGGCTATTGGTCTACTGTTACATTAACCGGTAATCAATATGGTGGTTTATATCAGCTTGCATTTAGTGATGCTGAAATCAAAGGAAATGCAGGCAGCATTATAAATGGATATGGTAATACAATAAAGGTCAATGGTGATGTAGCTGGTAGTATAATTGGAGGAAAAAGTTTAAAAACCACTTGTAGTAGTTTAGATGGTACTTTTATTTATGGTAATTCAAGTACAGTTAAGACTTCTAATAGCTATACATATGGTTCTTGGATTGGTGGCCAGCAGATTAATTATCAATCAACAGTATCTCCTTATGGTGGAATTATACATGGTTTCTTAACTACTGTAGAAAATTCTAATATATATGGTGGTATTATTGTAGGTGAAGGAAACTCATTAACAAGTGCTGATATTGAAGGTGGCTTACTTTCAGGTCGTGCTAATGCATTAACAGGCGAAGTAGAAAGTGTAATTGTTGGTGGTTTCTATAGTACAGTTTCAGATTCTAAATATGCTTTAGTGTCTGGTTATAAAAATAATGTAACATCTGCCTCATATTCAGTAGTTGGTGGTAATAGTCTTATTGCTAATGCTGAAAATCAAACTATTTTTGGCAAATTCAATACTACGCCTACAACTGCTACTGCTTTTGCAATTGGTAACGGTACAACAGATGCAAGAAGTAATGCGCTTACAGTAGATTGGAATGGAAATGTGGCGGCAGCTGGTGACATTACATTCACATACAATGGTCAAACTTATAACTTAGGTGCAGTTCTTTCTGCTGCTAATATAATTTAAAATACGCGGGTGCGGCTTTAATGCTGCGCCCGCAATTCTTTTTTGGTCTATTTTTTATAATTCTATCGTGTAAATTTTTATAAATATTATATGAAGGAGGTGTTTTTATGGACTTAATGGACATTTTAACCAAAGTTGGTATAACTATTGGTAATAATTGGGTTTTTATTATCATTATTACATCACTTATACAATTATCACCTTTAAAAATAGACCCCTGGACTTGGTTTGGTAAATTAATAGCAAAACTTATAGGTATAGATGCTATTAAACAAGATGTTGAAAAGCTTTCGCAAAAAGTAGATGAAAATGAAGCTATTACATCTCGCACTCGCATTCTTCGTTTTGGTGATGAAATGATGAATGATAGAAAACATAGCCAAGAACATTTTAAACAAATATTGAAAGATATAGATAGGTATGAACAATATTGTTCTACGCATAAAGATTTTCCTAATAATACAACTGTTATTACTAGTGAAAGAATTAAGAAGCAATATCAAGAGTGCTTAGAAAAACATACCTTCTTATAAATAGAGAAAAAGGAGAACAAAGATGGCTAGTACAATATTATATCCTCCAGTGATAGAATCAAAAATGCCTACTTTTGTTATAGACCCGGCTAGGAATATAACAAGTACTAGGGTATACTTTTCAATTTCAGATTATAATTCTTTAAATAATTTTGCGAGGATTCCCGCAACACAAGGAATAGTAGTAGCTAAAACAACTTCATATAATATTCCAGTACAAGAAGATATGACTACTTCTACTGTATATGAAGAAAAAGTAGTAAATCCTTATGATACATATAGTACACGAGAAGAAAAATTATATCATTTATGGTTAGATAAACATGAAGAACAAGGGTGGCGCAGATTTTATTGTGCTATGCCTTTATCTGTTTATAAAGAACATCCAAAAGCATTTGAAATGCAATTAACAGGTGCATGCCTGGGTCCAATGTTATCTAACCCTAGTATGACTTATACGGATTTACATATTACAGCACAATGGGAACTAACTACAGATATGGTGCTGATTGTTACGCATGTACCTACTGATACGCAAGCTGTATACCTGCCGCCAGAGTATTATGAGGATGATCCAAGCAAATTTAGCTACTTATGGGATTATCCAATTGAGAGAGGTTATGTTTATCCTGACATCGCACAAATGGAAAAATACTATGAGAGTTTAAACAGTTTAGTTCCAACAACAACAGAAACTACACAAGCAGTTGCTAAAGAAGTTCAATTTAAAATAGACCCTCAAGCGTACCCCGCCATAGATGGTTATGTATACCCTTGGATAATGGTTACATGTAAAGACCAATCAGGAATTAACAAATTTAAACCAATACAATTTGAAAATGATAGTTCTTTAGATAGCGGCATACATTTTTATACTATGCAGCGTGATGAAGAATTATATCAAGCTGGCGAAACAAATTGTTATTTCATAGAAATTCCTGCAAATGATGTATTAAGTATAAAAGAAAATGATACAGAAAATACTTTTAGCATAGATGAATATTATAAAATTCAAATTAGATTTTTAGATAAAAATATAGATTATATAAATGATTTTCCTTATGAATCCACCTATTGGATGGATAATCATATTTATAACTTTAGTGAATGGTCTAGTGTCTGCTTACTTAAACGCATCGCGCAACCTATAGTAACATTAAAAAATAGTATATTAAGTTTGAATCCTTATGGAACACAGATTAATTTTGCGGGCTTGCGGATTCATAAACATTTCTTAACCATTAATGGTACTGTTACTTTTGAACAAGCAACTAATACTGCAATTGAATATTTAGATTCAATGCGATTTGTATTATATGATAAAAATGATGTTACTACCATTTTAGAAGATAGCGGTTGGATTAAGAGCCAATCAAACGGATTAAATGGTGAGAATGATTTTTCATATACATTTAAAAAATTGTATGAGAAAAAGCAACAGTATATATTATATATTTATTATCAAACTAATAATGGCTTTATTGATAACTATATTTCTTTTAGTACAACAGTTAATTCTAGCGCATTTGCAGATAACTTTGCACTTACTGTATTATATCCTTATGCCACAATTGATATGGCAATTGATAATGTATTAAATACTAATATAGAATTAGATACTATTCCTAATCACGAATCTGGTGAAATATTAGTTAGAATTTGGAATACAGACTCTAATTTCAATGGTACAGTTATTGTTCGTAGAACTTCATCTTTAAGTAACTTTGAAGAATGGGATAACATTATGACTTTTAATAATGTTAATGCAGTAAATACTATATATTGGATTGATAGAAGTGCAATAGCTGGAGAATGGTATAGATATGCTATTATATACAGTAATGAATTTAGCTATGTTTATGAAGATATTTATGGAAATCAGCAGACAGCACTTAAATCAGTAGAAACAGATATGATTTATAATAAAGAACCTGTTACTTTATTTTTAGATGATAGCTTTTTAATTGGCGATTATAAACAGTTAAAAATTAAATTTGATCCAACTATTAGCAGTTTCAAGAGAAAAATAACAGAAAGCAGCATTGAAACTTTAGGTAGTAAATATCCATTCTTCAATAGAAATGCAGTTATTGATTATAAAACATTTCCTTTTAGTGGCACTATTGCTACATGGATGGATGATGAAGAAAACTTCGCTCAAAAGCGTGAGATTTTCACGGCAAAGGCTCTGCCGCTGCATATGAACTTTATCACAGAGAATAATTTTGAGGCTCATTATGATTGGATATTAGAGAAAAAATTTAGAGATAAAGTTACTGATTTCTTAATGTCTAATAAGCCAAAACTATTTAAATCATTAACCGAAGGGAATATTTTAGTTAAAGTTCATGATGTATCATTTACACCAAATCAAACTTTAAGTAGAATGATATGGTCTTTCAGTGGTACTTTAACTGAGGTCGGCGAGGCTACTACAAAAAATTTAGTTAAATATAATATCCAAGATGATACTGCTAATTTAACTTTTAATATTACAACAGCTACTTATGATCCTCTATTTGATAATGATGAAGATTTAGAAGTATTACCAAATGGTTTTTATATTATGCAAGATGAGGATATTAAGAAATATACTGCCGCTTTAATTGGTGAAGAAGATATGCGTAAATATCATATTAGATTGACAAGTTCTTCTGCTCACAGCCAAGCTCTCAATAAATTAATTAATCAAATAGATACATGGGGCCCGCTCAAGGAGGATAATTAACTATGAAAAAATATCCATACTTAAATAATAAAACTTTCTTGGCGGAAGTTGATAAGCAACAATTTCGAGAGCACTATGTTAAAATTACAGTATTAGATTGGGAAGAAAATGAAGTAGCTTCAGTACAAAGTTATATTACTACCGGTAATATTAGTATTAATGGCGACTCAACTTTACGCCGTTCTGGTTCTTTAACCGCTGTGTTAGATTCTTCCCAATATGATATTAATGACATTTCTAATTTATTTAGCATAAATAAAAAAATTATTATAGAAAAAGGATTAGCTAATCCTTTTGTAGATACTACTTATAAAAATTATCCTATTTTATGGTTTCCTTATGGATTATTTATTATTACAGGTGTTTCAGTAACAATCCAAACTAATAATAATATTCAATTAAGTTTAACTGTTCAAGATAAAATGTGTTTACTTAATGGTACAATTGGCGGGAAGCTGCCTGCCGCAATGGTACTTGATAGAATGGAAACAATAGATAAAGATGGTAATAAAGTAGATAGACCAGTAATTATTAAACAAATTATTACTGAATTAGTAAATCACTGGGGTAAAGAGCAATTGGGTAACATTATTGTGTCAGATATCCCAGAAAAAATACTGGCTGTTAGGAAATGGAATCAAGTGCAACCATTAATCATACATAAAGCAACTGAAGATGCAAGTGCTTATATTGATACAGAAGTTAAATTTCATACCCTTGTGGCGGAGGACCAAGTAGCCGCCGCCACAGAACTAGAACAAGGTATAGATCCAGGTATAGAAAAATATGATTGGAAACTAACTGAAGAGGCACAAAATTATTATGACATCTTTTTTAAGACAGATGTTATTGGTTATTGCTGGAGTGATTTTATTTACACTGGCTCAAAAGAAGGATTAATAGCTCAACCTGGCGACACTATTACTTCTGTATTAGATAAACTTGTTAGTTATTTAGATAATGTTGAATATTTTTATGATGTGTATGGTAATTTTATTTTTAGACAAAAAACTAATAATTTAAATATAACTGAATCAAATGATTTATCTAACTTAATTAATAATTATGATTTTTCTATAGGCTCATTAGACATTAGCTTAAATGAAAATAATAATATTGCTTATAGTTTTAATGATGATGTTATTTTAACAGCAATTAGTATGAACCCTAATATACAAAATATTAAAAATGACTTTATTGTCTGGGGGCAAAAGACAGAAAGTAAGTTACCAATATGCTATCAAGTATGCATTGATGATATACCAACAATTCCTGTAAATATCACATATGAAGTATTTTATTATACAGATAATGATACAGGATTGAGGAAGGCGGGCATCCCTCGTAAGTATAGTAGCCAAGAAGAAATGGAAAGTATTGCTTATCCAATAGAAGGCGAATTTTATACACCTGGGGATGGTAAAATATATACTTACGATCCAGATACTAAAACTTTTGTTCTTGTGGAATCCGCCACAGAATTAAAAACAATTTCAACTAGCAGTATGAAAGAATGGCAAACATATGTATATTACAGAGATTTAGCTTTTGCACATGACGGACAAGAAACTTCATATTATTACACTAGATTAATCAATGAATGGCCTAAAGTATTTGATTTAGAAGCTAATACCTTTAAAGATTCTTTTTTAAAAGATAATTCAAATTCTGATTTTTATTTAGAATTAATTAGTGGTGCAGCAGTATCTAAATATAATATTAAAAATATCGGTAGAAGAACTTATGTGTATAAAAGTGATAAAATAAATTGCTTATTTGAACCAGCGGATATGCCAGACTATGTATTTATAAATGTAGATGATTACTATAATAAAAATAATATAGTTGCAAATGATAATTATCAACAAGCAATTAATGATATTAAAGCGCAAAATAGTAATTACGCTATATTTGATGTAAATACAAAGTGGCTACAGCAGACAATACAAGATGGGTGGCGGTCAGCCTACACCGCAATAAGAGATTTATTATATCAATACACTAATTATAATGAAACAGTACAATTAACTTCTTTACCTATTTATTATATGGATGCTAATTGTCAAGTTATATTAAAGTTAGATAAATATAATATAAAAGGTACATATTGGGTAAAAAGTGTGTCAATTCCATTTGACTCAAATGGAACTATGAATATAACTACAACAAAATTATTACAGAAATTCTAAGGAGGACAAAGGGGAAAAATGGGATTAACAATTTATAAAGACGCCATTTATGAAAAAACAATAGATGGAACTGCACCAGAAGGTTATTCATGGGAACCTTGGCCCGTTATCCGCGGTGAAGCTGGTGAAGATGTTTATCATACTTGGCTGAAAGAACAAGGATTGGTTGATACAACTGAATGGGAACATTGGGATGAATTTTTAGCAACAATACAGGCTTATGGTGGTATTACTGGTGCATCTCGTATTATTCAAAGTGGTGATGAATATATAGCTTATACACCTAACCAAGTAGGTAGTAGTACAGAGCCGCCTGAAAGAGGTGCTACTTTTAATGGATATAGCACTTTTTCAATGCCAGTTGTTGGTGTTACTCAGCATGTAGTTACAGACAGTGATACTATTTCACCTTTATATTCTAGTTCTGCTGTTGCAGTAGATGGACAAACTATGACCAATATTGAAGTACAAGGTAGTGTTGGTGTACAAGATGCCGGCGTAGTTGTAGGTAACCGTGGCGATAATAATGTTCCAATCTATACTTCGCATTATCCACAATATACATTTAAACATTTATTTAGTACAGCTTTTAGCGCCAATACTGATATTGTCCCTACTCAGCGTACTGATAATGCAAAAATAAAAGATATTTATGGTTCTGCAACGCCTATTAGTGCAATTAGATTAGAACAAAGCGGAAATGTATACTTAGGCGGACAAGCTCAAAATGGTAATAATAGTCTTGGTTGCAATTTAGGTAATACATATTTAGTTACAGGTGCCTCTACTTGGACTAAAAAAGAATATGATATGCAAAATGGTACAGTCAAAGATATACCTCGTAATGGTATTTTTGTAAAAAAGAAAATGGGGGTAAATAAATCTTGGGCTGGTGCATGGGATACTCGTATGTTATTAGATTCAGGTCATTTTGAAACAGTTCGTTTAGACTTTTCTAAACTTAACTGGGTTGCTGGTAAGACTTATACATGGAATTATTCTTTTGCTAATGATTATACTGAAAAACCATCTATTATTTGGAGTATTCATAATTGGCGTAGTAAGAATGGCTTTAAATATTTCCATGATTATTTTATAATTGAATGGTTGCAAGAAACAACTGATGCTGCATCTATTGGCAAACGCGCTCAGTTAATTATATATTGTAAAAAGAAACCTGTTGTAGGTACTGATATTTACTTTGCAAATTTTTATTTGACAGCTATGTTTATAAGAACAGATAATGAAGGCGATTGGTTTCATGAATTACCAGCAGCCATACCAAATAGTATACAATAGGAGTGAAAAGCTATGTACAAAATTCTTATCCGTAGAGGCAACTCTACTAAACCAGTTTATTATTATTATCAAGTATCTGAAACAGATGAACAAGGTGTTGTTTCATTTGTAGATTATGAAACAGATGATATACAGCAATTGACAGATACTGTGGAGGGGCTTCTTGAGTTATTCAAATTGTCAGATATTCAACCTATTAAAGTTTTAGATATTGAAGTATTGCTAAATATTAATGAATAAAAGTGGCGGCGGTCGTTTATGCGGCTGCCGCATTTTCTTTTTTGTATTTTTTAAAAAATTTTGATATAATATAATTGTAAGAAATGAGAAAGAGATAAAAAAGAAAAACATTTCTTAACTGGTGGAGAAAGAGGTCAGAAATGACTAAGAAACAATTAAAGAAAGCAGTTGCAATTTGTAAAGAGAAAGCTCTCGCTCATATAAGTCAAAGATATTATTGGCTTAAGTATGACAGGTTTGAAGTAGATAAGTTTAATGCTATTCATTTATATTTTATTGATAGTGTTACATTTGATTTTCCTACAAGACAGCGCTTATGTCATTATGTATTTTTATATGAAAATGGAGAGTGGCAAATTCATACTGTAGTTTACGGTTAAGGAGAACAAAGATATGAAGAAGTATATGGATATTGAACGACTTAAAGAAGGATACAATGATAAGAACTGGTTCCCGAATGATATTGTAGTAGTTCAGGAAAAAATGGATGGTAGTAATGCTAGCTTTCAGTATGATGAGGCTAGCGGTGAGATTAAGGCATTCAGCCGCCGCCAAGAATTAACCCCTACAAATACTCTTAATGGTTTCTACAATTGGATAAAGACTAAAGAAACAAATGACAAAAACTTTGCAGATATTGTAAAATCTCATGCTAATCTTGTTTTCTTTGGTGAATGGGGTGTTAAGAATAAAGTTCAGTACAAAGATGAATATTACAATAACTTTTACTTTTATGATATTTATGATGTAGCAAATGAAAAGTATCTTGTTCAGGAAGAAGTAAAAGAGTTTGCTAAAATACTTAATCTTGGTTATGTAAACACACTTTATGTAGGTGAGTTTAAGAATTGGGATAATATGCGTCAGTTTATGGGTAAGTCTAATCTTGCTCTTGTTGAAGGTGAAGGTGTTGTAGTTAAGAATCAGACACTACTTAATGCACCAAGAGATGAATACTATCTGAAACTTGTTTGTGATAGCTTTAGTGAAGTAATGAAAGTTAAAATCAAAGAACCTAAAGCGGCAGACCCTAATGAAGCTCTCGCAAAAGCTATTGTAGATAGTATTGTAACTGAAAGACGAATTGAAAAGATGCTTTGCAATCTTCGTGATGATGGCATTATCGCAGAACCTTATGATGCAAAGCAGATGGGTATTATTGCTAAGCATCTGCCTAAAAGAATTTGGGAAGATATTAATAAAGAAGAGCCTGAATCGGTAGCAGAAGGTCTTAAATTATGTAATAATTTTGGTAAATTTTGTTCAAACAAGACAATGGAACTTGCAAGAAAGGTGGTACTCAATGCATAAAGCTAATATTGAAGGGCAGATGTACGAAATTAAGATACTCAATTGGGATGACAAGAGTGAAATAGTTAAAATTCCAACATTGGATTTAATAGAAGATTTTACTGTTTATGTTATAAGTGGTGATGAAATTTTCAGTATTGTTACTAAATATGGCGATTGCTATGGGTATGATGCTGCTGAAGAGCTTAATGATTTAAGAACTGTTAATTTTAATGACGGTTATTATAAGTTAATAGAAGATGGCGTTATAGATAATGAAGCCTTTGCGAACTTTTTAAGCCGTAATAATTCTTATCAGATGTTTGATTTTTTTGAAATTAACAGCGGCATAAAACACTTAATTGAAAAAAGTAAAAATTTTTGATATAATATAATTACAAAATGAAAAGAAAAAGAAACAAAAAGAAAAATAAAAAATAAATTGAAATCATAAAAAAATTATGATATAATATAATTGTAAGGATTGATATTCAAGGTTCGATTCCTTCAACTTCGCCAAATACGGGGAAGTTGCTGCACTGGTGAGCTATTAATCACTTACACGACAAAACAGGGTTTGGTACTTTCTGAGGGCAGAGTCGTTAAACAGGCGGAGAAAGTACCTTCTGCTGGAAGCTTAGCTCAGTTGGTGGTAGCGAGTGACTGTTAATCACTAGGTCGAGGGTTCAAGTCCCCCAGCTTCCGTTAGTATATATAATCTAGAGGTCATACCTCCGACCATTCGCCCAATACTAGAACAGAAGTGCCTGTCTGGGATGGCGCTGTAAGAGCAGATATATATACTACCTATGGCACTATCATAGGAAATAGGTCGCTATAGCCCAATTGGCAGTAGGCAAGGGTCTTAAAAACCCTCCAGTGTGAGTTCGAGTCTCACTAGCGACATTTTATAAGAAAGAAGGTGTAATTATGGCAATCTATACAATAATGGTATCAACTAATTATGAATTAGATGAAAAAACTAAAATGCCATATTTTGGCGATTCAAGAATAGTTGGTTATTATACTGATGAACGAACTGCTACATATGCAGTTGAAGTAAATGCTTGTGACATACAAGAGCATTGTTATAATTACGCAATTATTGAAAGAGTAGGAGAAGGATTGTATAATCCAGCTGGCGCTTCTGAAAGAAAAGTTTATGTTTGGACTAATGATTTTGGCTTTACTCAAATTAAAGATTATGATTGTATGAAACATTTTTGCGGTTTCACAATAGGATAAGGGTAGGTACTCTAGCGGCGAAGAGAGCAAACTGTAAATTTGCCACATCAGAAACACCGGTGGTTCGAGTCCACCTCTACCCACTAAATATATTAAAAATGAGGTACTTTATGAAAGATTATAAATATTTTTATGATAAAGTAAATCAAACATTAAGAATGAAAGTTAAAATTAAAGAAGTAGGGCCTGATATTCAGATTTATTGGACACCAGATCAAGGTTTTGGCGGTATAGTTAAAAGACATACAGAAGATGCAGTAATGATTCTGGATTCTGGTTGTGATGGAAATACTTATACTGATAGAAAAATAGATAAAGAGCAAGAAGTTTGGATAGAAATTCCCACCAAAGAAATACATTATGTATATAGAGGTAGCAAATGAAAGATATTTTATGCGCACTGGCAATTACAATATTAGTAACTATGCTTGGATGTTTAATAATAGCATTAATTTTAACACCAACTTGGAACGCTGTAATGCCATACTTATTTAACTTACCAACTATTACTTATTGGCAAGGTGTATGTTTAATGTTAGTGGTTGATAGTATTGCAACTCCTATTACAAGTACTATACATCAGAATCAAGAGTAGGTACTATTTAGCGGATTCGTATAATAGTAGTACAGGAGCCTTTGAAGCTCTTGGCGGGGGAGCGTAACCCTCATCCGCTGTCTAGCCCTGTTAGTTTAATTGGATAGAATAAAGGATTTCTAATCCTTCGATCCAGGTCCGAGTCCTGGGCGGGGCACACATTCTTGAAAAAAATAAAAAATTTTAGTATAATATAATTGTAAAAAGATATGAGAATACCTAATCTCTTGATGATTCTAGATATACGGCAAGAGAAGAGCAAGCTGATGGCAACAGCATCACGCAGAGGTGAATAAAATCTAACCTTGGGCTGGAAAGTAAGATAGCGTGGCACTTACAACTGTTTAATATGTACGGTTATTGCTGATAAGTCACAAATGCAGGATAATACGAGAGGACTTTGCATAAAAATAGCGAACTCATATTTTTATAGCCATATATTTTAGCCTTGAGTGTTAGTCGGTAAACACTAAGTCGTTACTATCTGTTGTTGTGAGTTCAACTCTCACCTACGGTACTGGCACTGCCGTGGTACGCAAAAGGTAAAGCGGGATTTGTAGCGCATTTGATTAGGTCGCAAGAATATGTAAAAAGGCGCGAAGATAATAAGAATGTGGAACACTAAGGTGAGGAAGCCTCGTAGAAATACCAAAAACTGTGCAATCCACCACCAATGTTCTTGTGACCATTTGGTCCCGTTCGTCTAAATGGCAAGGATACCACCCTTTCACGGTGGCGATGTCAGTTCAATCCTGACACGGGGTATATGAGGCGCTAGCGAGGGCGCCTGATTAAATAATAATTCTGCAAATGTGGGGAAGTTCCCCACTATGGAAGTGTAATTCAGTTGGTAGAATGCTGCATTTGGGATGCAGATGCCGCGGGTCCAAGTCCTGCCACTTCCATCAGCCTAGCATATAAAGCTAGTCTTAATTAAGTGGTTGACACGCCCTTTTAATGTGTTCTTATAGGAATAATACCAATGCTCATCATTATAACTATAAGTTAAAACTAATAAAGAATGTGCGTTTAGGCAAAAATAAAGATTTTTTCTACAGTATGGCGGTATCTGCATACAACCCGCGCCGAGTACATTCTTTATCTGGGTGTATAGCTCAGTAGGTAGAGCACACGACTTGTGAGAATAGTTTAAGTAAAACTTTTTCTATTTCTCTGGGCAAAATAATATATTTTATCTGAATTCATTTTTATATATTATGTAAAAATATTAATCTAAAGGAGATTATTCAAATGTATAAAAATGATAATAGCAGAAATGTAGCTTCATTTATTAAACGAAGAAAAGGTAATTTAATTAAAGTGTTTCATTCTAAATGTTGTCTTTGTGGTTTTGATAAATTTCAAGAAGCATTAGAATTTCATCATGTTAACCCTGATGAAAAAGAATTTGGTGTTTGTGATTCTAATGCCGTTACCAAAGCACTTGAAAAACAATTAAATGAAATGAAAAAATGTATTTTAGTTTGTGCAAATTGCCATAGAGGTATTCATAGTGGTTATTATGAAATACCAAATAATTGGAAAGATTATTATGATGAAGAAATAGCACAACAATTAATTGATGATTTACCAAAAAATCAATTAAATAAAAAAATACAACAATCAAATAATTTTTGTTTAATTTGTGGTAAACCAATTTTATCTAGTATGACATATTGTAGTTTAGAATGTTTACACAAAGCTCAACAAAGGTGTGATAGACCTTCAAGAGAAGAATTAAAACAATTAATTAGAGAACAGCCTTTTACTAAAATTGCAGCTATGTATGGAGTTACTGATAATTCCATTAGGAAATGGTGTGATTCTATGAATTTGCCTAGAAGGAAAACTGAAATACAAAAGTATTCAGATAATGAATGGGAAAAAATTTGAGTTCAAATCTCATTTCTTGCCTTAATCGTGTTGTCGAGGGTTCAAGCCCCTCTACACCCATTGGGATCCTCCGGCGGCATTGGTGAGCACGCGGCCTATTGTTCGGGTAAATAAAAATGAACAACGGTGGTTACGATACAACTTTGGGTGGTTGCAAACACCCTACGCTCCTCTAGTTTAAACGGATAAAACACTGGATTTGTAACCCAGTAATCTCGGATCATACCCGAGTGGGAGCTTACTTATTTTCTATTTGAAAATTATAAAAAATTTTGATATAATAATTATAGAAAGTAAGAGGTGATGAAAAATGAAAAATAAAGATATTAGAAAGCAAATGAGAAAAGTAACAAAAGCAATTAGAGAAGTAAATAATAATATTAAAAACGATAGTTTATTGTTAGGTAGATTTTGCATTGTACCTATTCATATAGACGCTTATAGATATCCTGATGGTTTTGGTGCTATTTGCAGATATTATCTTGTTTTCATTGATAAAGAAACTGATGTACAAGCATTAGCTATTGTAGATAGTTGTCATCATACATTAGATGCGGATTTATATAATTTAATGAACAATTTTATTGTTGATTATATGGCGGTAGCTACAGAGCCGAATCCGCATGATTACACAAAAATAAAACCTGTGGTCAAAAAACATAAACTCACAGATTATAAATTTGATGAATTATTGAGAAAGTAATTTTGATATTATCGTTTTAATCGTTAATATATACACCCTCTTTTTCTATCGCTAATTAAGAGAAGATATACATAGAAAAAGACTTCTTCTGATAAGATCGTGCCATACCTAAATTTATCAGAGAGTAAAAAAGGAAGGTGACGGTGAGGTTTTTGTTTAGAAATGTTCTTTTACCAATAACAAAAATAAAATGAACTTTACTTACGAGGTCGACTTTATCGTAAGGATAGTAAGCTACCACTGTAAAAGGGGCTTTCAACCGAGTGTAGAATTATTTAAAGAACCTGATAGAGAAAATACGCATTTGTTACTGCTAGCGTAGCATAAAATCTCATCTAGCTAAGCAAAGAGAAGTAGACTAGAAGAGTGTGGAAGGCGGAACCACAATAGGGGAGGCTACTAGGTTGAAAATAATGGGCTGCTAGTTTAATCAGGAAAACACCTGCCCTGCAAGCAGGAGTAAACGGAGCATAACCGTTGCTGGTCCACGCAAACAATTGGGTGCTACTTATATGTATTGTGGGAGAGTAGTGTAGGTTCAAGTGAGATATGGGCACCACTTGATTATTGTGCTTAACAAGGAGGTTTGTTATGAGTAGAAGTTACAAACACACGCCTTCTTGTGGTGAAGGCAAAAATAAGTATATGAAGCGATATAGTAATAAGGTTATAAGACAACGATTAAAAGATGAAAATTATATTTTAAAAGGTAATGATTACAAAAAAGTAATTAATCCTTGGAATATTGAAGATTATCGTTGGTACAAAACTTTAAGTATGTATTTAGCGCAACACAAAAATTTTTATTTTTACGACAAAGATGAAGATGATTTATTTGAACAATGGTGTAAATGGTTCTTCAGAAAATAAAAGTTGAAAAAATTAAAAATTTTTGATATAATAATTATAGAAAATGAAAATTGAATAATTTAATTATAATAATTTTACTAACTCGGTGTAAAGACACAATGCTATGTGTTCCGAGATAAAATCTGGTAACGGAAATAAGTTATAACATAAGGATACTTTTGTTATAATAAAAGTTTCTTTTCGTGAGAAAAGCACAATGCCAATTAAAAACTAGTTGGTTTCCCAGATTTTAGTGCTAAAGTTATCGTATAAAAAGGTACAACATTTCTCGTTCCCGCAATAGACGGCTTGATTCAAAAGTCAAGAGAGAATCTTAGTTAGGCGGCGGCTGTGCAACCTCCGCAAACCTAAGAAACGCACACTAAGGGAATAGTTGCAGTTGAATGTGTAGCAATACACTATAAGAGAAAGGTGTTGTTGGTACGAGTAGCCCAAATCTGCAAACTATCGTGGTAGATGGTATTTAATTAGAAATATATTTAACATTCTGAATGGTGGGTGAAAGTTAAGGGTAAGCAATCCCTTGTAGACATGAGGCGGAAACGCTAGTTAAGAAGTTTATAATCGACGGACTATAGGCTCAGACTTAACTATCTACTGACCGAATATTTGTAAAGGTAATAGAGGTAAGACGAAGGTCTAGTACAAGTTATTATAGTTAAATTATTCAATTATATTGCATAAGCACCTCTTTCTTAATTTTATAAGAATGAAAAATTACTTTAATCTTTTTCTTCTTAACTTTTTCTTTTGATTAAAGTTATATATAATTTGTAAAGGTAGGTATAATCCAATGTATACATTAGAGCAAATGAAAGCAAGATTAAACAAAATTGAAAATAGAGGTAAGAAAAGTGCGGGCGTACTGCGTAAATTACGCAGACAAATTAATAAATATATCGCAGGATCTTCTAGTCCGGTCTAGGATACTTGGCTCATAACCAAGAGACAGCAGTTCAAATCTGCTTCCTGCAATGCTGCGGCTCAAGATAATGTTTGTCTTGAGCCTATTTTTTTAAGGAGGGTAATATATGCTAACAATAGATGGTAATAATAATATACGCATTACACGCGGTGATAGTGCATATTTAACTTTAAATATTAAAAAAAGTGATGGAACAGCATATGAAATGACTGCTGCTGACTATTTGGTATTTGCAATCAAAAGAAAGAAATCACCTACAATTATTAAAAGACAAGAAGGTGATGCAGCAAGTAATGTATTACGAATTCCACCTACACTTACACAATTAAATTTAGATGATTATTTATATGATATTCAATTATTTCATAATTTTTATACAGATGAACAAGGTAATCCTATAAATGCGGATGACGCTATTGAAGAAGGCATCGCGCCTTGTGATTGGGATGAGTTTACTATAATTTCTGCTACCTTGACAGTTACAAATGAAGTAGGCAAAAGATTGAATACAACAACTTAGGAGGTGGCTATGGAACAATTAACTGCTAAATTGGTTGAAACTAATCTAGATAGCGTAGCAACTGAAGAAAATACTGTTATTGTTACAGCTAAGGCGGGCCTCGCCGCAGCCATCTCCGCCAAGGGTATTGCTACTGATAAAACAGCTAGTTTTAGTCAAATGAGTAAAAATATAGACCAAATTAAAACAACAGGCGGTGGTTCTCATGCATCACAATATTATACTGCTAATAAAATTGCAAGTCATAATATTATTACTACTACTGTTGAATTAATTTGATAAGGAGAGAATTATGATATTAAATAATTATTGGGAATTGCGAAGAGTGCAACAACTATATAAAATTGAAGCGTCAGAACAATATATAAATACCACTATGAAAGATATAAATAATGGTGATACTGTTACTTTTTGTAATGGAGTTTCTACTTCAAACGGTTCAGTATATTCTTTTATAAGTCAATCTTTTAATTTAACTTCAAATGTAGCAATTCGATTAGGAGATTCAACTGAAGAAGGAAGTGTAACAGATTACACTTTAAAATCACCTATTTCATCTGGTGTCACAGTATCTAATATTAATTGGAATATATCTACACAAAATAGTAGCAAACGCATACTTAGTTTTAATGTTACTGCAAGCACAGATATAAATATTAATGAAGTTGGTATAACTAAAAGTTTTCCTACCACTTATAGTGGAAGTACAATGAAAGAAGTATTACTTGTTCGTGTAATATTAGCCAATACAGTATCACTACAAAGTGGTGAATCTGCTACTATTACCATTGAATGGGATGAGGCATAAATATAAATAAAAAGGAGATATAAACAAATGTTAGGTGATAACCTATTTTCTAATGGTATTTATCCTACAATGCCAACAATGAATCAAGATTTAATTAGAGTTAATGGTATTGAAGGCGCACGCGCATACCCAATCCGCCCTAATTGCCGTATACCTTTATTTGATGCAAATGAAGATATCATGTATATTAAAAGTGCGGACGCTGGTGGTTACGCTACTATTGATGCATATGATTTTTTCCGCAAAAAGCTTGAAAAAATTAATATAGAAAATTCTGAAAGTGATAAAAAGTATATCACCTTAGAAGATTTTAATAATTTAAAAGATATTATTGTAACAAAAAATGATTTTGAAAACTTTAAGGAGGAACTATTAAATGGCAAGTTCTCTATTCAGCAATCAAATGCCGCAGAATCAGACAAATCCACAATGCTCAGCAGGCTTGCAGCTGACGCCCGCGCAAAAACAGCAATTAGACAGTCTAATGACTTTAATTAATAATGGACAATCTCCTAATCAATTAATAAATGCTATGGCGGCAAACAATCCAGAGTTGCAGCAATACATGTCACTGCTGCAAAGTGGAACATATAAAGATGCAGCGCTCGCTATGGCTAGGATGAAAGGTATTACTAATCCAGCTCAAGTAGAGCAAATGATAGCGCAATATTTGAAAACAAGACAATAAAAAATGGGGCTTAACTTCATAATATTTGAAGTTAAGCCCTTTATTTTTGTTTATATTATTTCTCAATATTAGTATCAGACCAAGTAATTGTAACAGTAAAACCAGTATGAGCTGGAACTGTTAAAGTTTCTACAAGATTATTTTCATAAATTAATACATTTTGAGTTCTTGTTCCGCCACCTAAATTATGAGCATCTGACAAACTTTGTGACCATTGTACATTATGTATTAATCCGTAACCGTTAATAGTGATTGCAGTATCGTTGTTATTTATATAAGTTGCAATTACAGTATTTTTTAATATTCCATCTTCCATAATTGCATTATTAGTAATGCTTTGTTTTGCAATATTAGAAATTAAATTAGATAAAGTAATATCAGTATAAGCAGGAGTTATTACATCCTCTGTAAATTGTATATCATCTATTTGATTTAGTCTCGCATAAGATAGCATACTACGCTCAATTGAAAAAGCACAATTAGTATAAATAGTTTGATTTGCACTATAATTAAACACTTTATTAATCACATTAACATTTACATTGTCAATAGTTTTTGCAAGTGTTTCAGTATACCAAGGTGGAGTATTTCCCATAGAAGTTTGTCCTATACTGGTATTTATAAAAAATGCTTTTAATAAATTATAATTACTAACTATCATTCAATCACCTCCGCAGTTACAGTAACAGTAGTATCTACCATTACACTATTACTTGCTGCCTCTGGACCAGTTCTAATTTTATCTATATTTTTAGCCATCTGGTTAAAACTAACTATGCCGCTAGTTGGCACACCTTTGTTACTTATGGCGGCAGCCACTATAGCCTTACCCGCCGCAACACTATCTTCATTTTCGCTATATCCGCCCTTATCAATTACAGCATTTAATATATGCTCATTACTTAAAGTGGCAGATATTTCAGCAACAGTTAAATTAACTTCCATCTGTCACTCTCCTTTAATTATTTCATTTATTATATGCATCTAAAAGCACTTTTACATTTGCATATTTAGTTGCATAACAATCGGTGATGTTGTGATGGATATCTTGCATATATTTAGGAGGTTCAGAAAATGCTTTATTTACTTTAGTATATAATTCATTAGACATCTTATACAACATTGTTGCATGCTCTAATTCCATTTGTGCCATTTCATAAAAACGCTTCCCCCAACTATCATCCATCGCTTTTATTTCCATAGCATTTTTTATATACTCTTGTGCCCCATCTAACTCATCAACAATTTTATCATAAAAATATTGTAAGTCCATATCTACTCCTTATATATTATTATTGCAGCCAGCCCACCGGACAATAAAAATCCAATGAGCCAACCGCAATAATCTTAAAAACTATAATGAAAAATTAATTTAACCAGCTGTTGTAGGGGTACCTGAACCAGGCCAAGCTACAAATCTACCAAGTTGACTAAGAATATACTGACTCTGGTTAGCATTATCAATTGCATTCTGCAGAGTAACATTTTTAGCTTGAGCGTCATCAAGTCTATTCTGCAGCATCTGAGTCTTAATCTCACAGCAGCACTGAGTTAATTTAGCATCAAGTCCCATAAGCTGTTGTGACAATACATTAGTCTGATTAGTAATCTGTAAACCAAGATTATTGAAGCCTTGAATAGCATTAATCAGATTAGTATTATTCTGTGCAACAAGTTCAGATGTCTGAGTATTAATGGTCTGGGCAATATCATAGCGATTGTCAGCAAGAGCTTGCTGAATCTGTCCCAGCTGAATGGAATTAGTCTGAGCATTCTGACTAGCTTGCAATTCTGCGCTGGTTACCACATCAATTGGACCACGATTGCCGCCAAAGCCACCAAATCCGCCGCCAGCAAACATAAAGAATGCAAGAAGCCATACTAAACCGTTGTCACCACCAAAGATACCATCATTGTTGCGACCAGCTAATAAAGCAACATCTGAGTTAGATAAACCATTTTCCATAAGATAGTTTACCTCCTTAAATATATAAGTAGTATAGGTTATTTCTAACCTATCCATATATTTATAAAAAATTCATAAATAAAACTATATTAAAAAGACCAAAAATTTTGTTATGAATCATAAGCTATATTAAATGATTAACTAATCTGTTGTTTTTGTGTAATAAATTACAGCTCTCACTAATGCATTATTAAAATTTTCATGCTGGTTTCTAAATATAACATTTCCACTACCATCAATTTTTACGCCATTAGAATTTGTATATGCTTGAACTGTATAATTAGGTACATAGTATATACTTTCATCTCTAAATACCATTGTTGACATAGGTAAAACTTCTCTGAGATTTGAAATTGAACCCATAGTGTGTTCAGTTACATTAGAACCTGTATATCCTGAGAATGTAAATATTTGTCTATAAATAGGTCTATTGTCTATCCATACACCGACTTCTACTTCAGAAGTTGTAGAAAAATCCATAGAACTTCCACCAGAAGGTGTCATTGCATCCCAATTACCATTTGAATCAACTGTAAGGACTTTACCTTTATCCTCAGCAGTAACAGGAGGCAAATTAGAGCCACCAGAACCGCCACTACTATATTCTATATCATTTAACATTATTTTACCCATAATATTAAACTCCTTTCATTCTCCGTCTGAAATAAAATAAATTATTCCATCATTATCTTTACTTGGCGGTAGCGCATCGTACTCAGCTTGCGTAACTTCTTTCTTGACGCAGCCTACTAACATATCGCCTTCCGCCTTATTCAATATTATCTTTTTATTTGCAAAGTTATTTTGCGGTATCAGTACATATACAGCATCTGCGACAGCGTATGAGCCGGCGCCCGCCGCATACCCATCAAAATATAAATCTTCATACTGTACCACATAAATACCTTTTTCTATATCTTTAACTCTTGTAATCTTACCTACAATTGTTATATCACGAGATTGTTTGGCTAAGGCGGCATCTACAATAGTCTGTATCGCATCAACCAAATTCTGTTGCATAGATAAAACATTATTATCCATATCCTCCTTACACCTCCCAAAACTCCTTTATATAATATAATAAAAAATAAGCCAATCCGCTTTAACAGATTGGCTTAAATTTTTTATTTATTCTTTTCTAATATGGCAATCCGTGCCTCTAAATCTTTTACTTTCTGAACAAGTAGAGGAATTAACTCTGTATAATTCAAACTATAATATGCTTGTTCATTATCCGCTATATCAATTAAGCTATGTGATGAAGTAGGGAAACCTAATGCATTAATTTGTCGTTCTACATCTTGTGCAATAAAGCCATAATGTAACTGATGTTTCTCATCCGCTTTAAGTGTGAATTGCTTTGGTTCTAACACATCAAGGATAGACTTATCAGTAGATGTTAATGATTGTATATTCTCTTTTAATCGTTCATCAGATGTTTGGGTAACTGATACACAGTTGATATTACCGGCAGTAGTTACATACATCGCATTTGAACGCACCTCACCAGTACTCGCTGCACTACTGCCATTACCTACTATAAATAGTGCTGAATCAACTGTGGCATTAAACTTACCTATTGAAGTCTGTGCATCTTTATTAGCGATTGTATAGTACCCACCCGCATGACTATATTTTCCAGTTGCAGTAGTACCATACCCTTCTGCATGTGTAGCCATCCAATCTGCTCTAGTATATGCGCCTTCAGAATGACTGTAGTTACTTAATGCAGATGTCTGATATCCTTCTGCATGCGCAGCTGTACCATTGAAAGTTGCATTACCAGCTAAAGTATAATATCCTTCAGAATGAGAGTGCACTGACTTTGCAGTAGTACCTAAACCTTCTGCATGCGTAGCCAGAGTATCAGCAATAGTATTTATGCCTTCTGAATGTGCAGCTGCACCATTTGCAAAAGTTGTGTCCCCTTCAGCGTGTGAGCTTTGACCCGATGCTGTAGTCATATAACCTTCTGAGTGTGTCCATTCAAGACTTGATAAAGTTCTATAACCTTCAGCATGCGAATGCCTTCCACTGGCTGTAGTATTTCCACCCTCTGCATGAGAAGCATCACTGCTAGCTGAAGTAAAATAACCTTCAGCATGAGCATAATTTCCAATAGCTTTTGTATCATAACCTTCCGCATGTGAAGCGGCGCCACTTGCAGTTGTATTATTACCTTCAACAAAACTATAACTACCTGTCCAAGTTGCACCAGTACTGACAGTTCCTAATATTTTATCTCTTGTAATTCTATCGTCTACAGCAGAAGTGAAACTAGTAATGTCAGCAGTTGTATGTGTATGACTGGATGATGCAAATGCACCAGATGCCATTGTAGATGCTGATCCGAATGCTGTGCCATTCACTTTAGCTGCATTAGTTGCATTATTTACAGTTATCGCAGCAATATCAATTGGAGTGGGTACACCTAAATTTGTAAAGTATACTGCACTAGTACCTCCACCTATTTGAGTGTTATTACTTAATCGTTCAGCGCTATAAGCACTACGAGCATAAGCATGACCGCTACGACCTTTCTTGTCATTGATTCTATTATCGGGAAGCAAGTAGAAATGACTGCTGTCCACTGCTATACCTAACACCATTTGGTCAGAAGCAGTTACAGTTTGAGTAAACGGCGATGCGGATACGCCCCAAGATGCAGATATATCATCAAATACATTGTAACTTGATATATTTAAATATACCATTTTATTTGGTGTTAGTTCAATATCCTGCATTAAGGTGACATCTACAAGCCCCGCATCCACATAAATCATTTCGCCATTGTTGTATCTACAAATGCATGGACTTGTTTTATCCGAAATATATGTTGAACTGGAGGTACTAGGAAAATTCCATTTTCGTATTCCTGCGTTAGTAAACTCAAGAAATGCTAACTTGCCATCGTTTGTATTATCTGCTACAGTCTCTTTATATACTATTGTACCATCTGTAAATTCAGAATGTTCAGCAAGTTTAGCGCTCCAGCTATCATATTCATGTAATTTATCTGTATACTGATAATAATGCTGATCTTCGGCTAGATCCATTCTGTAATCTCTTGTACCTCTACCAATTTCTACATATATCATACCATCAGCAGAAGTAGGTAAAGTTTGTGACCAATAATCATCATTAGCAGTTCCGCCAAGTTTATAACAAACTGCGCCTGTAATACTACTTACTGTACTTTCATTAGCGTTAAATTTTAAGTACACTGGTTTGCTAACAGTTAATGCAGATTTGCTGATATTAAGTGAATATCTTAGATCCGCACCAGCTACTGCCCAATGCAAAGTAGCAGTCGACATATTGTCATTAGCCGCAACAGATGCTGAACCATTATAATAAAATATTTTGCTTATATCAAAATAATCTGTTCTATTAGCGGGTTTAGATGTTGCTGTTCCCTGTGAGGATGTAAATGAAGAATACTTACCATTAGCATCTCTTGCAATTAGTGAATATTGTTTAACACCTACAGTGGGCCCGGCTACTAAGTAAGTGTAGTCACCTCTTAAAGTAGATACTGTATTACTATTAGTATCATAATTGGCATCCGCCCACCATCCTGTATATGTTGTAGAACCGGTGCTAGGTATCTTTACATTTTTTCTGTAAGTTAAGTGAATTGCATTACCTTGTCCGTAATGTGTAGTTAATCTACTTGTACCACTATAGTAACAATCTACTGCACCTGATGAAGTACCATCACCAAACTTAAGATTTAATGTAGCATCACCAGTTGTAGGTAATGGCAACCAATATGTTATCTCTTGTCCGTCTTGTAAGTCATCTGCTGAATTAAAGTAAGGTGACGCATCCCCTGTCCATAATCCAGTAGTGGTTGCAGTAGTTTGTGAACCTTGAATGAATATTCTTCGTTTACCTACATCGGCGGTGCCCGCATAATTAACTTTTATATCTGATGCTTGTTGATAAACACTCTCACCATATTCATCAGTATGCACTATATAATCACCAGCTCCACCAGGAGGTGCTGGAATATTAGCTAGTTTATAATTGTCAGTTTTAGGGTATCTGCTATTGTGTCCCACAGGAATAGGTACTGTTCTTTCATCCACAAATTCTTCTGTTCCCCAATTATCTACGATTTGAGGTGATGTGTAGGGATCTGCGGATTCGGTGGTGGGGGTTGCGAGTTCGCAGACGAGATAGACACCATTCATTGCGGTTTTGAATGTTGCGGCATCTGTATATGTACTATCCATCACATTGATATATGAGTGTTGCGAATACGAATAATGAAGGCTTATATTTTTATCAGAGAGTTCGCCTCTTGGCACTACCACATATTTACTACAAATTGCATTGTATAACTGTGATGATGTTACAGTATTCTTAATCGTAATGCCATTATCGCAAATAAATCTTGCGTCTGTACTATTGTATGTCCATGTCAGCGTTCCCAAATCCACCAAAATATACCTTCTACTCGCTTCCCCACTTGCAGGGTAAATATCCCCATCCGCATAGAGGTTATTATTTGCGTCTAACTTAAACAATCCTCTCCATTCTTTCGTAGAATCAAGCGGATAGGTGTGCTCGGTGTAGGGTTCATACTCACCATCTCTTTCACCATCCCAACGGATGTTGATGCAGATGTCGTGGTTGTAGGTTGCACCCTCTTGCCAAAATCTTATATAATAACAATTTTCAGGAGTTGTTAACACTTTGTTTTGTAAAAAAGTTGATGATGAACCGATGCAGTTTTTATTTAAATCATAATAAATAAGTCTAAATGTTGAAGTAGGGTGTTTGATAAAATATCCAGTATTAGGCAATGCAGGAATATAATTCTTGCTTCTAAATCTTGAACTATGACTTACGTTCGCACCTGTTTCTCCATTTATTGAACCAACTTCCCACTGCTCATCCCACTGATTAAACCCAACCACTTTCTTCGCACTTGTCTTAACAGATTCAATACCGCCTGCGTCATATGCATAGTAGTCTTTTGTAAAGAATCCATAGGATTTAAGCCATGCGATGCCACTGCCTGCTCGGGCTTGTTCTAATGAGTAGATGTAGTCGGCTATGGCGGTGCCGAACATGAGGGTGAGGTCAGTTGTATATACATTTTTAATATCAACCGAAAATACATCCGAACCAAGCCTTCTAAACATTATATTATTTGCAGTGCGTGTAGGACTTGATGGTTCTGCATTTAATACGCCAAGAGCATATATGTCTGTCCAATTGGATGTTGTCGTAACATCAACATGAGGATTTACTATGCTGCCACTGTTTATGGTCATACACATAGTCAACTTCCCTGTATCATTACTCTTAATTGTTGCGTGCAATAGATATACATGATTCTTATATAGTGGAACCATTGAGCTTAATAGTGCGCTTATACTGTCACTTCCAAATGTTACAGTTGCAACATTATTATTTACAGAAAAACTTGTACCGCCTCGTGTTGTCCAATTACTTGTATCACTAAAATCCCCATTCTGCACAAGCTGATTCCACGCAACACTTCCGCCAACAATAGCATCTTCATATACACGATTTCCTGCCTCATTCGGAGCGGTTCTAAATAAATATGGTTCATTATCTTCTATAAATTCGGTGTCATCTAATGTGGCGGCGGAGGTTGCATGCTGCGCTTCATCTGTTGTACCCGCATGCTGTGGGTCGCCCCAATATACAGAATCACCATCACTAACTAACGCTTGTCCTGTTGTACCTGCGCTATGTTCAGTGGCGCCCGCCGCGCTAGATGCAGTTACGCAACCCACATCCGCTGTACTTATATTGGCAGTATCAAAATCATTATTAGTAAGTGGACGATGATTAGAGTAAGGTAATTGATTCCATGTAGAAGTTCCATTACCTATTTTAAATAATCCACCCGTATCCGATTCATAGCCTACTTCGCCCAGCTTTAAAACTGGATTAGAAGTAGACCAGACTGCTGCCGTTTTATAGGCGGACTGTAGCCTAACATCAATTACATTATCTGCCATATCGGCAACTCCTCCTTCTTAATATATTATAAACTCATAATAAAATCTTTAAATGTATGAAGCTCTACAAAAGAACCACCGCCGCTAAAAGATTCCTGTTTAATTCTCATATATTCATCAGGTCTTGCATAAACTCTTTGAATGATTTCTGTTCGAGTTATCTTAAACCTAAAACAAATCTGTTCAACAGCATCTTTAATAATGGGAATATTCTCAGGCAATACTTGTTCACCTATTCTATAATATCCAGCCTCCCAATAGAAGAAAGTATATAAAATAGTAGCAACACATTGTTTAATAAAAAATTCTCTTAATTCTGGATTCTGTCCATTTTGACAATATAATCTATACCCATATAACCAAGGCTCAGTTGCAGAGTAAATATAATCTCTTAAATATACTTCAATATAATAATGCGTTTCTGAAAAATAACTTCTGCTTAAAGAGTTTGGTCTATAAACCCAAGTATAAGCATATTTTCTATTTTCTGTATTAAGGTTTTCAGCGGGAATAGAATATGAAACTCCCTCACTCAATAACGCTGTAGTACACATAGAATTAAAATATAAATCTTCATGGCTTTCAAGATTTTCTTTGAAATCAATATTAAATTTCTTTAACCATGCTCTATTATACCAATTACCATGCAACCAAGTATTACCATCAAAATCCCTACCGTATCCCCATTTAGTACCTTCTTGAACCCATTTCTTATCAATCCACTCGTGGAATATTGTAAATACCATGCGTGTTTCGCCAGTGGTCTTAATATGATTTTCAATCATATCAAAAGCACCATTATCAAATACATCATCATTATCAATAAATGTTACCCATTCACCTGTAGCATGACTTAATCCATCTTTTCTTGTGTTGCCAGGACAATGAATATCTCTGGGTTCAGTCTTAAAATACTTTATATTTAATTGCTCATAAAATGGTTCAACAAGTTCCATGAAACCATCAGTAGAATTATCATCACAAATAATTACTTCTAATTTATCTTTTGACCAATTTTGTGCCACAATAGAATATAATAATTTTTCAATTTCATTCCTACAATTATATGCTGGAATGATAACTGACATAAAAGGTATTTGGGCGGGCGCTTCTTGAGCGGTTGCCGCCCCATCTATTTCCGTAAAGTTACCTTCAAGAATGTTATTTTCTTCCATTATTCCTTTATCTCCTTTTTATCTTATAATTTATATTAAGCAGTTGTAAAATTACCATTAAGTATTAAAGTATTAACACCATTTCTAAGTAAATCAGTGCTTACTGTTGATGCAGAACTTGCTAAAGTTCCATTTCTATATAATTTAATAGCTTCATTATCTGCACTAATAGTATAATTAAAAGCAGAACTTGCAGGTATTGAAACTTTAAAAGCTTTACTTGTTACAGCAGTTGTATGTCCCCATTTATCATATGAAATTTCTGGTACTGAAAATGATACACTTTCTCCCCATGTATCTGCTGTACTTGCAGTATTTGTAACTGTTTTACCAGCTGTAATAGCAGTAGTATGATAAAAAGTAGTTCCACTTAAAGCAATTCTATCACTTGCAGAAGCACTATAAGTAGTATCTTTAACAGCAACAGTAGTAGCAGAAGTTACTCTACCTTTTGCATCAACTGTAATAACTGGTACATTAGCCGAAGCGCCATATGTTCCAGCAGATACACCAGAATCATCTAACGATATTACATTATTAGCATCTACTGAAATAGGAGCTGTTCCGCTAGGCTTCTTTGTAATACCTTCAACAGCAGAAGTTGCAGATACTACTTTATTTAATGTAGCAACTTGAGCAGTTGTCATTACACCGGCTTGACTTGTACTTGCAGCTGCAATAGTTGTTTCAGCTTTTGCTGCGGATGTACCACTTGTTTGTATACCTAACTTAACTGAAGCAGATGCTGGAGTATTTGTAAACTGATCACTTTTTAAATAAGTATGACCATCTTGTGTATTAGACCAAGGTACATATACTGCAAGGTCACCATTTTTATCTGGCTGTATTGCATATACTCTATTAGCTACTGCTGTACTCTGTGCGGCTGTTACAGTTGCAGCGGCACCATTATACTTAACTGTGGTTGCAAGATCTGCACTTACTGTAGATGCGCCTGCAGCAGTTGTAACTGTTATACCAGTGCCCGCAGAAATATCATCAGCTTGTAAGAAATTAGAAGCATCTACACCATTTAATTTAGCAGAATCTCCAGCAGATGTTGCATAATCTGCATTATCTGCACTAGAAGCATTGTTAACTTTAACTGCCTTAACTTGAGCTTCAGTCGGCGCAGTGAATTTGAAATGACCTGCGGATGTTACATGTCCATATTTATCTGCTTGAATGAACGGAACATTTACAGTTCCACCAAGACCTGATTTAGCTGCAGTTGCACCATACTTAGCTGTAGTTGTATTACCAGCTGCATGTTCAATATCAATTGTACCAGACGAAGTAATTGGACTACCAGTTACAGATAATGGACTATCTGTAGCAGTTGAACTTACACCTACAGAAGTAACTGTACCAGAAGGTTCATCACCAGAAGGAATAAGTACCCATTCAGTACCATTACAGATTAATGAATCACCTACTTCAGCGGTAACCCCACCATAAGTACCGTCTGTAATTACTTTATATGTCCAACCTTCATAAGTACTTAATCCAGTTGTGGGAAGTGATGCAGTAGTACCATCAGTACCTACAGAACCTTTAAATATCATTGGCTCTGGCAAATCATCGATTGCTTTCCATACTGCATAATCTGTAGGAACATTTGTACTTGAAGATGCCGGACTTGACCCAATAGATGTTACAATATTAGATTTAGCAGCAGAGCCGAAATTGGCAACTGTAGAAGCTGTTCCGCCTTTAGTTTGCTTTATTGTAACACCATTTGTATTATATGCCGCAGTAGTTACAACACTTACAAAATCCGCAGATGATTCAAACGCCATTGTACCAAGACCATCTACTTTAAGAGTAGAAGTTCCTGTAGATGTTGCGCCAGCACTGCTAACAGTTTTTGTATTAACAGTTACATATGCGTTACCAGCGGCGGTTGAACCTGTAGTGCCACCTGTAAGCCTTGTATCTGCGGCAGCATCAACAATCTTTTTATCAGAAGCTGTTAAAACACCAGCTTTAGATGTTGTAGCAGCTGGAATGGTTAAAACAGCGCTAGATGCATTACTATAAGAGCTGCCGCCTGCACCATTATTAACTTGCAAATAAGTTGTAGCAGAAAAATTAGTGGCATCCGCAGCCGTCGAAGCTGGTGTAGACAATTTATATAAATGGTCTTCGCTATCAAAAGATTGAGTTGGTAATTCAGAATATTTATGAATACCATCACCAATTTTAATTTCTAATATCTTATTATCATCATCAACAGCGTAACATACTTCACCGCCAAGTGGTATTGTAGTAGCGGTAGACCAATAATCTAAAGTATTATACGCGCTGATTAATCTTGTTCTCAAAATATTGTCAGCCATTATACCCCTCCTTAATTATTTGTTGTAAAATTAGCATCAATTGTTTCTATATCATGCCAGTCAGAACCAGCACAGAAATAATGTAACTCATCTTCATTCCAATAGTATACTTGATTTTTTGATTTTATAAAATATACTGCAAATGGATTACCTGTAACAGGTAAATCTATAACCCTATTAACTTGTATCACTTTTGTTTTATTTAAGCAGTCCCAAGTAGCATTAGTATATTTATATATTAAACCTGTTTCTTTAATATAATATATTTTATTTTCTGAAGGGACTATCATATCTCTTTCGCGTTCAAAACTTAAATCTTCTATATTAGAAAATTTTTGTCTACCATATTCATTATCTTCTGCAATATATTCGCTTTTACCTATATTATTGGTTACAAGAATAAATTGTCCATCTACAATTGGTATACTGTCAATTTTATCTAATGTAGTGCGAATCAATTTGACTTTAGTTCTAGATTCCACTTATTTCCCCTCCTTCTTATAAACTTTACTAATTCTTATCAAAATTAAAATAAGGAAGTTATATATCTTTGACCATTTTTATTATATCATAAATTTTTCAAAACATCAACAAAGGTAGCATTAACTTTATTCAATTGAAAATCATAAAAATTTTTGTTATAATATATATGAAAAAGATAAAAAAGGAGAAAAAAGGAATGAATAAAATTGTATCAGAAAAAGAACTTGAAACTCTGTTAAAAAAATCTGCTATGTTTGATAAAATCATGTCCAATCTCTCACCAAGAAATGCAAGAGATGTAGAATTGCTTAAAGAAATCATCAAAATGCGTGATGACACTGAAATTAAAGCAGATTTGTTTTTCTTACTTAAATCTTATCCAAATGCGGATTAATTTGACAAAATTAAATTTTTATGGTAAAATATAATTAAGGTTGAAACAAAAAAGAAATGAGGTGTTTAAATAAATGAAAGATATAAAAATTATAAGTAATAAAATTAAATGTAATTATTGCGGAGATGTAATTGAAAGTGAGTACGCCCATGATTTTAAATATTGTTCTTGTAAAAGAGTTTTTGTAGATGGCGGGCATGAGTATATGAGAAGAGGCTTCCAGAAAAAGGAAGATTATACAGAGTTAAGCGAATATAGAGAAAAAACTTATTTGGAAAAGGAAAAAGAGAGAGAAGAAAATAGACTGCGTGAATTAAAAGAAAGAGAGGATTTTTTCAGAATTGTAAATAAAGTACTGCATGAGGAGAATAAGAATGATTAGACAAAATTTTTCTATATCTGATTTTTATTGCTCTAAATGCGGAAAAAGAGGTATATCTATTCCCCGTAAACATGGACAATCAAGAGAAAAAGGACATATCAAAGATTTATATTGTATATATTGTAATACAGTTACTAAACATATAGAAATATCTAATAGTTATACTTATTATGATTTTATAGAAGATTTTAATAATGGACTAATTCAAGAGGTGGTGAATAATAATGAATAATAATATACTTTATGTTTTATGTGGAATCCCCGGCTGTGGAAAAAGCTATTTTGCTCAAAATTATGTAAATAATCATAAAGATATTTTATGGGTATCAAGAGATGAAATAAGATATAATTTACTTGGTGGAGAAGATAAAGTAACATTACGGAATTATTTTTCAAAAGAAACACAGGTGAAAAGTAACTTTTTTGAAATAATTAATAAATGTCTTGAAAACGGTAAAGATGTTATTGCAGATGCTACTAATTTACATCCCGCCTCCCGCAAAGAATTATTAAATAGAATATATGCTAGCTATGGAAAAGCTGTTGCTGTTGTATTTACAACACCTTATCCAGTATGTAAGGCTAGAAATAGTTCAAGAAAAGGTATTAGAGTAGTGCCAGAAGAACAGCTAAGAAGAATGTGGAATAGATTTCAGTATCCAACTAAAGATGAAGGTTTTTCATCTATTTATGAAGTTAATGAATTAGGTGCAATAAGAAAAATGTTAATGTAAAGGAGTTTCAAATGGATTGGTTTACAGCAGATTTACACCTGTGTCATACTCGTCCTTTTATCTATGAGCCTAGAGGTTTCAATAGCGTAAAAGAAATGAATGACGCAATTGTTAGAAATTTTCAGGAAGTTATTAAGTGGGATGATAAACTTTATATTCTTGGTGATTTAATACTTAATGATAATGATGGCGGGCTTCGGTTACTGAGACAGATACCAGGCGAAAAATATATTATATATGGCAATCATGATACTACTGCTAGAATTGATTTATATAAAACTATGCCTAATGTTACCTGCCTAGGTCTTGCCGCCTATTATAAGCATAATGGTTTTAATTTTTTCTTATCCCATTATCCTACTGCCACTTCTAACTTTGATGATCATAAAACATTAAAGTCAAGAGTACATAATTTAAGTGGACACACTCATTCAAAAGAGTTATGGGATGTAAGAACAAATAGTTATAATGTTGCACTTGATGCACATAATAATTATCCAGTATCAATTGAAGATATTATTTCAGATATAAAAAGGAGATATAAAAATGAAGTATAAGATTAAAGATACTCGTGAATTTGTAGATAAAGATGGTTTAACTAATTATGAAGTTACTATACAGGCGCCTATTGGTATTTTTTCTGGCATTAGTGTTCTTGATAAAGAAGATGAGCCAAATAAATCTAGATTTCTTGGTTATGATATAGCTGAAAAGAAAGCTGTTAGAAAGATGTATAAAAAATATATTGCTAATGCAAAAATTGAATTAAAAGTTTATAGAGATTTAAGCGATAGACGATATGATGATGATTATATATGTAGTCAGATTCAAAAGCTAGCTCAAAAAATTAGAGATGCTGAAAAACAGATACAGTTTATAGAGCTTAGTATATATTCTGCAATAGCTAGCAATATTGTAATAAATAATTTACTTAATAATTTAAAGAAATAAAAAATTGGACAAAACTGTAAAAAGTTAATATCATAACTTTGTAGAATATTAGAATTTCATAGAAAGGAGTTTTTTATGAAAGATAAGTTTTATAAAGGTATTTTAATAGGGGCGGTATCATACCCCCTTTTTAATTTCTTCATATCTACTCTTGACATTGTGAGCACTTGGATTGAAAATAAAGTAAATTTATCTTCTGCTAAGATGATAGTGGCAGCTCAGGATCTTCAAAAGAAAGAAGAAGAAGTAAGTACTCAATGTATTGGCTTTCAATATACACCAGAAGAAGAAGAATGTGAAGAATGTAAAAAGGAGAGAAAAAAATAATGTATTTTTATGATACCTGTAGTTTATTAAACAATTTAGGTTTAATACAAAAAATGAATCAGCGTTTTATTATATCTAGTATTACTATACAAGAGCTGGAAAATATTAAAACTGCTAGTTATAAAGATGATGAAATTAAATATAAAGCACGCCGCGTTGTAGATTGGCTTAAAAATGCTGATTTTATGGTGTGGAGATATTTAAATGGATATGATGATATATTAAAAGAACATCATCTTGAAATTAATAATGATACTAAAATATGTGCGTGCGCATATGTAGCTCACATTAGTTATGATATATTTTTTGTTACTGAAGATATATTATGTCAGCAATTTGCAAAAATATTACAAGTTCCAATTATTAATTTATCAAAAGACAAAGAAAAGTATTATGGTTGGATAGATGCTAATTTATCAGAAGATGAATTAGCATTTTTTTATGCAACACAATTGAATGAGTTTAATGGTACTATTCAAGGCTATCATATGCTACCTAATCAATACTTAATCTTAACGCAGGATAATAAAACAATTGACGAGTATAAATGGACAGGCGATAAACTAATTAAAGTTCCTTATTTTCAACTTAAAACTAATTTATTAGGAACTATTAAGCCTATGGCGGATGATGGCTATCAACGCTGCGCATTAGATTCGCTTTTATGCAACAAACTTACCGTCCTCCGCGGCCATGCAGGTTCTGGAAAAAGTTATCTTGCACTTGGCTATTTATGTTATGCTCTTGAAAAAGGAATTATTGATAAAATAATTATTTTCTGTAATCCAGTTGCAGTAAGAGGCGCTGCTAAACTTGGTTACTATCCAGGCACCCGCGATAGTAAACTATTAGATAGTCAAATAGGTAATTTCTTATCCGCTAAATTTGGTGATAAATTAATTGTAGAAGATTTAATGAATAAAAATCAACTTCTTTTATTACCTATGGCGGATGTGCGTGGTTTTGATACAACTGGAATGAAGGCTGGTATTTATATTACAGAAGCTCAAAATATGACAATAGATATGATGAAACTCGCTTTACAAAGAATTGGTGATGACTGTATTTGTATTTTAGACGGAGATAGTGATACTCAAGTAGATGTACCTATATATAGTGGTATTAATAATGGTCTAGATAGGGTATCAGAAGTATTTCGAGGCCAAGATTTTTATGGCGAGATAGAATTACAATATATTCATCGTTCTAAGATTGCTGAATTAGCAGAACAAATGTAAGGAGGTAAAAATGAAAAAAGTAACAACTTCAAAATTATTAATTGCTTTTTTATTTATTAATTGTACAATCATAGAATTTTTTACTATGTTTGTTACTTTAAAAAGTATTGATGTTGCTATTTCGACTGGCATTGCACCTGATTTTTCCCCTTTATTAAGTTTAATAGGTGCGGTCGTTGGTGAAGTGATAGCATATGCAATTTATTCATTAAAAGCATTAAAAGAAAATACAATGGGCGGAATAGTATATGATACTGCTATGAAGCAGAAAGGAGAAGAAAATGTGGACTATAATAGTTAGTATTATTGCAGCATTAATAGGTGGTGGAATAGGCTGCATTTTTGCGATGCTCGCCGCAAAAATTGGTGATGATAATGTAGAAATCTTGAAAAATTGGTTATGGATGATTATTTACAAAGCTGAAATTAGCTATGGTGAAGATACTGGTGTAGTTAAATTACATGATGTATATAATCAATTTGTAAAAGCATTTCCTAAATTAGCCAAAAAGATTAATTTTGAAATGTTTGAAATATTAGTAGAACAAGTATTACAAGAAGTTGAGGATAATATGAATGTACATCCTAGTATTGCGCAAAAGGAGGAATCATAGTATGAAATATAGTGATATAAATAAACCTTTAGTTTGCATGATGACTCAAAGCACTTGCTATAAGGGTACAAGAAAAATGGATGTTAAAGGTATCTTATGGCATAGTACAGGTGTAAATAATCCTAATGTTAAAAGATATGTTCAGCCAGATGATAATGCAGCTGATAGAGATAAATTAATTAAAATTATTGGTAAAAATCCTTATAACAATGATTGGAATCATATTTATCGTTCAGCTGGATTAAATGCTTGGATTGGTAAGATGGCGGACGGCAGTGTTGCCGCAGTTCAAACCATGCCTTGGGATTATAGACCTTGGGGTTGTGGTTCAGGGTCTAGAGGTTCATGTAACAATGGCTGGATACAGTTTGAAATATGCGAGGATTCTCTTGGGGATAAGAACTACTTTAATGCTGTATATAAGGAAGCCTGTGAGTTGACAGCATATCTTTGTAAAAAGTATAATATCAATCCTCTTGGAAAAACTAAATATGGTACATTAGATGTGCCTACTATTTTATGCCATAAAGATAGTGCTAATTTAAAACTTGGTAGCAATCATGTGGATGTTTATCATTGGTTTAACAAATATGGTAAAACAATGGATGATGTTAGAAAAGATGTAGCTGCTTTATTAAAAGAGCCTACACCCGCACCAGTTGTAAAAAGTAAATATACTGGTGCATATCCTACATTGCCCGCAAGAGGTTATTTCCACTTGAATGATAGGAGTGACGAAGTTAAAAAGCTTCAGAAGTATCTCAATTGGTTTAGTAACTATAAACTTACTGTAGATGGTTGGTATGGTAAGGTTACAAGAAATGCTGTAATTGATTTTCAGTCTAAATGTAAGATTGCGGCAGATGGTTTATTTGGTAAGAAGTCATTAGCGGCAGCTAAAGCATACAGTAAATAATAAAATTTTTTAGAGTGTAAGTATGTAAATATACTTACACTCTATTTTTTTTGCTTTTTTTGAAAAATTATGATATAATAATTATGAAAAATAAAAAAAGGAGAAAAGATATGAGAAAAATATATCATATTTATACTGACGGTTCAGCAGCGCCTAACCCAGGCCCCGGTGGTTTTGGAGTAGTTGTAATTGAAATGTTAGTAAATAAAGATGACATTATTGAAGAAAAAGATATTGTTGCTTCTGTTTCTTGTATCTGTGAGAATACTACTAACAATCAAGAAGAAATAAAAGGTATGATTTGGGCATTAAATTATATTTCTGAATTAAAAGAAAAACAAGATGATGTAGCAGATATTATTATCTTTTGTGATTCTTCTTATGTAGTAAATATGTGTAATGACTGGATATGGAAATGGCAAGCAAATGATTGGCAAAAATCTAGTGGCGAGATAAAAAATCTCAAACTAGTAATGGAGCTTTATGACTGCCTTTCCCGCCTCAGAGGTCATAATTATAGTATAACTTATATTAAAGGACATAATGGTAATCCAGGTAATGAGTATGCAGATGCATTAGCAACAAAAAACGCAAAGAAAATTGAAAAATATTATGACATATTATTAGGAGAAGATTAAATGCAAGAAACTTATACAGTTGTTAAAGATGATTATATCATAATATATTATAAAGTTGATGAATATGGTCAACCATTAATAGATATATCTGATTTAAAAGAAGCATATGATATGATAGAAGAAAATAATCCAAATAAACAAGTATATGCTTTACCAGACACAATAAATATAGAACTAACTAATAAAGAAACTTTATATGAAATAATTGTAAAAATATTAAAACAGCTTAAACCAAATATTTTAATTACAGAGGTGGATGATGGCAAATAAACTTTATGATAAATCAAGTATTGAGCACTTGTCACCACTTGAGTTTACACGACTTAAGCCAGGTGTATATTGTGGTGATACTACTTATAGTACACAGTTACTTGTAGAGATTGTTTCTAATGCGGTAGATGAATATAGATTAGGTAATGGCTCAACCATTACTGTTGATATTAATGACTCTACCATTGTAGTTACCGATAATGGACAGGGCTTTCTTATTAATCAGAAAATGGAAGGTTCTGATATGACAGTACTTGAAGCTGCCTTTAGTGAGCTTAACACTTCTGGCAAATATAGAGAAGATGGTACTTATGAAGGAACTTCACTTGGTAGCTTTGGTATAGGTAGTAAGATAACTACATATCTTTCACATTGGCTAGAAGTATTAACATGTAGAGATGGCAAAACTGAAAATATAGTATTTGAAGAGGGTGTATTTAAGAAGAGAACATTAGGTACTTGTGATAAAGCTACTCATGGTACTAAAGTTGCTTGGACACCTTCAGAAGAATTTTTTACGCATACAGAAGTAGAAATAACAAAAGTAAAGAATCTGTTTCATACAATTACTTGCCTGTGTCCTGGATTAACAATTGAATTAAATAACAATGGCAAAAAAGAAATCTTCTTTTCAAAAAATGGATTGAATGATTTGGCGGATATCGCTATTGGTGATTCTGAAATTATTAAAAACAGACTTGAGATTAAATATGAAAATGGCAAAAATAAAATGGATATGATATTGACTTATACAGATAAATATAGCTCAACTATTGTTCCATATGTTAATACAGGTCTTACAGATAGCGGCCCACACATTACACAGATAAAAACTATTCTTACAAGAGAGTTCAATAAATTCTTTAGAGAAAAGAAATGGCTAAAAGATAAAGATGAAAATTTGACAGGTGATGATATACAAGAAGGCTTATATATAGTATTCAATATAACTACATCTGGTGTATCATATGACGCGCAAGTAAAAAGCAGGGTAACGAAGATAGATATGACACCTTTTAGTCAGGCTTTGGTAGAAAACCTCCAAATATGGCTTAATCAGAATGAAAAAGAAATTAAAGCAATTGCTGATAAATCTATCAATGCGCGTAAGGCTCGTGAGGCTGCTAAGAAAGCTAGAGACGCTGCTAGAGGTCAAGGTAAAAAAACCAAAAAGCAAACTCTATTAAATATGCCTAGCAAATTAGTAGATGCCAATAGCAAAAATAGATTAGAATGTGAGCTACTAATTGTAGAAGGTGATAGTGCTGCATCTGGATTAGTTGAAGCAAGAAATCCAGAAATACATGCTATATTTCCCATTAGAGGTAAAATTATTGCGGCATATAAAAATACAATAGAAAAAATATTTGCTAATCAAGAAGTAAATAATCTTGTAAAAGCATTAGGACTTGAATTAGACACAAAAACAGGTAAATTAATATATGATAAAACAAAATTAAGATATGGTAAAATTTTACTTTGTGCAGATGGTGATCCAGATGGTCAAGCTATTAAAAATCTTCTACTTGAAATGTTTTGGTGGTTGTGTCCGGAACTTATCTTATATGGTCACATATATACAACAATGCCGCCACTTTTTAGAATTACAACAAAGAAAAATGAATATATCTTCTTAAAAGATGGTGCTGCGCTTGATGAATATAAAATGCAGCATCAAGGTGAAAAATATCTGATAAACAGAAATAAAGGGTTAGGTGAACAAGACTCAACTGAATTAATGGACTGTTTAATTAATCCTGAAACAAGAAATGTAATGCAAATAACAGTAAATGATATGGAAAAAGCAAGCTGGCTAATTGAATGTTTAATGGGGCCTTCAGTTCCGCCGCGTCGAGAATATTTACTTAAACATAGTGAGGAGGCTAATAATGATTAATAAATCAACATTTAATACATTTGGTGTATTTGGTTTGCAGAAAATTGATATATGCGAAGAATTGCATCAAAATTTTATTGATTTTGCTTATGAGGCCAATTCACAGCGTGCATTTGCAGATGCGCGTGATGGCTTAAAACCAGGGCAAAGAGCTTGCCTTTGGGAAATGTATAATAAAGGTTATACTAGCAATAAACCTCATGTAAAATCTGCAAAAATTAGCGGCGGTGTTATTGCTAACTGGTGGCCACATGGTGATGCTGCTATATATGAAACATTTGCTAGAATGTCTCAGTCATGGATTAATAACATTCCAGAAGTAGATTGGCACGGAGCAAATGGTTCTCAAATAATAAGTGGAGAACCAGCTGCTAGTAGATACACTGAAGCCCGCCTTTCTAAAGCTGTTGAAGAAGGTTTATTTAATAATATTAAACAAAATACTGTTAATATGATTAAGAACTTTTCAGAAGATGATGAGTGGCCTGAAGTGTTGCCAGCTCTATATCCTAGACTTATGATTAATGGTTGTCAAGGAATAGGTGTCACTATTGCAAATGTATGGCTGCCACATGAGTTAAGTGATTTAGTACCAGTTATTAATAAGTTTTGTGATACATATAACACTACAAAAGAAGTAGATTATACTAATCTTTATCCTTCATTTCCAAGTGGTGGTATTATTATTAATAAAAATGAAGTTAAAAATATATATGAAACAGGAAAAGGTAAAGTTGTATTAAGAGCGAAAACTGAAATTAAAGGTAATAGTATATATATAACTGAATTTCCTTATCAAGTATATATTGAATCTTGGATTGATAGCGTTAAAAAATTAATAGCTAGTGATGATATTGCAATTGAATCTATATATAATAGAAGTAATAAAAAAGGTATTTTAGTTGAAGTTGAATGTAGCGGCAACCCTGAAGGAGTATTGAAAAAACTTTTTAAAGATACTGATTTACAAAAATCATACTCAGCTAATCAATTTGCCCTTGTTGGTAAAACACCTCAATTACTTAATCTTAAAGAATATTTAACTATTTATATTCAACATAATATAAACTGTATTTATAATGAATATAAATTTATAAAAGAAAAAGCAAAAGATAGAAAAGAAGTTGTAGATGGACTTCTTAAAGCGCTAGCAGATATAAATAATATTATAGAGGAAATTAAAAAATCATCTAATTCTATAGTTGCTAAAGAAACCCTGATGAAAGTATGGGATTTTACTGAAAAACAAGCTAAGGCTATTCTTGCTATGAAATTAAGTTCATTAACTAAACTTGATGGTATTGAACTTGAAAAAGAAGCTGCACAACTTGAATCAACAATTAAAATTTGTGATGAAATTTTAACCAATGCTGATAAGCAAATGCAAATATTTATTGATAGATTTAATGCTTTTGCAAAAAAATATGGCAAGCCTCGTAAAACAGAAGTTATACAAGTAGCAGAAGAAAGAGCTGAAAAAGAAGTAGCAGCAGTTGTTCCTGAGGATGTCGTAGTAGTTACAACTAAAAGTGGCCTCATTAAACGCATCCCTAAAACATCATTTAAGACGCAACGCCGCAACGGGAAAGGAACTAAAACTCTTGACGAAGCATTATTATCAGTAGTTAAAACTAGCACTATTGATAATGTACTTATCTTTACCAACTCTGGAAAGATGTATAAGCTACTTGTAGACAATGTTCCTATTGGCACAAATGCAAGTAAAGGAACAAATATTAAGCAGCTTGTTAAAATGAGTATGGATGAAGAAGTAATTGCAGTAACTACAATGAGTTATGAAAATAATTCTGAATATGTAATGTTCTTTACAAAAAATGGTCTTGTGAAGAAAACTGCATTTGATGAATACTCAAAAGTAAAGCGTGGAACAGGTATCGCCGCAATCACACTTAAAGAAGGAGATAGTCTTGTTAATGTAGTTTTTGTGAACTCAAATGATTTAGTGCAAATTATTACTGCAAGAAGTTATAGTATTAAGTTCAATAGTAATGAAGTTAGCGCAACTGGTAGAACTACTCAGGGTGTTAAAGGTATTAAACTAGATAATGATTATGTTATCCAAGGCCTTGTAGTACAAGATAGCAATTTAGCTGTATTTACTACTAATGGATATGGTAAACAAATTAAACCAATTGAATTGACAGCTCAAGCAAGAGGTGGAAAAGGTGTGCAATTATCTAAAACACCTATTGCAGGCGCCGCATATATTAAGGATGCCGATTCAATATTGTTAATAGGTAGCCCAAATAGTATTTGCATATCGACTACTGATATCCCTGTAACATCTAAAATTGCTATGGGAAATATAATGATAAAAGATAGCACTATTACAAAAGTTGTTACACTTTAATTAATGAAGGCGAGGCTGCGCACCCCGCCTTTATTTTTTATGAAATTTTTGATATAATATAATTGTAAAAAATAAAAAAGAAAAAGGTGATAAAAATGGCAAAACTAAATGAAAAGAATGAACGCACGGAAAAAACAATACATTTAATGATAACTGATATTTGTGATAGAAAATGTCCATTATGTTGTAATAATCAATATAATATTAATGATATAGATTTTGTTACAGATGATGAATTAAAAAATGCAGAGCGTATATTTTTAACAGGCGGAGAACCTTTTGCTTATGAAGATCCTTGTAAGTTTGCTAAAGAATTAAAAGATAAGTATCCAAATATAAAAAATATTTATGTATATACTAATGCTCTTGAATTATATGAATATTTACAACGATATGGAAAACTTTATGCAATTAATGGAGTTACAATTTCAATAAAAGAATTAATTGATTATAATGTTTTTGAACAATATCTAGCTTATAATAAAGAAGTAATAAAATTAGAAAGTAATTGGATATATACATTTCCTGGCTTTAATGATATTGAATATCCAAAAAGATTTTTTACAAAACGCAATAGGGAATGGCAAGCTGATTTTGTACCAGACCAGAATAGTATATTTAGGAGATGGAGATAATGGCAAGAATTGACCACACAGGATATTTTATAGCAATAAATAAATTAAATGAATGGACTAAAGCTTATGATGAAGGACATCCTATAGTATCTGATAAAGAGTGGGACGATTTATATTTTAAAATAGCTAAATATGAAGAAATAAATAAAATATGTGCAGATAATTCGCCAACTAAAAAAATTAATTATGAAGTTGTAAATGAATTAAAGAAAGTTAAACATGAATATCAACCTATGCTTTCTCTTGCTAAAACAAAAAGTATAGAAGAAGTATCTGCTTTCCTTGGAAAACATAATTGGGTTGCTATGGCTAAACTTGATGGGTTAAGTTGTAGAATAACCTATGAAGATGGCAAGATTGTTAGAGCAGAAACAAGAGGAAATGGTGAAATAGGCGAAGATATAACTCATAATATAATGACAGTTAGAAATGTGCCTAAAAAGATAGATATAAAAGAAGAATATATTATTGACGGAGAAATTATATGTGATGATGAAACTTTCTCTTGGTTCAAAGATAAGTATCAAAATGCTCGTAATTTCGCTGCTGGTAGTATTAGGTTACTTAATGCAAGAGAATGTGCAAAGAGAGAACTTAGCTTTATAGCTTGGGATGTTATTGCAGGATATACATATAAAAAAGATTTAACATTGGTAAATAAATTATATGAAGCAGAAGATTTAGGTTTTACAATAGCACCTATACAGCATAATCTTGAAAATAATACAGAGCAAATTGAGTACGCAATTTCACGCATACAAAAAGATGCTACTGGTTATCCAATTGATGGTATTGTATTTAAGTGGGATGATTGCCAAGAATACAGTAATGCTGGCAGAACTGAACATCACTTTAATGGCGGGCTTGCTTATAAGTTTTATGATGAATTATATGATACAAGATTGAAATATATAAAATGGACTATGGGTAGAACAGGAGTATTAACACCTGTTGCTGTATTTGACCCTATTGAAATTGATGGCACAATAGTAGAAAGAGCAAGTTTACATAATGTTAGTATAATGAAAGAATTACTTGGAGATTGTGCTTATGTAGGAGAACCGTTAAAAATCTATAAAGCTAATCAAATAATACCTCAAATTGCAGAAGCGGGCCCGCATTATGATTATAGCTATATTATTTCTCATGGAGGAGCGACTGCAAATGATAAACCAGAAAGATGTCCTATATGTGAAGGAAATGTAAATTATAAAGAAAACAATGGAACAATAAATCTATATTGTAGTAACCCAAATTGTGAAGGTAAACTTGTAAATGTAATAGACCATTATTTTGGTAAAAAAGGACTTGATGTAAAAGGTATCTCAAAAGCAACAATTGAAAAGTTAATTGATTGGGGATGGGTAAATAGCATTTCTGATATGTATACATTAAGACAGTATGAGCAGAAATGGATTAATACTGCGGGCTTCGGTCAGGCCTCAGTAAGCAAGATATTGCAAGCAATAGATGATAGCTGTAAAAATGTTCAGCTTGATAAGTTTATATCAGCTCTAGGTATTCCTTTGATTGGACAGACCGCCGCGAAGCAACTTGCAAAACATTTTAACACTTGGGATAATTTTATGGCGGCAATAGAGGATGATACATATAAGTGGAACTTAAAAGGCTTTGGTTATGAAATGATTAAGTCTATGTATCGTTTTGATTATGAAGAGGCTAAAAATATAGTTAAAAATTTCTTAACTTTTGAGAAAGCATTAGAAGAAGAAAAAATTGCTACTTCTCTTGAAGGAAAAACTTTTGTTATTACAGGTAAACTTAATCTTGGCTCAAGAGAGAAAGTTAAGGAAATGATTGAGGCGGCAGGCGGTAAAGTGGCCTCCGCGGTATCTTCAAAAACAACTTATCTTATTAATAATGATGTAAACAGCACTTCTGCTAAAAATGTGAAAGCAAAAGAGTCAGGTGTGTCAATCATTAATGAAGAGCAATTGCAAGAATTGTTGAAAAAATAAAAAAATTTTGATATAATATTATTATGAAAGATGAAAGGAAAATTCATAATGAATAAACAACATCAAATTGTTGATAGAGAACTTAATGATATAGCGACTTTGATTTATAAAGCAGAAAAAGAAATTTCTTTGGGCATAAATGTGCAAGAAAACGAAGCTAAAATTGATAAACTAATGTCTGATACCCCATTTGACAAATTATGTGACCTTGCACAATTGGTAGAGGTAAAAATTAGTCGTGACCATCAGATGAATAATTTTGTATAAAAGGTAATAATACCTTTTTAATAAATATTATATAATTTAAAGGAGAAAAGAAAAATTATGGCAACAAAAGGTTTAAGTGACAACGCAAAGCAGATTTTTTATTTTGTAAAGGATGCAGCTGATAAGGGTATTAATATTACCGCAGCAGATATTGCAAACGGTCTTGACATGGGTGTTAGGTCTGTAAACGCAATTATCAACTTCACATTCTCAAAGAATGGTGTTATGACTAGAGAAGAGGCTATTGTTGAGGGCGAAGATGGTAAGAATAAGACTATTAAGTTTGTTAAACTTGTAGATAAAGACTTCGATCCAGAGTATGTTCCCGACGCTGAATAATAACTTCATATAAAACTGCATAAAGGCGGAAAAATTTTCCGCCTTTTATTATGAAGATATTTCTGGCAATTATTATTTGTATTATTGTAATATTATTAATAATATCTAATTTAAAGTTGCAACAAAAATTGCAAAATAAAATTACGATAGATAAAGAGATTATTAGTGAACGGGAACGCTTACAACAAGAAGTTAATAATCTTGCAAAAATAAAAACAAGAAATACAAAAGAAATTGAAAATCAAAATGAACAAATGCAAAAGCTGCATGAACAATTAAGTTCAGCGCTGCAGCAACAAGAAATTGCTTTACAATCAATTGAAGAACAAGAAAGAAGTAAAGCATTTGATATAAAAAATAAATACGCAACTGATATAGATATATATAAAAATGATGCAAAAGTAATGGAACAAGATATTACAGAAACTTTGCAAGATAGTATATCTGAAACAAAAGAACAGTTTAATAAAATAAATGATATAGTTGTGGCGGCAACCGAGTCTTTGCGCCGGCTTCAAGCTGCTGAAGAACAGAAATCATTTTATATGCTACATATTAGCGAGGCTGATAAAGCAGATTTTATTAAGTTGTCTGGTTGGAAAGAGCAGTTAAATGCGCCGCGTATTTTGTCTATGTTATTATGGCAAACATATATACAAAAACCGCTTAAAACATTATCATCCAAAGTATTAGGTGATAAAGTTGTTACTGGTATTTATAAAATTACTTATATACCTACTGGCGAGTGTTATGTGGGGCAAGCGGTCGATGTTAACAAGCGATGGCAGGAACATTGTAAATGCGGCTGCGGAATAGACACTCCCGCATCAAATAAACTATATAATGCTATGCAAAAATATGGAATATGGAATTTTACTTTTGAATTATTAGATAGTTGCAAAAAGGAAGAATTAAATGAGAAAGAAACTACTTATA